GAAAAATGACATCAAGAAAAGCCATGTAAACGATGCCCGTTGTATCAGCAAGCATCCATTTGCTGAACCATGCAGTGTTTGCTATCGCACAAAAGCTATAAGGCATCACAATCGTCAAACCCATAAAGCAAACTTCTCAAAAGGTAGCATTCGCAAAAGAAGCCAAATGCCTTATGTTGTCGAAGGCTATCGTCTTTGGGATAAGGTTCTCTACAAGGGGCAAGAGTGCTTCGTTTCCGGTCGTCGTGCATCAGGAAGCTTTGCTCTCAGAAAGCTTGATGGCACTGTCGTTACAAACAGTATTTCATTCAAAAAGTTGCAGCTATTAGAACCTGCAACAAATTATCTAATAGAAAGGATGTGAATGGGCAATTCCTCCCACGCCTAAAGTCGCGGGTCTCCTTGCCCTGATTTACAATGATTGAATTCAACAAACCTTACGACAAAGCCTACGGATTCTGGCATGTCACCACGGAGGGTGACTGCGAGGGTCGCTCCATCACCGACCTTGGTGTCTTTGAGGGAAATATCGATACCATCGCGTTGGCGCTCGCCGACAGGTGCTACTATTACACCCTTTATTTCACTGCCGTAGACCCCACCGCCTATGACAAGACCCCGAAAAAGGATGAAATCAACATTTCCATTTACGGCGCATCCGGCATGTACGACATGACGAAAGAAGAGCGTTTGGACGCGATGCGGAATATGCTGAAAGACCGTCCCGTTTTTGTGCGGGATGGCGACCGCGCCGATACCTTCATCATCAGCACCAAGCAGGAATCGCGGGAAAAGCGCAGGCAGAAGGTTCTCGATAAACTGACTGCCGAAGAGCGCGAACTGCTCGGCGTTTAACGAGGCTGTGTAAATTATGAAGGACCGCAACCGGGAAATTGCGTTAATGCCGGAATTCGATAGCGAAGAGGCGTTTGACGCTTATTTTGCAGAGAAAACCGCAGCAGTGGCACCGTATCGCGATAGGCAAGGACGGCTCGTTCTGGACGATATCCATGACTTGCCCGAGGTCGTTGAGAAGGTGTTTGCCGGGCATCCGGAATTCACGCATACATTTTTCCATGAGGGCAATTAAACATTTGCATCTTCGTGCGAGTCGGATATAATTGAGATTGTACGATAGATACCATTCTACTAAGGCGCTGACTGCGCTCGTACAATTCACAATTTCGCTTTAAGGCGGACTTCCCGATGTTGGGAGGTCCGCTTTTTTGCGTCAATTTCAAAAAGGAGTGTATTAAAATGACTAACGCAAATGAAATGGCACAGAAAGGCTTCGACACAGGTTTCACCGATGCCAATGACAACGAACTTCATGTGGGTGACTATGTCCGTATCTGCGGTCATATTGGAAAAATCGTTTTTTCCTGTGGCGCATTCGGCATCTTCATTGCAGATGAAGTTCCTTGGGATGCCCTTGAAGAACTGGTTCGGAAAGACAGCGGTAACCGCCCCTCTTTCTTGTACAATGACACCTTCATCAGCTTTTGGGAGATTGTATGGAACTTGAGTGAGGACACGGACGAGCCGTGCTTGCCCTATGTTGAGAGCATCACCGTGACCGGCGGCATTTTCACCGACGAGAACGGCAATAAGGATGTCTTCATGGGCTGCATCAACGGTTGCTCCGCCACATTGACTCAGTGCGAATACACCTGCGGACGCTACTACACCTGTGATACCGTAGCAGTGGCAAACGACCTTCTGCGCGACGACGAGAGGCACGAAAAAGAAAACAACTGACGGTTGGGACGTTTCTCAACGACCGCCAAAAAAGAAAGTGAGGCATTACCATGGCAAAAAGCCGTACTAAAGAAATTGCTCGGGAGAAAACTCCGCAGGAACGCGTAAAGGATAGCTACTCTTACGAGAAAGCCTGTAACGCAGCAAAGAACTCTGGAACACCCACATACCATTTTGCTGTGGGAGACAGGGTGCAGGTTGGACATCTTCCTAACTGTGTTGTCGAAGAAGTGATGGATGATGGCGCAATGTATCTCATCCGCGTCACCACCAAGAACAATGTCGAATATTCCTGTTGGGCTTGGACGAGTGTTCGACCGTTGGATGACGACAAAGACACGCATTTCGCAAAGCGTGATTCTGCACTATCCCGTCTGCATTACTCGAACCGCAGCATGTACTCTCTACTCAGCTTCCATTACCTGTTCGGCGTTGATTTCAACCCCGATTATCAACGCGGTTCTGTTTGGGATGAGGAGGACAGAGAGAAACTGCTGGACAGCATCTTCGCAGGACGCGAAATTGGTCGTTTCGTCTTCAAACAGTTGCCCTTTAATCGCACAAACGACGATGGCAACTACTACGAAATCGTCGATGGCAAGCAGCGTATGTTGACCCTGCTTGCTTTTTACGAGAACCGATTCCCGTACAAAGGCGTATTTTACAACGACCTTTCCGTTCTGGATAAAAACTGGTTCATGGATGCTTCCATTGGTGTTGCTGAACTTGACCAGAATACGACCCGTGCAGAGGTTCTGGAAGTCTTCCTCGCTCTGAACGAAGGCGGTAAGCCTGTCGCAAAGGAAGTCCTCGAGCATGCACGCGAGCTTCTGAAAGGGGAGACGGACAATGGCAAAATGTAACTGTTGTGGGCGCGAAATGCTGACTGCTAACGGCTGCTCGTATAAGCGCGTAGTCGTTAAAGGCGCACACAAGGAAACTTTCAAGCGCATCAAAGTTGGCGACCCCGGCGACTGGTACGAAGAGTTCGTTGGTACTCCGGAAGAGAAAGATATCCGCTGTGGCGATTGTGGAGCCAAAATTGGCTACTACCACCACTACGGCTGCGACATTGAGAAGTGCCCCATTTGTGGAGGGCAGTTCTTGAGTTGCGACTGTTTGGAAAACTTCGATTCTGCTGTGCTGACCATCTAAAGAGAGGTAGTATAAACTATGTTGACTTTTACTGTTGAGGAACTGATTCGTTTTCTCTCAAACTGGACCATGACCTTTTTTGAGGGAGCAAAACGCAGCGGTGACATTGTGTTTTCCCGCTATTACTCGTTTTTCAAACATCCGGTTTTGGTTAGAGAACATCAAGTTGAATCGCTCTATGTTATGGTTCAGAACCGGGATTCGTCGGACAATAAGAAGCCATCCTTTTCACGATTCGCAAAATTGGAATTTGGCGGCTTCATTGTGGATAGCAAAACTATTTACATGGCCTCCAAACCCGTAAAAGCGTTGCTTCAAAGCAGCGATTTCATCGACGATATGGATGTCTTCGAGAAACTGGACAGTATCCGTATTCCGCTGTTCCGAAAGAACATTCCGGCAGACCCCGCAATGTTTCAGGATAAGGATACAGTGGATAAAGCAGTCCGCAATGCTTGCTCCGCCTTTCTTTTTGGAACTCGATGCAATGAGTTCTCCAACCTGATTCGAACTATGTATCCTCTGAACGATGACGATGTGATTCACTATTTGTCATCTCCATCGGATTGGGCTGAAGAGACAAGTTCTGTCATTACGGCAAGCAACGGAACGGCATCCAGAATTTATTACATGGCCCGGCTGATTGCCATTGATAGGATGTCGGAACTATTCCTTACGTTTTATGAGCACGACAGTGCCGACCCTAAGGACATCACCAATGTGTGCAAAAGCATGATGGATGCTGTCGAACCTTATAAAGTCGTCACTCTCGTCATGGACTATATTGACGACAAGAAAATGGGTGAGCATCTCGAAGTGGATTGTCCCAGCCACCTTATTCGCGATGCGGATGTACTGCGCAGGAAAGGAATCTCCGTGACTCGTATCAGCGCCTTCGCAAAGCCGGAAGACACTCAGCGATTTGTTTGCAAGCATCCCAACCTCATCAAACAGGTTGAAAAGGGAACCAATATGTTCGATGTCTTCGTTTTTCCAATCGATTGTATCACGCGTATCCGGGCTGGAGAGAAGGTTCTGTGGACCAACCCGACCACGTAATGCCAGAGGCATCTAATATGTGCTGACAATCTGAAAAGAGGTATAAAGAATGCTTAAACAATCCATCGGTATGACCGAGAACAACGCAAAGCAGATTGCCGAGATGTATCTTTCCCGCTACAATCCCACCTATTGGGATGGCAGCGGCAAAGTTCCTTCCGAAGTAATCTTTGAAATTTGCCGGGTTGCGGTAGATAGTATGTACAATGGCTGCACGCTTGATATCCAGCTTTGCAAAATCGATGCCTGTCCTTGCTACGCCGCCTCCATCCATTTGTTTGAGGGCGGTTTCTGGACGGGTCATGGTATCGGCTGTTTCGACAAAACGGCCCTGTGCTATGACATCGGTTCCGTACACTCTCTGGCAAGCGCAATCATGCGTATCTGCGCCACCTATGAGAATCTCACCAATTTTCGTAAGGTTTTTGTTGAGCGCCTTGTTATCAGCAAAGAGCGCATGAACGAAATCAAGCAGTACACCGACGGAGGCAAAAAGCAGGACGAGATTGAGTTCGAGTCCGTTACCTTTGCCGATGGTATGTGCATGGATGTGCGCTGCGTCCCGCGCAAGGATGGTCCTTCGTGGTGCGAGGCTGCTATTTATTACGCGGACGAAGATGTTGTCACATCCGAGCCGTACAATTCGTTCTACAATCACTGGGTCTGCCAGACGGCAAACGCCACCTACCATCTCTATATGGGCGTTGCCGATACCGAGTGATGGTTGACGCATTATGCGAGTTGCGTAAACTTGTAACTGTCTGCTTTTTGCTTTGCAGACAACGAAGGAGGTCCCACATGTACATCCGCAACTTGACCCCGCATAGCGTGACCGTGGCCGGCATCACCATCGAGCCTTCCGGCATAGTCGCTCGCGTCTCCGCAGCGACTGCCGATGCTGGCTCGGTGGACTTCAACGGGACCACTATCCCGCTGACGACCACCGTCTACGGCGAGGTGCAGAACCTTCCCGCCCAGCGCGACGACACTCTGCTCATCGTGAGCAGCCTCGTCGCCGCACGGTGCAAGGGCCGTACCGATGTCTTCATCCCCAATGAGCCTATCCGCGACGCGGAAGGACGCATCGTGGGGTGCAAGAGCCTCGGTCGCGTCTAACCGCACCACCCCTTAGGCAGCACTTGCCTCCTGAACGATACAGGTACTAAAAAAGGTGTTCCGAGATTGCTTGGGTTAACGGCAACGTAGAGCGTGACTGAATATCCACCATCGGGTCACACCAGCTCTATCAAAACGATGGATTGCAATATGAGGCTATATCTCAAAAGTCAGGACAGTCGGCAATGGGACGTCCTGCACCAGAATTTTCTGGCTGTAGAAAGAAGCTGTACTTATACAGTGAGCACTCATTGCGCCAGTACGAGGGCACCAACAGGGAATACATAACCTAGGTGATATGCCGAGCTCGTATAACGCCATATCGGTGATTCTTGTCTGAGAATCGGCGTTGGACTTCACTCCCGGTGCAGAGGAGTAGTCAATCAGGGTCATCCTGAAGCGACGGGTAGCAGGTTTTTGACATCCTCCACGAGGATGGCTTGCTATCAGAATGAATTGTGCTGACACACGATTCGTTCCATTTGAGCCTTGCAGAAATGCAGGGCTCTTTTTTGTTGTCAATTCGTGCGAAATGAGTATATTTGGAAATGTAGAAGCCAAGCACCGAAAGGAGAATCCATATGTGTTGTCTGAAAATTGATACTGAAACGCTGCTGGCGAACTGTCTAAACACTTGCAAGACTTATTCGTTTTCACCGGATGATTTGCAGCAAATTGTAAGACTGATGGCAAACACCACAGACAGGTATATCTTCAGCGACACCGGCGATGATGCGCTACATGAGATTTTGACGCACTCCCACCCCTTACGGAGTGGGATTCTCGCTCTTTGCAACAAAAGATGGTTGGAGGTTTTTCTTCGCAATCGCGTTGAATTCACAGCTGTGTTTGAGCTGACCCTTGACTTGTTGAATTACGGGCTTTCGCCTTTCGTTCAGCAGTTTCAATAAACCGATGCATAGAATCATGTACCGCGCAAAGCCGGTTGCATGTATGCCGGTGGTTTAACAACTTATCTTTATGCCGAAAGAAACGCTTGGGTACACATCCTCCCGTTAAGGAGTTTCACTGACCTCATGCATCCGGAGATGCAATCACCCAGCAGTGCCGAGGGCGGCGTCGTTTCCCTTTGAAACTATAAAAGCTTTAAAATCCTACGCTTGCGGGCAGCCATTCGTGGCTGTTTTGCAGGCGTTCTTTTGTTTCGTTGTGAAGTTTCATAAATTGTTGAAAGTCTTTATCGATAGCTTCTTTATCGTAACCTTGAAGACTTTCATCTAAGTGTGTTAAAAGAAATGCGGAATACATATCCCGCTGGACAACGGTTCCGTTGGAAAGTTTCGCAAAACGCTGGGACAATTTCTTCTTGGTATAACTATCGTCGGTATGGTCAAACTGCGAGGCTTTTGTTTCAAAGGTGCTTACCTTGATAACGCTGCCTCCGTAACGACTTGCTTTTTGCCCCAAAATGGTGATAAACAAAGCAGGAGCGCAGCGCCCGATGGATTTACCGAATCGCTTTTTGGTGTACGCTCTACCAGTTTTCGGATTGATTTTCGTTTTCTTGCTGCGTTTTTGTAAGGCTTTGTAGTTCATGTCCTCGACATAGAACTCGTTGCCATATGTCAGCATTTCATTGGCGAGAATATAATGCTCCGTCTTACGCACGGCAGCAAGTTTGCGGTTCAAGTCCCGCAGCCTATGCAGCAGCCGATAATAGTTCTTACTATAATTCCAATGACGAATTTGCTTATGACCGTTCTTGCGCTTCAAGCGTTTGACGGTTCCGTTTTCGTTAAAGTATTGCGGATTCATCGCGCGGCGTGAACGGTCCATTTGTCGCATAATGCGAGCAATTTCCTTAGTAAGGCCATTGCGTGCTTCCGCTATAGCGGACGGTGCAAGTACACGAAGGTCGCAAACATCTTTGCCACTAAAAGCAATGGTTTGCGTGCCGATATCTATGCCAATGTGACCCGGTTCAACGGGATGTTTTGCGACCCCGTTACCGTCGCATTTGATGGGCGGATAGCCGTCCAAGGCAAGCTGTACAAAGTAACGCCACCGTCCGCGAATCATTTCGCGCTTGATGATGCAAAACTTTACTTTTCGTTTAAGTGCTTCCTGCTGATACCAAGCGGTATTACCCTTGCGCAGCTTGACCGGAATACAGCGTCCACGGAATTTGATATACAAACCGTTATCGTCGAGGAACTGAATGCCTGTACCGTTTGTTTTTGCTGCAAAGCTGACGAAATCGTCTAGTTTTTTATAATGGACGGATTTCCCGTTCTTATAGAAAAACTTGTACCACGCATCCCAGACACGAGCAGCAATCTTTTGCGAGATAGCTGAATGCAGATGGTAGTATTTCGCATATGCTTTAAGTTTCTTCTCGAACAATACGCTTGTGAAGCCATATGATTCGAGCAGCTCCGTACGTTTTTTGTACAACGCTTTTCGTTCCTTACTTTTGGGAGCTGTATTCGCAATGGAAGAAACCAACTCACGATATCTGCGCGTCTTGCGCACCTGATGCCACATCTCCGTGGTTTTTTGAACGAGCCAATTATATGCTTTGCAATATTTCTCAAAATTAGAATACAGCACTGCCTCATCGTGCGAATTTGTGATAAGCGGCAACGTCAGAATAAAGGTATCCGTTTTTGATTTTTGACCGTATGGCAAATTACACACCTCGAGTCTTTTGGGCTTCTACATAGCGACGTATCATAGCAGCAGATACATCACCAGCGGTACTGACAAAATAGCTGCGTGTCCAGATGGTATTTGTTTTAATTTCTTCAGAAAATTCCTTTAGCAAAACCCTTGATGTATTCGTTTTAATGATACGCATAACATCAGAAGGACTTATTGTCGGAGGAACATTTAAAAACAAGTGGCAATGGTCAACATGGCATTCCATAGCCAATATATCAAAATTGTTTTGCTCGCAAATTTGATGTACAAGCTCCTTAAATCGCGCTTCCACACCATCTATTAAGAATATTTTTCTTCGATAGCGCGGGCAAAACACAAAATGATAATTCACCAAGGACACGGTTGTGGCAGTTCGTCTATAATCTCTTATCATATAGCATATTATACCACAAATTGCTACAAAATTGGTTAACACACTATGAATTTCTTAAGATTTCCAACGCGCCTTTCATCCCACCCCTCACGGAGTGGGCTTTCCTGGCGCAGGGGCTGTAACGAAATTTCCGGACATGTTCGTTTACGCTGATGAAGACAGGATTGCTCTGCGCAGCGAGTGGCAGCACGATGACAAGAAGCTGCCGATGGCGTATTTCGACTTTGGATACTCCGCCGCTGACATCAAGCAATTGTGCGCCGCAGCGAAAAAACACTGCACCACGCAAAATGAACAGTTGCCAAGTTGTGCGAACCGGGTAGAATAGTTATTGTACGATAGATACCATTCTACTAAGGCGCGTCTTGCGTTCGTACAATTCACAATTCTGCTTTAAGGGCGGACTTCCTTCTCGGAAGCCCGCCTTTTTTGCGTCAGAAAAGGAGTTTCGTATGTTTATTCTTGCAAAATCTTTCACCAACAAAAGAGGGGAGATGTTTCTCAAAATCTTTCCGAACCAGTACCCGTCCATCGAAACGGCTCATGCCGCTATGCAGACGGACTATCAGGAAGAACTCAAAAAGCGCCATCTCGACCGAAGTGACGAGGAGACCGCTTCCTGCTCGTATTATATCGACACCACTGAGGCAGCTATATATGAGTGTCAGGATTATGCACCGAATTGGCTGACTGTCTCGGTTTTGTACGCCATCAACGAGGTCGTATAATGCCACGCATTATCAGACACGCCACAATAAAATAGCAAAAAGGAGACCACAAAATGTTTATCGTGATTAAGAGCGAACACTATGATTGCACGAACCTCATCTGCAAGAAGGACACCCTGGAAGATGCAGTTGCCGCAGTAAAGGACAGCATGGCACAGCGCATCAACAAGAACTATCATACAGGTCTTACCGGTGCCGATATCACGCACGAAAACGAAGACCACTACGGCTTTTCTTTCACCTTCGATGAGAACTGTCCTGCTGACAACAGCGAACCCAGAGCGTATAGCACGTATGACTACTGGAATGGGGATGACCAAGAGAGTGTCGAGTGGGTCGTTTACGAAGTCACAACCGACAAGCCCTTCTTTCTTCTTTCTTACGAGGAGTACGAGAGCATCAAGCTCACGGGCTTCTACGACACCTTCGGCGAGGCATTCGGGAAAATGAAAGAGTTGATTGCGGAAAGCGTCAACGATGTCTTTGACGAAGATGCCACGGCTGATGACGTTGAGGACATGGAAGACTACAATGTCTTCATACACTCTAACAAGGACAGCCAAGACAACGGTGCGCCGCTCGCCTTCGCAAGCTTCTGCGACGATTATCCAAACCGCGAGTGGACTGTTTTCCATATCTAAAATATAACTCTTCGCCGCTCATCCTCGGATGAGCGGCACTTTTTTGCTTGCCAGGCTGTGCGAATGGCATAGAATAGTAACTGTACGATAGATACCATTCTACCAAGGCGCATCCTGCGTTCGTACAATTCACAATTCTGCTTTAAGGCGGACTTCCCGATTTTTGGGAGGTCCGCCTTTTTGCATTTATCAGAAAGGAAGATTTCAAATGACCGTTTACGATTACCGAGAAATCACCCTCAAAGATGACTTGTGCCTCGAAATAAGCCGTGACACGGACATCGAAAACCCACGCGAAAATGACTGCAATGCAGCCACTTTTTACTGTCTCAAAAGTCCTCGCCGCAAGATAGGCGATATCATCGACAGTGCCTACTACCTGAACGAAACAAAGCGGACACTTGCGAAAACAGGCGAGTATGCCATTCTGCCCATTTATATCTATGAGCATAGTGGCATTACACTCTGCACGGTTCCGTTCTCTGACATTTGGGATTATGCCTGCATCGGTTTTGCGGTCGCTAACATCAACGACTTCATGAAGCAGAGAATTTCCGATACTCCCGTATCCCGCTGTGAAGCCATGCACCGTGCCGAGGACTGCATCCGTAACGAACTCGAAGCATACAGTGACTATCTGGCAGGAAATTGCTGGCAATACTGCATCACGGACGAAGACGGCAATGTCGTTGATTCCTGCAGTGGCTTTATCGGCGATGACCTTGAAAAGAACGGTATACTGAACTACATCTGCGACTACATCGAAAAATAACAAGGAGAATGAATTATGGACATCACGTTAAAAGGCAATAATGGCGAAAAGGTTGTCATTCCCATCGAAGACCTGATTCAGAAATACTGGTCTGACGAAAACAGCAAACCCAACCGCATCGAGATGTCTGCCACGGTTAAGGATGAAACTGTCCTTGCTGCCATGACGATTTGCGATGAGAAGGAGGAGAACTACCTGAGTGTTGACCTTGAAAGTCGAAACGAAAAGTTTGACACAGAGGCACTCTGGTGTTCTCTTGAAGCTCCGAACACGCTGAATCCATTCGTGACCGGATACCTGTATTCCGGTAACAACGAAACGGAAAGCGATGATTGGCTGCTTCGCATTGTGGACGGCTATCGGGCAGCTGATGACGATTCTCCGCGAATCGTTTTCGCAAACAAAAGAGCCGTCAGCGTTCAGGATTTCTGTGAAGATTCCGAGGGTGAAAACAAGTATAAGCTGTTTGCCGCCACTGAGAAACAGTTTGACCAACCGTTCTGCTACGCCGATTTCGGAACGCGTTTGGAGGAAGCCACGCACGGCTATGTAAAGTATGACAAATCCATGATTGTCTCAAAGGACGAAACTACTGTAAATCGCATTGCGGATATGTTGGATTCAATGGGTTTCGATGCCGTTACCGGATATTTCAACCCTGAGTACCGGATATTTCGACCCTGAGGAAGACAAACGCAGCGGTGAGGTAGATTCTCTGACGGGATACTACTACATCGATATCTAAAAACAACCAATTATAACAAGGAGTACATTAACATGGAACTGAAACTTTCTTCTAATTTCAGCGGAAAACCCGTATCTGTCGTCGTCCCTATCGAGAAATTTATCGAGGTGTTCTGGCCGAAAGACGAGAAACCGCCTATTTCTCTTACCGTATCAACAGTTCTTGGCGCAGACAGTGCCAATGCGGAATTTTCTCTTGGTGAAGAAACCAAAGAGTCCTATCCCGGCATTTGGCTTACGACCGATAATGTTAAAAGCCATCGCCACTGTTCTTGGTTCCGCCTCGAGCTGCCGAACGATACCAACGACATCGTAATGGGTCATCTTTACGCCGGTGATGATGATATGGAGACTGACCAGCCTCTTGCCATCATTGCTGACGGTATTCGTGCTGACGGGGATGAATCAAAACGCATCCTTTGGGTCGATGAAGATGTAACGTGCGTTAAATCCATGAATGACGATTATCTGAATCGTCAGAAAGCCATCACCGAAAAACAACTCAGTGACCTTTCTTCCGGAATTTTTCTTCAAAATTTCGATTATATCGTTTACGGCAAGCGCCTTGCATCCAAATCTGAAAACACTGTGGAGTTCGTGGAAAACACTATCGTTTCCCACAACAAACAGGAGCTCGATGTGGTTGCAAGCGGTATGGAAGCTATGGGGCTTTCAGTCGAGACGGGTTATTACGACCCGGACGACGAGTCCTCCGTTGATGTGCCAAAGCAGCTTATCGGCTTCCATTACGTTGTTCTGAAGAAAAATGCCTAAACCATAGGAGGTTTATATGTACTGCAAAACTATCACAAAGGAAATCTTCGATTCCTATATCGCAAATGACTCGGATTCCGTTCTGGAAGGTGTTGTTACCAATACTTTCGAAGGCACCGCTTTCCGCCGCTTTGTGCGCGTCCCTTTGGCTAAGGGAGAACATTATGTCGAAGCGCTGTACGAGCAGGATTTCGGCTCTTTCCCTCTGGCTATGGGTGCGAATCATTTCAGCATTAAGAACGGTCTCGAGTTCATGGCGTTCATCGTTGACCGCAAAGAAACCTACTGCAAGTCTGCTGCATTCGCACTGCTCTTTGACGATTACCGGCAGGCGGATTCCAACTGGGTCACGGCTGAAATGAGAGAAAAGTTTCTCGCATACATCGAGAAGACCTACACCCCATCTGCTGAGGTGATGAAGAACAAGAAGTTTCAGTCCCTGACATACGACAGCGCCGTGAAGCAGTATGTGTATGACCGGAGCAACGACACCACTTCGCTCGACGTGATGTTGAAACTTCTGGAGAAATTCGACGATTCTGTTATCATTGATTACCTTGCAAACCCCACCGGATGGGAAGAGCGGTTTGCCAAGGTTCTGGAACAGTCTGGAATCTGGGATTCGTTCGCCAAGGAGTTTGCTGAACCTTTTGTGGCATATCTGGTTCAGACCAGGCAATATCTGGATGCGTTCAGCGCTGACCCTTCTTGCTGGGAAAGTATCTGCAAGAATCTGATGGCTGCTGTCAAAGACCGCAAAAATGTCCGCCTGAATATCGTGGCCGGCGGCAAGTCCATGCAGGTTGTATATCCTGCTGTCGGTATTGAGTCCTACGATACGATTAGGACTAAAAGTCTTGCCACTTACGCGATTTCCCCGGCTCGTCATCAGGAAGAAGTAGAGCGTTTTCTGAACGATAACTACCCGAACTATAGCAGTAAATTCTACTGCGATATTCCTTTTGATTCTATCGTTTCTGTATCGAGTGGGCGCAAGGTCCTTTGGGAAAACCCGCTGTTCGGGAAATAATCGCAATACCGTTGCGTGCTTATGCGAATGGAGTAGAATAATAGTTGTACGATAGATACCATCTACTGAGGCGCTAACTGCGTTCGTACAATTCACAATTTTGCTTTAAGGCGGACTTCCCGAATTTGGGAGGTCCGCCTTTTGCGTTCAAAAAAGGAGTGTATTTGAAAATGGTGAACAAAGCAACCAGTACTACTTGTCATTCATGCGACAATCCGTACTTTGTGCGGGCACAAATCATCGCAAAAAGTGCCGGTAGTCCCGCATATCGGTTCGGCATCGATGAAAGCGTAAGTCTTCCGGGGAACCAGCATGGCTTTGTCAGAGACATACTTGACGGCGGAAAGATATATGTCGTGCAGATGTTCGAATCTACCGAATATCGCTGCTATGCGTGGCTCGATATGAGACCGGAATACGGATACAAAGACATCGGTTCCGTTTACGGAAAGCCGAACCCTTACAAGCCGCTTCCTGTCAGCAACTACAATCACACGGTCCGATTTTTGCTGGGTTTCCTGTACTTTTATGATGTAGACTTGACGCCTGGCTATCAGAGTCGTTACGCCTGGAATGAGGCTCGAAAGGTCGCATATCTAGCCGATATTTTCGCAGGAAAAGATGCCGGAGAAATCGTATTTCAGGAAATTCCGTCGTCTGACCCGATGCCAAAGTATCAACTCATCAAAGGAGAGCAGGAAGCCATCACCCTTCGAGAGTTTTACGAGAATCGGCTTTTGTACAAAAAAGCATGCTACAACGACATTCGTGCAGATGATATTTTCTGGTTCAGACAGACCATGCTGCGAATGATTGTCTACAACGCAAAACACGAACCTTCCACCGAGCACGAAGACATTGCGATTATCGGCAGGATTCTTTTCGGAAGATACTAATACAAAAAAGGAGAATATTATGAAAATCCAAAAAATCAACACAGGCATCATTATCACCAAAACCGCGAAGCAGCCGAGCGCGAAAATCGAGTTTTCTCTGGATGAACTCGATGCGCTTTCGGAGTTCTGCGAGAGGTTGCAGGACGAAAAGGATATTAGAGAATACCTCAACACTGCGGTAGCGATTCCGGATTCTGCCGAGGTATCGGCTCCCATTGCCGCCAAGTATCTGCGCGATGCAGCCCTCTTTGAGCAGCTCGTGGACGAAACCAGACGGAATCAGGAAGAGAACCAGAGCGATTTCCTCACTGCCGTCAGCGATGCAGTTTCTTTCATCGAGAAAAGCCGCGATGTCAAAGAATGGCATGGTTTGACAAAGGATATCGCAGAGCGTTTCGCTCGTGAATTCATGGCAGAACGGAATCCCGGTCGTTGGTCGGGGTTTGGTGAGGTCCCTGAAAGTGTCAGCCTTGACCCCATCAATTTTCCCATCAACGACATTTATCCAAAAGGCAACAAACCTGCCCTTCGTATGCAGCTTATCAGCGTGACCTATCCCAGCCTTCACAGAGTTTGTGAGTGCAGCATTATCGAGGATGGTGTTGACCTGTGGGCTCGCCGCACGCTGGATTCCATGACTGCCGGTACTGTCGAGGACTTGGTCGAGACTGTTCTGTATGTGGCACGCATGTACGAGAGAAGCAAGTGCTTTGAACGCATTTATGTAAACCACATTCAGATGGAGAAATCGGAATACGATGCTATTCTCCGCCATCTCAATGACCCTGACAGCATCGACAACGAGTATCGAATCAGTGATGTCGTCTTTGCCGCAGATAATACTACGGTTTCCGTACTTTGGGAAGGGAACAGCAAAGATGGTGTTTCTGGTACGGTAACGCTTGCCGTGAACGGTAAAACGGTATATGCAACAAAGAGTACCAAGGTATTCTGCAATCATTGGGTCATCCCATACAACGGTGCCGAATACCATGTTCTTGTCGATGTACTTCCAAAGAAAACCGTTCTGGAAGAAACTATATATGTCAGCAAACCGTACGCTGAGCGCATCAAGAAGTACCTTCGCGGCGCGGAAGCGCAAGGCGATGGTTCTTCGCTAAGCAAGACTGCGAAATTCTCCGACGGGTTTGAAATGGACATCCGCTGCTGCGGCGGCAAGGACGATTCTTGGACTGAGGCTATCCTGTACGATGATACCGGCAGGGAAGTTGCCGTCACTGAACCCTGCGATGGATTTACCGGCTGCTGGGAATTGAAGGACGAAGACGCCAACACGGTATATCGCGCCCATGTCATGACGAAACCGAACCTCAACTAACCAATAGCATTTAGCCGTCTGCCTTCGGGTAGGCGGCATTTTATTGCTTGCCATGCTGTGCGAACGGCATAGAATAGATATTGTACGATAGATACCATCTACCAAGGCGCATTCCTGCGTTCGTACAATTCATAATCTGCAAGCATTCAGGCAGACTCATCTCCGGGTGAGTCTGTCTTTTTTGTTTGCGAACGACAAAAAGGAGTTTTGCAATGAAAACATTTATTCTCGAAAACATTTACATGAGCGATATGTCCGCCCCGTCCGTTTATTCTACCGACCGATTCCCCACATTTGAATCGGCCATGGAAGAAGCTTACAAGCAGTTCAAGGAAGAAGCAAAGACTTATCGCAAATCCTACGGTGTTGATAACATTACCACCGAGGAATGCTATCGGGACCTTTACATCAAAGGTCCCGATTTCATCGATTGGTGGACAGTTGTTGAGGTCCCGACTACCGAGGAGGAGAACCAATGAGCACACCAAGCTTTATCGGAGTACTTTGCAAAGAAGGAATCATCAAGTTCGTCTATTGCCATTCTGATGGCTACCCGTCTTATCTTGGCAAAATGCTTCTCGAGCATTATAACACCCCGGAACTTGCAACAGCACTCGTTGACCTTGGAAGTCTTTCGATGGTTCGGGAGCGTCTTGCCCCGGACGAGGGAGAAACGCACAGATTTGATAAACCTGTTCGTCACGGTCCTAAAGGAGGTATAACAACTGCCTATCATCGGGACAGAGGCGATGACTTGGAAATCGACAGCGTAGTAGTCGATACTCCTGTTGTTCTGAAAAACGCTGAGACTCTGTTCCTGAACATCCTCAAAGAGGAAAACATCACCTATGATTATCTGTACAATGTTGCAGATAAACTTTGGTATACCACTGATACGATTCAAGACAACAGATTCTTCGTTCTGGACGAGAACTTCATTGACGCTCACACTTAACAAATAGGGAGGTTCATTATGACCGATAACATCATTACGGCTCGGCTGTTCATCGACATGGACGGCACACTCGCAGCGTGGCAGCAAGCCGCGTGTTTTGAAGATTTACTGCAGGAGAACTATTTCCGGGACATGCCTCCGTATCAGACGGTGGTGGATGCCGTAAGAATCCTTTGCAACGCGCATCCCGAACTTGATATCTATGCGCTGTCCGCATTCATGCCGGAGAACCCTGCTTCGGTAGAAGAGAAATACGGATGGCTGGATGTGTATGTGCCGGAAATCGATGCTGCACATAGGATTTTCGTTCCTTGCGGAGAAAGCAAGGCTGCAGCAGTTGCCAATCGTCTAAAAATGCCATGCATTGACAAGTCTTTTGTCCTTCTGGATGACTACTCTGTCAACCTGCATGACTGGAAGGAAAAAGGCGGCAGCGGCATTAAACTGCGCAACGGTATCAATGGCAGCATCGGGACCTGGAAGGGCCCTTCCGTGAGCCGGTTCAACACCCCTGAAACACTCGCAACGCTCATCTGCCAAGCGGCAAAAATCAGAGCAAACGCCTGAGGCGAAAGGAGAAATAATCATGTTCCCGACTAAAGAAACTATCGAAATGCTTCGCACCGAATATCCCGATGGCACCCGCGTCCGCCTTGTCAAAATGGATGATGTACAAGCTCCGCCCATCGGCACGGAGGGTACGGTTGTCGGTGTTGACGGCATTGGTAGTCTTATCATGCACTGGGACAACGGTTCCAGTCTGCATGTCGTGTACGGCGAGGATGAAGTAGAGAAAATCTGATTCTTACTTGCAACAACAAAGGAGACAAGAAAATGAGTAAACTGACCAACACTATTCGCACCGAAGTTGACAATGACTATTTCATGGATATAGCAGACTTTCGCGATTACGCTCGCAGCATGATGTTTCCTGACCCTGTTGGCATTGACATGAGCGATGAGTTCAACGACATGGTTACAGAAGCCGTGAACAGTGGCAAAACGACTCTGGAAGATGCTTTTAAGAAGCTGGTCAAACGCGATAGCAAAGGCCGTATCGACTATTCTTACAGCGATGGGTTTGACGGTTTTCGATATGGTCAGGAGCTTTTGTGCTTCTGCGATACCGAAACTGCCGCCCAGCGCCTTGGCATCTGACACCTATACCACGAACCTGAAACCAGGCAAACAAAAAGGAGTTCCATACCATGAGTTACGGTTTTGACATGGGCTTTGCGCAGGCGAACAGTTTGCAGGAAGCCATGGCGATTGCGCTGGAATATACGCAATCTCAGATGACAGAAAAGAATATCAGGAAAACCATCAGGGATAATCTGTATTATATTCCTTCGGTTCGTACCGGGTACATTGCGGATGAGGAGAGCAAAAATCGCAGAGCCGATACGCTGGCAGATACCGCTGACCGGTATTGGCTTGAGGCATTGTTTACCTTCCGTTTTCTGTATTGGGAAGAGCACAAGCTGCTCGGTATCATCATGATGCCGCCTGAAAACGCAAGCGAGAAATGGCCGCTGAGTATATATTTTCAGAACTCCTGCGACCAGGATTATCCGTTTTTCGAATGGAAGGAAGGCAATATCCCGTTCTTTGCGAACGCCGCCGCAAAAGCCGAAAACTATACGGCGGAAGAAATCCGCGCAAAGTTCGACTACGAAATCGAAGATGAAAACCTCGAATATTATCGGCGCAATACTTGCTACAATGATATTTTTGAGGCACTCGCCCTCGAGCCGTGGCTGTACAACCATTGCACGGATGTGCCGTTCGTAACTTTCGCTTTGCAGGGGGTTCAGAACGAAGCCGAGCGATACCGGTATCTACAATGGCTGAAAGCAGAAATCCAATAGCTGGTACTTGCCCCGATGTGCGAACCGCATAAAATAGTAATTGTACGATAGATACCATCCAAAGCACAATTTGTGTTCGTACAATTCACAATCTGCAAATAAGCGGACTTCTCGATTTTTGGGAGGTCCGCTTTTTGTTTTACTATGAAAGGAGTTTTTATGAGCAACCCAAAAAGACCAGTTTCTCCGGTCGAAGAGTTTATCAAGGCTTTCCATGAGATGAGCGCCCGGTACGGTCGCAGCGAACTCTGGTATGACTACATTGATATGCATGCCATTGCACTTGCGAACACCTGTGATTTGCGGTGCAGAGACACAAGAGAGGAACAGTACAATGCCATCGTCCAGAAATACGATGAGAAGACCGTACAGCAGTTTGCTGTGCTTACCGCCATCACAATGACCGCGCTCTTGGAAAACCCTGAGCAGGATTTTCTTGGCACCGTTTACCATAATCTCGGATTAAGCAAAAGCCAAGCAGGGCAGTTTTTCACGCCGTACAATGTCGGACAGATGATGGCACGCATAAACATGCCGGATTCTCTTGTTCTGGACAAGTCCCGTATCCTGCGGGTGAACGACCCGTGCTGTGGTGCCGGATGCCTGCTTCTGGCGGGGTACAATGTGATGCGCGAGCAGTTGGAATCCACTGACCCGGACTGGGACAAGTATGTTCTGTTTGTGGCACAAGACATTGACCCTCTGGTCTGCAAGATGTGCTACATCCAGATGTGCTGTATTGGCGTTCCGGGAGTTGTCGTAGTAGGCAACTCTCTGTTCCCAGACGCAGAGCGGGCACCGACAGATTTTTGGTTCACGCACAAGTATTTTGCTTTGGACGAGAAAGCCCTTGAAAATACATACCAACAAACAAAGGAGTGATACGAAATGCATATGGTCACCGAAACCTACCAGCTTCGCGATGGTGAGAAGCTGACTGAATTTTACAACGGCATCGACTGGGAGTCGCTGTTTGAGTTTGTCCGCCACTATTACGGCATCGGCGTGGAACAGATGCCTACAACATGTCTCAAACCCAATGGTCGCATCGAGGTGAATTGGCCGGAGAATCTGCGCGATAAGTGTGGTCTTTTCGGCCATACGTACCGCGAAGTATATCTGCAGACATTCTCGTCCTGCTGCTTCCACGACATCACCTACGACAAGGACATTGTCGATAAGTACCTCGCTCGTCCGGACTTTTATCGTTTGAATATTTCTTTGGAAAACGACTGCAACGGCACTTCTTCGGATGCTTATTTGCAGCTGACATTTTCGCTGAAACACATCGGATTTTCCGGAGGGTACAACTTCGCAAGCTTGTTCAGTGCTGAATACCGTAAAGATACAGGCTGGTTCGTTGTATCCGGAGAAGGCGAAGTCCTCATGGGAGCGAAGAAATAAAAAGTCGCCGCTCATCTTCGGATGGGCGGCATTTTTTACTTGCTAAAATGTGCGAACCGCCTAGAATGGTATTCGTACGATAGATACCATCTACTCAAGCACTTTTTGTGTTCGTACAATTCACAATCTGCAAATTAGCGGACTTCCCGAATTTTGGGAGGCCCGCCTTTTTGTTTGCAAACAAAAGGAGTAAAGAATTATGACCAAAACAACTACCCAAGCCGATGCACCGGTTCGGAAATGCACAAATGATGTGCTGTCCGTACCCCGCGAAAGATTCCTCGATATTGCTTCCAAACTCGACAGCCTGGCTTTCGATGACGACCCCTATGAGTACCATGACAACGAAGGCGTGGAAAGCATCTCTGACATCGCAGACAATCTTCTGAACCCCACTTATCGCAAGGCGATTATCAAGGCTTTGCAGGATAAGCAGGAATACTACGCCGAGGATGAATTTGATGACGCAAATATAGCAGAAAGAGCCAAGGACATTCTTGACAACCTTGCTGAAATCTTCGGTTCCGATGAGCAGGAAGATTAAAAGTATTCTCAAACGCATTGCGTGTATATGATGCAATATGGTATAATAAAAACAGAGGTGATACCGTGAAAACATACACTCTTATCGGCGGCGTAAATGGTGCGGGGAAATCCAGCTTGACTGGTTCTTTGCGTTCTGAGCGCAGCGACCTTGGTATTGTGGTAGACCCTGATAAGCTGACCGTTCAATGCGGCGGCGACGAGTACGAGGGCGGCAAGCTTGCCGTCAAACATATCGAGCAAGCCTTAGAGGACGGCGTGAATTTTACGCAGGAGACAACTCTTTCTGGGGGATATCCGAAACGCCTCTGCAAACGCGCAAAGGAGGCCGGATACTATATTCGCCTGTACTATGTCGGTTTGGACACTGCCGAGGAAAGTATTCGGCGAATCCAAAACCGCGTAGAACGCGGTGGGCACGACATTCCTACCAAGGATGTAAAGGCTCGATTCTCTCATCGTTTCGAAGATGTCCTGAAAATTCTTCCGTATTGCGATGAAGCCAAGTTTTTCGACAATGACAACGGATTTGTTCTCGTGGCGGAATACCGTAACGGGCAGATTCTTCCCGTTGGAACGTATCGTCCCATGTGGCTCAGCCAACTCATGGAGCAATTTGATTGACATTTTCCCCGCTCATCTTTGGATGGGCGGCATTTTTTTACTTGCCAAAGTGTGCGAACCGCCTAGAATGGTATTTGTACGATAGATACCATCTACTAAGGCACTTTTTGTGTTCGTACAAAAATTCATAATTTCGCTGAGGCGGACTTTCCGAAGAATCGGGAGGCCCGCCTTTTTGCGTAGAAGGGAGTATTTATATGGCAACCAGAAAAATATTATTCCGTGGTCAGACTCGGCACAAAGGGGAGAAGACCTCCATATCCGGTAAGCCTCTGCCCGGTATCTGGGTCACAGGCGGCATCTTTCCTCAGAACAAAGGCTATGAACGCGCCATCATCTATACCCAAGACCCGAAGGTTGAGAAGCATGTTGTATATGCTGAAACAGTAGGGCAATACACGGGAGTTGATGATGTGTTGGAGACCTCCGTCTTTGAGGACGACATCATCACCTTTTGGCAGAGGACCGACACGAAACACATGCAGCGTTACAAGGGTATTGTGAAGTACGACGAGGCGCTGACAAGCTTTACGGTTGTTTCCTGTGAACCCAACCGTCTTAGTGACCCCGTTTTCCTTTGGGATTGCTCCGATATTCATGTGGTTGGAAACACTTTCGACGGTGAGCTCAGCAAGCGTGAGCAGGAAGTGACGTGTACTTACACCAAATGTCTTGCATTGGCGAAGGACATTGATACGCTTCAACTTTGCTACGGTCCTCGTTTTAACGCTCTGAAGGTTGACAGCCTCTGGAACAAAGCTTTTGAGCTGATGGATGATGTGACCCGCTCTGAAATCATCGAAGACTTGAAGTTCTTCCAAAAGGCGTGGTGTGGATATGAGGAAAAGCCGGTAAAGGATGCGCAGAAAATCCTCGACGGTATCTCCGCACTGTTCGGTGAGGAGGTGGCGTCCAAATGACTTCTGAGCACGATTACCGCAATGCTGTTCGCTATCTGCAAAACCTTCTGAACGGCGGACTCATGGGCGCAAGGGGAACATCTCCTCTGATGACAGCTATCGAAGCCTGCGAACTGCAGATTCCAAAACATCCCATCTCTAAAAGCTGGTCGCCGAATCTCTGCCCGCATTGCAATGCTGACCTTGGCGGAGACTGCAACGACGGCTACTACGAGAACCCTCACTATGACCGCTGCCCTGTCTGTGGTCAGCGGCTTGATTATAGTGAGTAAAGGAGCGTGAAATATCATGATGCAGCAAGAGTTTGAGAAGCTTACGAAGGTAAAAGTCACCTCGGAGGAATACAACGTCATTGAAGCCGCATACATGGCTTGTCAAGAAGACAAGCAGGTTTTCTGCAAGCAGTGGCTCAAAAAAGACGGTATCCGGAATCTGTTGAAGGACCGGCTTGCGGAAATCAAAAGTCTGAACAGTACCATCAAGGAACTGGAAAAGAAAATCGATACCCTCGAGGACTGGAAACCATCCATCAAGTACGGCACCCATTATTCCGACACTTCCTATCGCAGTCTTTCCGCCGCCTGTGAACGAAACGGAAAAAACCTGTTCGCAGTGCAGTCAGACGCTGAGGTTTTCATTGCCGCCCGCTTCGGCTTCAACGCCTCAAAACTTGTCATCATCCCGGATGTAGAGACCTATGAGTCGAACCGATACGGAAATGTCCGGCTTGCAAAAGCCGAAATTAGAAAACCTCTGTATGTCAGTGAAAGCTTCAACTATGCACGCTTCGATGTGCTTTGTAAAGGCGGACACATGCAGTGGGAACTGGTTGACGGCAAGCTGTGCGACTACGAAAGTCCCAATATCTAATCTGCGGGGAGCAATCGTTTCCCGTGCTTAACAACGCGCAGACCCCAATGCTGCCTGCGCACAATTTTCTTAAAATCAAATCAAAAGGAGCGTATTTTTATGACTTTACCGACCCATCATCCGTATTTTTTCACTTGCCCTTCGTGCGGCTGCAAGCTGATTTCCGTATCCAGCGGTGTGAGGGCTAAGCCGCATTGCCCGGAATGTGACTACTTTGCCGATGACGCATTCGTAGTCAAGGACCGCGTCGTGAACGAGGCCATGAATGTCATCGCCGACAACGCGGAACTGGCTGAAAATTTTGCCGAGACCGTCAAAAACGAAATTGCAAGCGATGATGATGCCTATGCACACATCGGGTTTCACCTGGCAAACGATATCCGGAATCAGAGTCCCGCATCTGAGGTGCTCTTGACCCTTTGCGGCTGGAACATCAACACGCTGCTCGACAAGACTCCGCCTATCGCCATCAGAGAATAACCATAGCAAAAAAGGAGAACAAAAAATGTTTAATAATCTCAACCTTTCCAACGCTCTTGCGTTGATTGACAAGCCCGTATGGGTCATCACAGAGGTTCGCGGTCGTAACAAGAACAACCGCACCTATTCCAAGTCCCGCAGCAAGAATGTGATTTATCCCGCCACTATCACAAATGTGCAGGTGTGGCGCGGGTATTCTCACAGCAAAGGGGATACCGGTTGCCCGAAATGTACCGTCACCGTCGATATCGCCACGAAGGACGATACCGGCGCAGAAATTTACTTCGACCTTCCGAATGAGTTGCTGAATGTCACGGTGTTTGAAAGCAAGGAGGATGCCGAGAAGGAACTCGCATACCTCAATTCCAACAAAAACACCATGACCTATTCCGAGCAGCGTCAACGTGAGGATAAAAACAACGCAAAGGTGTTCGGAATCGCATGAGTTGGAGAGAAAATCGCTTTTCTCCCTTGCCTATTTATGCGAACCGAATAGAATAAGAATTGTACGATAGATACCATTCATAAAAGGCATTCTGTGCTCGTACAATTCACAATTTCGCTTTAAGGCGGACTTCTCATCGCGAGAGGCCCGCCTTTTGTTTTAATTTTCAAAAAGGAGTGTTTATTATGACCGAAAACGAAAAAGCAAGAGAGCTCATAGCTACCTCTGAAACGACCGTGAAGGTTGACCCCCAGAATGGCTGGTATCTCAAGCGGTTTGCCGCCCTGCAGTTTGAGGGCTCCGTGGACAATTTCGGCACAAATATGCCGATTCATGTCCTTGAACAGCAACTTCCGAAAGAGGATACCATGAAGTTGGATGACGCTGTCATTGAAGGTCAAGAAATCGATTACAGCAGGTTTTATGACGAAAAGGGTAATGAATATTCGTCAGTTAGTGAACTTGTGCAGACACGGCTCGGCCTTGACGATGACGATGCCATTCAGGAATACAACAAGGAAAATCCTGGCTTGCCGTACATCCCGTATGAAAAGCTGCGGGACATGGATAAGAAGGATATTCCGGAAATGTTGTCGTCCGTCGTTGATGAAGCCGACTATGTGGATGCATACAAGGAAGTGACCCATGTCGCATCCTACCATGTGGAGGTCACTCCTATGAGCAACAACTATGAAACAATGGGATTCGCGTTCACTCATCAGGGACTCAAAGAGTACGAAAAGTCTATCGACAACCATATTTTCTATCCTTGCCGCTGTTACGCACATGCAGGGGAGAAATTTGGCCGAGAAGCGGGTGACTTCTATCCCATCATGGAATTCCTGCACAGCGCCGGTGAACAGCTTCTGGTTGATGACCTTAAGCGGTTCGATGTCAAGGTGATGGAACTCGCTACTGCGGAAGAGGTGGAAAATCTTTATCGAACCGTTCCCAATGAGCCGCATCAGGCCGCTTATATCAAGGTCATGGATAAAAAAACGGATACGGTATATAGCCGCATCTATGTTTTCTGTGCAGGCCAAGAAGAGAAGTGCCTCAACGGCGATATTTATCTGAGCAATAAGCGGCATTATGTCTTGGTCAAAAAGGGTGACGATACCTATAAGGTTCCTTATCCGTTTAACTGTGATAAGACAGTTGAAGCCCTGAATAAGAAGTCCGAAAAGGAAGAGACACTGACCACAGCACAGCGGCTGTTCTTCTGGACAGAATACAAGAAAACCATCAAGTTGGATTGAAGCAAACAAGCCAAGAAATTGCAACCCATATGGTTGCGTCAGATTGAAAAAAAGGAGAAATGAATTATGGAAAGTTTTAATGTTGTAGTTACCGTATCTACCACTGTTTGCATCGACGCCGAGAACCCTGATGATGCCATCGAAAAGGTAAGTCAGGCATTGAATAATGGTGACGCAAACATGAGCGCTGATGTTGCCAGTAACATTGGCTATTCCATGCGAAACGGTCATTATGAGGTGACGAATGCCATCCCGATGGACGAGGACTACGATGAGGGCTCTGGCAATGAAGAAGACGATGAGTCCGAAGAATGGGAGCAGCACAACCGCCGCGAGGGCGATTTTTATCCCATCATGGAATTCCTGCACAGCGCCGGTGAACAGCTTCTGCGCGAGGATATCAGACGGTATGACATTAAGCCCGCCGTTATCAGAACGAAGGAGGAGATGCACGAATTCTACCGCACGCAGCCTGATGAGATGATTCTGGCCGCATTGGTGGAAGTCGATGACAAGGTAACCGGAAAACGTTATTGCAGTATTCGCGTATGGTGTTCCGGGCACGAGGTTAAGACACGGTCTATGGGTTCCTACTATGTCCTGAACAAGCACTATCTGACAGTCAATAAGGATGACATGGTTGCAACATACCCGTATCCGTTCTCTTGTGATGATGGTGCCAACACGCTGTTGGAAGCCAAAGACACGGATATCCTGACACCCGTGGAGCGCCTTTTCCTCTGGACCGAATACAAGAATCCGAATCCCATTGATACCAAGAAAAAATAAGGAGAGTTTACCATGAATACCTACAATGTTGTCATTTCTGTTTCCATCACTGTTTGCATCGACGCCGAGAACCATGATGATGCCATCGAAAAGGTAAGTCAGGCGTTGAATAGCGGTGATGCAAACATGAGCGCTGATGTTGCCAGTAGCATTGGCTATTCCATGCGAAACGGCCACTATAAGGTGACGGATGCCATCCCGATGGATGAGTGAGGATGTTGAACTATGACTGAGATAGCATTTTTGGTGAAACCCGACTCTGAGATGTACCGCAAGTACTTCAAACAAAAGAACGAGCTGGACAAATTTGTCGGGTTCGCATCCTCGTTCATCGACAAATACTTCGTATCGCGTAACAAGGACTTCGATTACAGCTTTTCCACGAACATGCGCCTTACCGTGAAACTTCCGCCGAATGACGAAGAATGGTTTGGCGCACAGCTCATGAAGGAAAAGTCGGAGAGTGGGTTATGCGTGTTCAAGAAGAACTCGCCCATGAATAAGCGCTGGCACGAGGAAGTTACATCGCATATCGACCCCTATTCTCTGACGGCGAGCAAATGGTGGTTCATGGATTTTCCGTATTGCGGGAAATGCCAAATCGCCATGTGGGATGACGGCTGCGGTAATGTTTACGGGTATTATTCCACCCAGGCTGCGCATCACAACTCCGGAAAATTGCCCAATTATGTGCAACCCATCAAGATGAGCGAGTATTACATCGCTCAGGAACGCTGCAAGGAACTCGATTCTCTTTTGTCAGAGGCTGTGGACAAGGGGAGCCGCGCATCTCATATCGGCTCCTATAAAGCAACCTTCAAAAAGACCAGCGATTGTTCGGACGGTACAGGCTTTGAGGATAGCATCAATGTATGTTTCTCGGTTGAGCATTGTGCAATGCCGTCTAATACGCGAACCGCTATCGTTGGCCTTCTTCACGATTATTGCTTGAAAAATCAGCGGTCTCTTGATGACCTTACCGAGTTCGAGTACCTCGGACCTGCCGAGAAAGCCGACAGCCCCGCCTAAATCGCAATTTTACGCATAAAAAACAAATAAGGAGTGCAAATCATGACTCGTTTTTACATTGAAAACGCAGAAGAATTCGACCGTGCATGCCGGTTACTGGACAAGCGCGATGTTCCTTACGACATCGATGGCGGTGACCGTATCATGGTCGCGGATTGCTACGCCATTCAGGTCATTGGAGTGTTCGAGTTGTTCGACATCGACTACGAGGAGGTATGAGCATGCTGCGACTTAACAAAATCAGTCCTAAAAAGCCTTGCCCGTTTTGTGGTGCCTTCCTTGAAAACGAAGCACCCAGCACCATCTGGTGTCATCCGCAAAACAGCTGCTTGCTGAGCCTCCGTGGCATTACCGGAGACGACCAAATTGCTCAGTGGGATACGCGCTTCGATGCAAAGGGAAAGAAGGTGCTTGACGATGCTGAATGAGCTTTTTGCTCGTGAAATCCTTGAAACGAGCATCGCGCTTGGCATCCTCCAAGAGATGAATGGCGGCGTCGTTATTTACCATGAAGCAAGCAAAGAAGACCCTGAAAACCTTCCTGCCGGGTGGTATATCGACGACAAGAATTATACCACGTTTTCGATTGCCACTGACCCGGAAGCTATAAGAGAACTCAAGCCGTGTCTGGTTGAGGCTGGATATCAGTATGAGGAAAGGGAAGCGTTTTGGGAGAATATCCTTGGTAACACGGCTCCCAAACTTCGCTTGCCAATAAAAGTATCGCAATTCTAAAAGGAGAACTATCATGACCGATAAGAGCATTTTTACCGCGACCCGTATTCGCGGAGAGGAAAAGGAATTTCTCGGCAGTGTCCTGCTCAGTTCTGAAACGGATACCGCTTCCGAGTTTTTCCGCAACATCATCAAGAAGGATGACAAGGATGTCGAGGTTCAGAAGACCGAAACCGGCTATGTCTTGACCGACAAAGCCGACCGCGACACCTGCTACATCCTGACCCGTACGCAGCTTGACGATGCTTTCTGGAACAGCTGCACAGCTGATAAGAAGCATTGACGCTTTTCCCGTCCACCGTTTGGTGGGCGGGATTTTTTTGTTGTCGCTGGAAAAGTTTGCAGCACGAACAATAAAGATTTCGATTTTTTGCCAAATTACATTTTCGGTGTTGACCTTGCTTGCGAGCGGCGTAGAATAAAGATTGTACGATAGATACCATTTATGAAGCGCTATTTGCGTTTGTACAATTTACAATTCTGCATTCATTTAGAGCAGACTGCCTTTTCAGGTAGCCTGCTTTTTGTTTGTATATGTGAATTAAAAATTTGGGTATCACTTGTCAAGAATTTTTTCCTGACGCGCCAGTTTCTCGCGTAGTGGAAACACTTTGATGAAAATCTGATGGTCCGTTAAGCCATCAGACCCCATGTCCAAAAATGGATATGGGTGCCGCTTTTATCGCTATAAGCTTCGGCTAAGGCGACGGTAGATGGGAGACTACTATGTCTTTCTCTATTAACATTCCCGGCTATAACCGTGCTATCAATGTGGAGAACGAAAAAGACATCTTCGGAAACGAGACTTACTCATCGATGGTAAGAACTCCTTTCGGCGAGATTGTTTGTATTCGTACATACATTGATGAATACGATTACAGCGACCTTCATCATAATCTCGTATGGAACACTCGCATCTTTATGTGGGGCTCCATTCGTGATGACAGTGACAGGGCGTTCTGCCCTGGACCTGATGAAGGAGTTCTCGCCCGCCCTCGTAGCGTGAGCGAAGCCCTGGGAGCCCATATTCACGCCGTTTCTTGCCTGTGTGGTTGCGATGTTTCCGTCACGGAAGCGTTTGAACTGCATGGGGAAGAAATAGTGGAGAGGGAATAAGGGCAAAGAGGCTGCTGCACTTGGATTTTTCCTTGTGCAACAGTCTTTTTTTGTTGACGTTCCTTGCGAAGCGCATAGAATTGAAATTGTACGATAGATACCATCTACTAAGGCGCTATTCGCGCTCGTACAATTCACAATTCTGCATTCACTCAGGCAGACTTACCATTCGTGGTAGGTCTGCCTTTTTTGTTTGCAGACACTTTGAAAGGAAGAAATAGTATGTATAGTTTCAACTGCTTAATCAAGACCGATGCCAGCCTCGTTAAAGGTTCTCTTTCGGAAAGCCATGGCGAGACCGAACTTCTGGCGAACCTGTACGGAAAGATAATCTGCATTGAGGACGATGCGAACGGGATGAGCCCGACAGAAACCGTTCCGACGCCCGTGGATGTGTTCGATATCATCCTCGGTTATCGAGAAGCAAGCGAGCTCATTTCTTTTGCAGAAGACATGAAGAAACGAGCACTGCACGCGGCTCTTGAAACCGCCAGATACGCTCTGCAGAAGTGGGACAAGGACGGCATCAGCATTCAGAGTTCGTTGGAGAAGTGTTTCTGCACTATCCCGATGGGTTCCACGGAGGCGTACAACCTTTCGTGCGCTACCGACATCCTTTCCAACCACCCCTGTTCCGAAGCGTGCGAGCTGTTTTATAACGGCATCGAATGGAAATGCTATCCGGACGATACCGAACTGAACGATGTCATCGCGCATCCCGAACAGTACATCGTCATCCCTGTGCTGTTTTCCGACAAATGATTCTTGACCTGTGCGTCAAAAAAGGAGAATGAAAATGAATACTAATTTTTTTGTTGCAGAAGATGAAGTGTTTAACCCCAATAAGGTTCTTACACGAAAGGAAATGGATGCCTTTATTGGAGACAGAGGCATCAAAAGTTACGCGGGTGTTTTAAAAAGAGATAACAAACTCTTTTACAACTTTATCCGCGTAAAAGTTGCCGAAGGGAAAAACTGTGTTGATGCGATTTATGCGCGAAAAGCAATCGTATCGAACGAATGCTTACGGAATGATTTTTTCTCTTTTGGAGAGTACAACTTCGTCGCATTTGTGACCAATGGGAAAATCTATTGCGACTTGAAGAACTTCTTCAACGAACGCTTCGGCATCGAATCCATGTCCTATGAGGATGTTGCGAATCAGATGCACGATGAAGTGGAGAACTATATCCGCAAAACGTTTACGGATTGCTACGTGGACACAGATATCAAAGAAACGGGCACAGCCGAAGCCAAATATGAATTTGTCTTTGGCAAAAAACACCATATGTTTAACAACATTTCCTTTACGGCAAATCCTATCTCTTCCAGCGATGCCATTGTACTGTTTCTCGCCAATCAGAGTGAGTGGGCGAAAGAGTATGTAGAGAAGATGCTTGAAGAACATGAATGGAGCTTAAAGCACATTCGCCGACAGGTATCCATCGAAAGATACAAAGAACAGAAACTTGCCGAATACAAAAAAACGCCAAGCGAGGATTTGATTCAGGCAAAACTGTTTCACGATTCAGTTCCCAAGTCCGGTCAGGTAAAAGTAACCTTGGATATCGATGGAAAGCAGTTTGTCGGTAGTTTTGATTCCAAGTTCTTCGGCTATACGGGGGCTAATCTCGATGAAGCGATTCTTCCTGAGGCTGGTTTCAAGTATCCTGATTCTTTTGAAGGCTATTATGAGTTCCTGAAAGACAACGGGATAAACGTCGAGTGTAAAGACGGAATGTTCCCATTCGCTTTCGTGAAAGAAATCGCTGCGTTCCGTGGCGACAAGATTTTCTGGAAGAGGGAGGCTTGACCTATGGCTCTCAAAATCGGTCCTTGCCCTAAATGCGGCAACACTACATTCATCGCAACCGCGCATGTAACCCAAACTTGGCTGGTGGACGAAGACGGCGACTTTATCGAAGCCAAATCTGACTGCGATGAAGTAACCCATGCACCTGATGCCGAGGATTTGTTCACATGCTCCAAGTGCGGCGAAGAAGTAGCCGCAATCAACGTATAAAAAGCGTTTTCGCGAAAACTATTTAAAAACCATTCGCTCGTATCATCGTCAAAATATCAGGGTGGGGTAACGGTTTGTTACCCCACTCAAATTTTAAAGGAGTGTTTATATATGAACCGCGTACCTGAGATTTTCCTGTCTGAAGTGTTTGGTGAACTCCGTATTATCGAGGAGAACAACAAGTTTTATTTCTGCGCTGTGGATGTCTGCAAGGCATTGGGGTATACGAACATAACCCGCGAGCTGAACATCCACTGCCGTCAGGACGGAATCAAGTCCGGCCGCGTTGAGGTTGGCGGCATTCCCCGCATTGTCAAGTTTATCTCGGAAGGGAATGTATACCGACTCATCTGCCGCTCCAATAAGCCTGAGGCTGAACAGTTCGAGACGTGGGTTTTCGATGAACTGCTGCCCACTATTCGTCAAACTGGCGGATATGTGAACGACCCTGTTGTTTTTGTGGACCAGTGGCTTCCTAATACGGATGCTAAAACCAAAGCTTTGCTTGTGACTTCCCTTGAAGCCGTCAAGAATCAGGACAAGGTCATCGGTGTACAGCAGGAAAGCGTTGACTTCCACCGCGCTGTCAGCGCCTCAGTAAACAGCGTGGACTTTGGCGAGTTTGCAAAATGCCTTGCCAACGACCACATCAACATCGGTCGAAATCGTCTGATGGCTTGGCTGCGTAAAGAGAAGTACATTGACGCCTCGAATATCGCCTACCAGAAGTACATCCAGCAGGGGATTTTTGAGGTCAAGGAAACGGTGTACTACATCGGCAAAGCATCCCATACCGCACGCAAGACACTGATTACCCCTAAGGGTCAGGTGTACCTTGCTAAGAAGGTTTCCAGCGGATACAAGGGCTAATAGCATTATATCGACCACTGAAAAGTAGCCGGTATTTCTGTTGACACCACTTGCGAACCGCATAGAATTGAGATTGTACGATAGATACCATCTACAAAGGCGCTATTCGCGTTCGTACAATTCACAATTCTGTATTCACTAAGGCAGACTTACCATTCGTGGTAGGTCTGTCTTTTTTTGTTTACAGCAAAACAAGCACTTGGAGGTGCATTATGAACAACAATGAAATACTCGTCCGCAAAGCTATCGAAGACAAAGAGCGTGAAGCAAACAGCTATGAAGACCAGGGGTGCTACAATGCAGCCTACTGCTATGGTTATGCTGCCGGTGCATCGGATGCGCTGTCTACCTTGAAGCAGCCGGACCCGAAAGAACTCTTTATCATCCTATCGTACTACTCGAATGAGGACGATGGCGAGTTTGACCGCGTCGGCAGCTGCGACAAAGTTTATCCTACGCTCGAAGCCGCCAAAGCCGCAGCCGACAAACTCTTCAAAGAGGACAAGGAAAACCGTCCCGAGAACATCGCTGTCGCTTACACCCTTGATGATTGCGTCCGCGATATCGAGGAAAACCCGCTGTATGTTGTCGGGGAATGGCAAAAGAACGCTTTTGGAAGCTATCATAATTTCTACGCAGTTTTCGCTGTTTCTCTCACCGAGGACTAAACGCAAGGAGGATTAAAAAGATGCTCAAGGTATTAGGCGGTCAATGCCGCAGTATTCCCGTTGTTGACGGGAAGGTGAATCTCGTTTTGAAGGCAGTTGTTCCAGCACCAGCAGACAAAGAAAAAGCTGAGAAACTCTGCTCCTTGAACGGCTGGGCACCGCACACTGACATGTTCAACAATCTTCTTATCACTGCTCCCGTATCTTTGGATGCATACCGCCTTTCGGATAGTTCCGTCATGAATGCTTATATCGGCTTTGCTGAGAAAGCGGCGACCGCTCTGGTCGGTAACAAGAACGGATATCTGATGGCCGGCGTCGCATCCTACGAGGCTGGAACAGCCTAAGGAGGGCACGATGGCAAACTGCAAATTTGCCTCGCCTTTAGACTGGTCTCATCACCTAACGCAGATGGCAAGTATTCAAAAGTATGAGCCTTCTGAGTTAGGCAAGCGTGTCGAGGCTCTGCTCGAAAAGCTTTATCTGCCGGAAAACGCATACTGCTATCGCAAGTTCCCACAGTGGTTTACCGATGCGGCAAAGCGAGGCTCTGAAGAGGAGCAGGTTCGCTATCTGATGAATCATCTCTGTCCAAACCTGTTCCACTTTTATACAACCCCGTCACCAAGCGACTATCGTCTTGGTACTGACGTGGTCAACACCATATTGCGCAACCATATGTGCGAAAATACTCAGGCAACGATTATGAATGCGGACAATTCCATTTATCAGGATGGTGTGCATGATACCCATGAGGAGTTTCAGTTACTCAAAGCATTCTATGAGCGCAATTATACTGCCACGGATGTGCGGCGTGCCTGTGTTTCTACTGCATCTTCGGATGCAGATATCTAAGTTGCAATGCGCAAAAATGCGCTTTGTATAGTCCGTCACATCACACACTCAATTTTTTCAGGCTCTAAGGAGGAGTCACATTATGCGTAAAGACAATCCTATTGACAAGCCCATCGCTGTATCTCTTTTCGGAACTGTTGCATCTGCAACTCTCATGGTTGCTTTTGCCATTGCTTATCGCATTGCCGGTCTTTTTGTTCCTGACACGAATGCTGTCATGGTGGCAGTTCACGGTATTGTTTCGCTTTGCGGGAACATCTTCATGTTTTCCACCATTGCCACCGTTGCATCTGTCATATACAGCAAACTGTGCGATGACCGCGCTATAGCGGAGCGTTTTGCAAAGCCTCCAAAGTCATCTGCTGTCTCGTCTGTTCTCACACGAATCGCATTTGCAGCAATCATGATTTGCGCCGTTGGATTTATTATCGAAGTCGTGGGTATGTCTCCAATAGCAATGTTCCTTGAGGCAACTGGTACGCTGGAAGCACACGAGGCGTTTCTGCATGGGGTCGAGATAATTCTGTCTTGCGTCTGCAAAGTCAGTTTTATGGTCGCTGTTTTGCTTGCTTTCGCGGCGTATAGAGCGCGACAGTAAAAGTCAAAACAATTCTTGCAAAGTAAAATATCAACACCGAGCCGCTCACATTTGGTGGGCGGCCTTTTGTTTGCCATTCATCGGCAAAATACAGGATTACTTCTATGCAAATTTGACATTTTGCCGTTATCGTTGTATACTATACTAAAGCGAGGTGGCGGTATGGCTTATATTTCGGTCGCTGATGCGGCAAAAAGATGGAATCTCTCGGAACGGTCGGTTCGGAACTACTGCGCTATCGGCAAAATCCCGAATGCAGTTCTTGCCGGTAAAACATGGCAAATCCCGGAAGACGCAGAGAAACCGAAACGGACAAACGCAAAGGTCGAGAACGCTTTGCTGTCCGTTCTTCGGGAAGAGAAGAAGAAGCAGCGGAAAGGCGGAATCTACCACAAAGTTCAAATTGACCTGACCTACAACTCGAACCATATTGAGGGAAGTCGCCTGACGCATGACCAGACCCGGTATATTTTCGAGACGAATACTATCGGGTTTGAAAGCGGGGCTGTAAATGTGGACGATGTTGTCGAGACCGCGAACCATTTCCGATGCATCGACATGGTCATCGACAACGCTATGTATCCGCTGTCGGAGACGCTCATCAAGCGCCTGCATCTCACGCTAAAAAACGGCACAAGCGATTCCCGGAAAGACTGGTTTGCCGTTGGCGAATACAAACGCGTTCCTAACGAGGTCGGCGGGCGAGATACCACCGCGCCTGAAAAAGTCGAAGCGGAGATTTCCGAATTGCTGTCCGGCTATAATGCCGTCCCAAATCATACGCTCGAACAAATCATTGCATTCCATCACGACTTCGAGTGCATTCATCCGTTCCAAGACGGCAATGGGCGTATCGGCAGACTTATCCTTTTCAAAGAATGTCTTAAAAATAACATTGTCCCGTTTATTATCGAGGATGACTTGAAGATGTTTTATTATCGCGGGCTCCACGAATGGAACCATGAGCATGGGTATTTAGTGGATACTTGCTTAACGGCACAGGACAGATTCAAAGCATATCTGGACTACTTCAGAATCCCGTACAGTGGCTGAATCGTACAGGATTTCTGATGGACAGGAAGGCGGAGAGGGACTGTGAAAATCAAGGTGATGTATCGTGCCCAGTGCCTTGCTGCAGCTCTGGGGTATGGACCCGAGTATGATGCCGAAAACATCGACGAACCTACGCTCATCATTTCGATTTCCAGCACTGACGATAAGCTGCCGCTCATCATGAACGAGGCCGACAACGAGAATATCCGGCATATCGAATACCTCCAGTTCGATGACATCGACACTGCCGAAAGCGTGCATGGGCTCAAACCGATGTCTGACGAGGACGCCGGATGTATTGTAGATGCATTTCTTCAGTATGTTGACGGAGTTTCCCAGATTATCGTTCATTGCGATGCGGGATATTCCAGAAGTCCTGCCGTAGCAGCGGCTCTGGCGAAGGCGCTAAGGGAGAGCGATGAGGAGTTTTTCGGGCATGACTACTGTATCAACAATCATGTGTACACCACGCTCCTGAAACAACTGTCAGAGCGGAAAATCCTAAAATAGTTGCCGAATCTTGCGAACGGCATAGTATGGAAGTATGACCATTGCGGCGGGCGGACCTTTTGGGTCTGCCCATTTTTTCGTTTTGGAGGTACATCCTATGCATCATTCGCAAAAGCGGTATAAGACGCTCTATTTCTTCGCCGCGTTGATTGCAGCCGCTATCAGTGTATTGCTCATTGAATTGGGCGGAATCGGGGACAGCGACTATTACTGGCATATCGTTCTCGGCAGAGAAATTTGCTCTACACACACGATTCCGGTTGCAGATACCTTCTCCTGGATATCTCAGGATTTAGGGCTGACAGAGACCGCGCATTCATGGCTAAGCAGCATCATCCTCTATCAGTTCTCGTGCATTTCTTCTAATCCCGTGGTAGGACTGCTCATCTATTCCTTCATCACCGCGTTCCTGTACGCGCTCTTTATCGAATATGCCTGGGCGAAAGAACTGCGCGACCCGTTTGAGAATTGTCTGTTCGTCACCATTGTCACAGCGCTGCTATCCTGGGCCGGAAGACCTCAGAACATCGGCATGATTCTCTTTGTGGTCTCTTTCTATCTCTTGAACGACCTATACCGGAACCCGGACTCGAAACGGTGCTGGCTATTGCCGGTTTTGAATTTCCTCTGGGCGAACCTGCATGGCGGGTCTTTGCCTATTCTGTTCGCGTTCATTGTTCTTTTCATTCTGATGTGCTATCTGCCCGACATCAATACCTTCGGTCTTGTCAATGAGAACGAACAGAAGACAAAGAAGGTCAAGACCTATATCCAGATTCTTGTTGCCAGTCTTCTGACAGGACTTATCAATCCCTATACCTACAAACTATACTACTACTTCTTCCTGACAAACAACGAGGCTACAAAGAAATATGTCTCGGAATGGCAACCGTGCGAGCTCGCCGATATCGTTGCCTTCTTCTGTCTGGCATTTCTGTTCATTGTCTTTGCCTCGCACAAGAAAGTCCGCATCACGGAATTTCTGCCGATACTTTGCTGTCTGATTCTTACATCCCGCTATGTACGAATCCGCACCTATCTTCTGATTGTCACTACGCCTTTGATTTTCCGGTTCCTCGCCGTCATGATGAATGAGCAGGAAAACAAGATGTGGAAGACCGGCGGCAGGCCAACGGAAGAGTTCACAGGCCAGGCGAAGAGGAGTACAATTCTCACCTTAGTTGTGCTGGTCGCCGCCATCGTTCTCTATGCTCCCTTTGTTATCAATGACCCTGACAAGACCTACGACAAGATGGACCCTGTCTTTGTGCAGGAGCTTCACGAACTAAATCCTCAGCGCCTATACACGGGCTATAACGACGGAGGCTTAGCGATATACCATGGGTTCCAAGACTTCGCAGACAGCCGCGCAGACCTGTATCCGGACGATGTGATAGACGCTTCTATCTCGATGGGCACTGGCTCGGAAAGTGCTACTGAACGCACGGTTCAGGATACTCTCGATAAGTGGGATTTTGATGCCGTTCTGCTCAATCGCTCTCAGCATAAGCTGTGCATCGAAGTCATGGACCTGCTTCCTGACTGGACCCGCGCTATTGAGTCTCAATACTATGTTGTGTTTGTCCCGAAAACATAATAACATTTTCTCGCTCCCTAGCATTTTTGCCGGGGAGTTTTTTGTTTTGGTAAAAACAGAGAAGATTTTGGCGCTTTCTGGCTGGTTCCCGCTCTGAGCACTGATAGAGCCAGGTTGTTCTGCGCTAACATTTGTCGAATCATAGTTGTATTCAATACACCTGATTCACTTGTGCAACTTGCTATATACCCCTGCCTGCACCCACTTGCGGATACTTGCGAACCGCAGATAATGGGAAATAAGCAACTAAAATCACAGTATGATGTGTCCGCAATGCAATGGAACGCCATATATAGGGGTATCACAATGCAAGCTGCAACTGCTGCTACAATCGAATATACCGATTATCCCGAGTGCGAGCGCCGTATTTACCCTACGGAGAACGATATTGCGTTCTACAAGACCTACGAGTTCTGCGAAGCAGAGGGCGCTCTTCAGGTGTACTCTAAGCCCGAGGGTGTCGGACACAAACTTAGTGCCATTCGTCAATTTGCCCCGAACACTATCATGCCGGAATTGCATAGCATCTTCACAAAGACCAGTGAAAAGTCGAATCGGCTCACATACTATAACTGCACCACGAACCTGTACATCACAAATAACACGGCGTACTGGGCTAAATCCCTGCGCGAGAGCGGTATTCGTACAGACTCCCGTATCTCTCAGCTGATTTCTCTGGGCTTTGATATCGACTGTCATGAGGAGGGTGTCCCTCTCTATTACAGTGATGGCATCTGCAAGATGCTGACCACCGCCATTTATAATGGGGTTCTTCCGGAAGGCTTTGTTGTCAATACCGGACGCGGCGCAGCTTACTGGATTTTCATAGACCCTGTCAATCCGAACAACAAGCACGCCCTGAAAATCTATAAGCGGTTACATACCAAGATTCGCACGATGCTGAAAGCGGAGATTGTGAATTGGGGCGACAATTTCCTGTACGCTTCCGTAGACGATTCCGTTAAAGGCATCAATCATATTATGCGTCTGCCTGGCACTTTCAATACGAAGGCCGGGCGCTGCTGCCATGTCTATCATGCCCCTGCAGTGGGATACCGGCTCAATGACCTGTATGTCCTTGCAGATTCTATCGATGTTGAGTGGCGCATCGTGGACGATACAGTCGTCTCGAACCGCGAAATCTTCAATACCACCGATGAGCAGGAGCTTGCATGGGCAAAAAAACGCTTTGCGAAGCGTATTCTCGAATGGAATACGGAGCGCTCGGTCGTTTCTGCCAGAAGTATCGCAAAACCCCAGTCTGAGATTGCCGAACGCTGCATCACACAGCGCTGGGATGCGGTTATCGATTTCCTGCGCAGAAACACGACCCCTGTTGGAAAGCGGCATACTGTGCTGCTGTACTGCTTATCTACAGCATGCGATTATCACCAAGCTGCGTCTTTGGAAAAGGCACAGCTTATTAACTCTACCTTTGCGGAGCCGCTTCCGGACAAGGAAGTTGCAAAAATCGTCAGCTGGGTGAAGCATCCGTTCAAGGATGAGACCATCGCTGAGGCTCTTGGTCTGACAAAGGAAGAGTTCAAGAATCTGCGCATCAGCACTTTCAAGAAGAAGATGGATAGGAGCCGTCAGACCCATGACGGGATTCTGTACCCGGTTGCCAGCTCCGCTACTGACCGCAAGATGCTCGGCGTTCTGATTGACCACAAGGTCATTCCGGATTACCGTATCCGCAACCATAGAAAAATCTGGGAAGCGGCACAAAAGCGCGAAGCCAAGAAGACAATGTACGATACCATCATCGAGCTCTTTGACAAGGAAAAACTGAGCATCAAGCAGATTGCTGAAAAACTCAAAATCGGCATCGATACTGTCAAGCGTCAGGCTGCAATTCGCGGTGTTGATATCGTGGATGAAGAGAAGAAGCGCCGTATGCGCCGTTCACTCGAGATGCAGGCACTCTCAGGAGAGGGTTGGAGCGTCAAGGCGATTGCGGAACTGTTCAAGTGCCATGTAGCGACTGTCTACCGCGCTCTGCAGGAAGTCATTGAGCAGACGGCCGAGGAACTTGAGCGCTCGATTCGCGCAGCTGCTGACAGGGTTGTCGAACACACGAATGAACTCAAAGTCAAGGCTGTTGAGGCAGTCGAGCAGATGAAAAATCCGTTCCTGCCCGTTCTCGAAAAAGCCGAGCTGCGTCTTAACCTGTACGCCAAACAGAAGACCATCGACCGAATCACGAAGCCGTTTCAGGATGCTGGTTACCTTCCTGCAACGCTCGCACTGCCCCGCAAACAGGTCGTTGAAAGCAGCAACTTGAGCGTGGCTGTCCGGCTCGGCGGCGACTACCAGACCGTCTGCTCGATGGATGAGTTGCTGCTGGATGAGTTCTGGCCGAAGCGCGTGGACTACTCCAAAGCAAACCTTTGGCTCGCAGAACCCGATGACGACCTAGAGGATTTTGAGCCTGATTTCCCAGATGACGCCGCGTTCCAGATGTCTGCTGAGTGTCTGGGTGAATACGATGACGAAGTATCCAGCAGGTGGTAAAACCGCTTGCTGACCCCGTTTTGTTTCGCAAATTTACGCAAAATGGTGGCAATAAGAAAACAGGTATTGTGTGCCCTAGATATATAGAGCTCTATAAGATTAAGAGGGTTTTAGATTTTTTTGGAAAGAACCGGAAAGAGTAGGAGAGCGGCTAAGAAAGCACTGGAGCCCCTGAGAGTGCCTGTGGGTAGAACCTGAGTAGGGTAGGGTGGCTACGCAAACACTTAAGCTCAAACTCCCGTAGGCCGCCGTATGGCGGCAACTGCGTTTTCGCAGGTAGTAGCCAATACAACGGCGAACACCTAGCGCAGCTGCGCGGAACTGCGCGGTAAGGGACGGCAGGAGCCACCGGAACCGGAGAGCACCTGTAAGCCCCTGATTGCCCCAAAAAGTCCCGGCACGGCACTTCCACACTGGCACACGACCGGCTACCGTTCGGTACAAGGCTACCACAGCACCGGAACCAACACTCCCGCGTTCCGGGTCCATCGCATCCGGGCATCCAGCACTGTTCGACAGAGGTCGCATGCGGGAATCGCGGCCTATGCTCTGCCAGGGCGAAGAACGCTTAGGGCAGACGAGCCTGCCGTAGCTGAGGCGTATGGGGGGTTTACCCTAATGACGGCTACAACCCGAATTTGGGGCATCTCTGCCTGTCTCAGCAGGGGGGTCCCGCACAGAGCACGGTTCAAACTTAACGTACTGCAGTCGGATTCAAGCAGCCGTTTGCTCTCTGGTGCATAGTTTCCCGCACGAGCGTCTATGCCAGCGAGGCTATCTCGGTCAAGGCATAAACTTACCCTCCTGCGGTGTACGGCTCGAATTTGAGGCATCTCCGCCTGCATCAGAAGGGTGTAGCTGGGTATCGCTCGAAACAGACCCACATACAGGGCTTTTGAGCGGGAACGATACGACTTGCACCGGCAAAAGTAAATTGTGAACAAAATGCAACTAAATCGCATCATGCTTGTATTCAGTACACCTCATTTGGTATAATGTGGATGTGACGAAGAAATGTAGTTTTTGGAGGAGTTTTCGTGGCAAGGTATCAGTATATACGACTTTGTTCCGTCAAAGACCGGACATGTCCGTATGCGGTCCGCACACAAATTTCTTACTTCAAGGCTCTGATTCGTCACGAACACTACTGCTGTCTGCTCCGCTGCGGCGGTTGCGAAAAGCAGAAAATCCATAAAGAGAGGGTGAACGGGTGATAAATGCAGTCCTTGCGTTTCTGGACGCCTATCGCGGCGTGATTCTGATTGCCACCGTCGTCATCATTATGGCGATTGAATGGGCGGGACGGCAGGGAAGTCTTTGGCTCATGGAGAAAGCGTTTGGTGCCGAATTTGCGGAACGCTACGATACACGCTGGACAGCAATAGGTGTCATCCACCACGAACTCTCGCACCTTCTGGTCGCTCTTTTCACCGGCGCACGCATCGATAAGTTCCGGCTCTATCGTTTCAAGCGCGAGGAAGGGGATAAGGCGCTCGGGTATGTCAACTACACGCCGCGAGGACTGTTCCTGCTTCCGCTGCTCCAGAAAACAGCCATCGGCATTGCCCCGGCACTGTTCGGAAGCCTCAATGTCTGCCTGCTCGGCTGGTACATCATGCAGGTTTGGCTGAACGGCGGGACTGCCGCTGCTCTTTGCGAACCTGGTGTATGGGTCGCTGCCATACTCATGGCACAGATAGCCTATCATTCCTGTCCGAGCGCTCAGGATATCAAGGGGTCCTGGATATCGATTCTGTTATTTGCACTGCTCATTACATTTTCGAGTTTTCGGTATTTCACCCTTGACCTTTCTCTCTGGATTATCCGCACAGTCCTGGTTGCGATGGGAGTGTCCACTGCACCGGCTGTTGTGATAAGCATACTCTTCATCGCCGTGAACGGCGTAAAATATCTGCAGCATACTCTTGCTGCCGGGAGGTACTGATATTTTGATGTCATCCATCAATCCGAAAGAACTCTATCTGCGTATTGTCACTCAGCGCGGCACCCGTACACTGTGCCATGATATCGTAGTCTGCTGCGGAGAAGAAGAACTCACCGATGAACTCTGCGAGCGCAAACGCCTCGAAATCGTTGCCTGTATGCAGGAAGAACTCGAACCCGGTGAGAGAATCGTCAGCGCCGAGTATGTGTCGAAAGATTCCCTCACGCCCGCCGTCCGCGACAACGACAAGGTCGTGCAGTGGCGCACCATGGATTTCATTGCCTACGCTCTCTCGTATGCTTTCGATGACGATGGAGCAGCACACCCTCAGTTCGTACCGACCGTTTTGCTCCGTGTTCTCGTGAACGATAACCCCTGCACCATGAGCCTGCATGACCGTGAACATATCCGTGCGATGGCTGCAAACTACATTCTGGAAACCACGAAAACGCCCATCTACACGCTCAGCCTTATTTCGCCGGACCTCTACTGGAAAACGATGCGGCATGTTGCGGTGACTCGGAAGGACCGTAAGAACATCACTTCCCAGAATATCCTCATCAAGGTCGCAACGTTCAAAGAGGTGGAACGAGTCTCTCATATCCGCGTTGAGCATTTTGAAACTGAGGAACAGCAAAAGCAAAACAAAAACAACCCGTAAACTCTTGCCGATTCGTGCGGATTGCAGATAATGAAAATTAGAGGTGATTTGCATGAGTTGGCCCTGGGCTAAACGACATCCGATGCCGGAGCCTGCCGAATTTATCCGGCAGAATACTACGGCTTTGAATCCCGATATTGTATCAGGTACACCGAGCCCCGCACAGGGCTCTTATCCGAGATTGCCGAGCGAGTTCGTATTGCCCGGTGCCGGAACGGAATCGTTTGACAGGAACCGTGAAGTTTCAGCTGCTTGTCAAAATATGACTGCCACAATCCTTGCAGGATTTCCTGACCCGGACGACGAGTTCTACAAGACCTTGATTTCCGGTGCGCTTCGTATCGGCATCGAATACCTGCTCGTCGGCGGCGGAGAACAGGAACTGCAGTGGCAGGAAGTATATATCTTCTTCCGCAACGAGATGCCTGAGACTATCGAGTCTCTCATGAATGTCGATGTTGACGAATACCAGAACCTGAAAGATGCGGTCGTTCCGTTCAAGGCTTTTGCCGATAAGGCACGGCGCGATGCGGCATCTGCTGCACTGTGGGGATTGTTCGGATACACACACGGGTATCTGAAATTTCTGAATATCCAAGAATATTAAATAACTGTTGTTTTGCGAAAAGGAGAGAGCTATCATGTCCATTCTGAAAAATCTGTTCGCTGCTGTCGGCGCTGCTACTCTTGGCGCTGTTGCTGTCGGTGTTGTGCTTGGTGCCACGACGGCCATGACCGCCGATGACGATGACTTCGACCTCGATGAACTGCGCGATGATGCTCCCTGTGATGGTTGCCGCAAATGCGCCGAGAAGAATGCCGACAACGAGGACGAGGATGACGAGCCGGTCGTTCTGGTCCATGTCGTGAAGGTTCCTTGCTCCATGCCCGAGAAAAAGGACGAGGGCGGCGAGAAGAAGGCTTCTGATGCTGATGCCGAGAAGGTCGAGGAAAATCCCACCGAAAAGGCAGAAGAGCCTGAGACTTCCGCTGAGGCTGAGGAGGACAAGGCCGAGAAGCAGTAAAAGGGGGGATGCTGCATGAACATCGATAATCACATCAATGTCGTTGCTGGACGCCCCGGAGCGGGGAAAACGCTCTGGGCGGCGCGAGAAGTAGTCGATTGCTTGCGCGATGAGAACAATATTGTCCTGTATATCGGCTTCGACCAGGAATTTGACCGCATCTGCCGGATGGTTCGCGCCAAGTACGGCAACGCCCCGCACGGGCGGCTGCTGTTCGCGTTGCAGGATGGTGCCGGTGAAGCAATCGGCAAGTCCGTAGACCTTGCAAACTTTCAGGCGCAGGGTTTTGCGATGGCAGACCCCGAGAGCGAGGAAGCGCAAAGCCGAAAACCGATGGTGTTCCTGTTTTACGACCAGTGCCGTCACGATATCTTCAACGGCAGACGCGAACTGCTCAAGGCCGCTGCGAAGGCTGGCGTACATGTGTATGTCCTCTGCCAGCGATTCAGTCAGGTAGACCGCAATGATATCGACTGGCTGAACGAGCAGTGCTCCGCTTACATCATCTCAAAACACCGCGAACCTCGCCCGGCAACGGACGAAGAAATCCGCGACAAATTCAGATAACATTCCTGCCCGGCAAACCAATGCCGGGTTTCTTGTTACCTGAACATCAGAAATTAGACGCTGTATCGAAACACAAAGGAGGGATTCCGCATGGGCAATTTATTTGCCGAAGCAAAGCTTAAAACTGCACTCGCAAACGATACTTATACCGACAAAAAGGAAATCGTATCAAAAGCCGGGTATTTGCTCGGCGTTGATAAGAACATCTTTGATTCCGGAGAGTTGCTGTCGGAAATTTACGAAGAACTCGAAAAAAATCAGGATGCGCGGATGGTGCGCAACTTATGTTTTCTATTTACCTGCATCGAGCACTGCTATAAGCAGCTGCAGATGCAGATGGTAAACGACCTCAAAAACCTGCATTCAATGGATATGACAAAGGCAGCGACCGAAGCACTGCGCAAGGACGGGCTTGATATCGTCAAAGCAAATTGTACGCTGGACGAATACCGGCCCCGAATCGCGGCGGAAATCGCGAATCGTATTCAGGGTTGCAAGGATATCTTCCCGATGTGGGTGCCGTGGGAGTATATTCGTCAGATGTTTTCGTTCCCGACCAAGACGAAGGACAGGGCGCAGGAAAGAGCGTGGCTGTACTACAACGAGAATATTATCAGATTCCCGTACAATGTCTTCCTCAACTGGCAGTTCAAGGCTGACGAGGGCGGAAACCTTCTGGGCAGTGATGAACAGTTCCTTATCCGGCTGTATGCTCAGAACGGAGATACCTTCTGCGACTACGACAAGGTTCGCGGGGAAAGCAAACAGACACAGCAGAATGTCGAGCAGTTCCTGCTTCATTCCGTCCGCTCTGAAATCCTCGTGGACTGCGAGAACTGTGACCCGTTGAAGTTCTTTGCTGTGCTGCAGAGCCTTTCTCCTGAGGCTATCGGGAAGATTCAGAAGATTTTCCTGTTCGATGATGTGAACGCTTCGTCCATCTGGGGACTCGTGGAGCATTATACGAAGGCCAAGGTGGACCGGTTCATGACGCAGCGCGTTGTGGAAGGAAAGAGCGTTGTCGATATGACGGTCGCGGTCTGCTGCTGTCAGGAACACTACGATAAGAAAATCGACAGTTTTCTTCTGTTCTCCTCGGACTCCGATTATTGGCCACTCATCAACAATGTTGTGACGGCCAGGTTCTTGATGATGTTCGAGCGGGAAAAGACCAGCAAGGCTATCGTAAATAAGATGCGGGAACATCATGTGCTCTACTGCTATACGGACCAGTTCTGCAAGGCGGGAGACGCATACCGGCTCCGCAACGATGCTCTGGCGCTCGAATGCGCATCCTATCTCAAGCAGCAGCTTGGAAGCTGCAACATCGAGGATATGCTGCAAAGCGCCTATGGTCAGACGCGCATCGAGATGACCGAGAAGGAGAAGGAGCTGTTCCGGAAATCTCTGGTCGATAAGCTGCGCATCACGATGGATACCGAAGGAAATCTCAGTATCGGGTTAAGCTAAAGCGAAAACAGCACACCGTTTCGGAAAATTTGCCTGGCGGTGTGCTGTTGCTGTTGCGTGCGAATTGCCATATACTGAATACACAAAACCCGATTTTTGCACGGAGGCATTTTTTCATGGGAAAGATTCTGGTAATCGCCGAGAAACCCTCGCTCGGAAGAAGTATCGCGGGCGCTATTTCATGGTGGAAGGGTGAGAAGTTCGAGAGGCAGGGAAAAGACCGTAATACATGGCTCGAAAGCGATAACTATATCGTGGTATCCCTGGTCGGACACCTGTATGAACTGATAGACTTCGATGCGTATTTTCCCGGCTATGACCCCGCTGTGAAACAGCCATGGGATTTGAAGAAACTACCGTTCTTCCCCGATGACTGGAAGTTTAAGTTTGAGGGCAAGGAAAAAGTACAAGGTCTTATCAAGGTCGCTAACCAGCAGATGAACCGCAAGGATGTGGATGCCATCTACAATGCCGGAGACCCGGACAGAGAAGGGCAGCGGCTTGTCGATGAAGTGCTTCTGTATGGCTTGAAAGCCCCCAAGACGATTTACCGGCTCTGGCTTCCCGATACTACGAACAAGACCATTAAGCAGGCATTCGAGACAGCCAAGCCCAATGCCGGATACGTATCCTTGTCTTCTTCTGCTGAGACGCGCAGTGAGATGGATTGGCTGCTCGGCATTGAATTAACACGGTATGTATCCATCAAGGCCGGGGGCTTTACCCGTATCGGGCGCTGCGTATGTCCTATCGTACAGCATATCATCGAACGTGAGAAAGCCATCAAGGAATTTGTCCCGAAGCCGTACTCGGCTGTTTCCAGCAAAGAAAAGACGAACGGCGAGGAAATTGAACTCACGAGTAAACGGACATTCGAGGAAGGACAAGAGGCCGAGGCGCAGGCGCTGGCAGATGCCTTCAACAAAGCCGGTGCCACAGTGACCAATATCAAGACAGAGCGCAAGACCGTCAATCCCGGTAAGCTGTTCTCGATGAGCGATTTGCAGAGTTTTGCCTGCAAAGCCGACAAGACATTGTCTCCTGCCGATGTGCTTGCCGCCACGCAGGCGTTGTATGAGGGAGGGTATGTTACCTATCCCCGTACCAACAGCAGCTATCTGGCAACGAATGAGACCGTCAAGGTCGATGCCGCGATACGAGGTCTTGCACAGAACGGTATTACAGGTCTTGTCAATAAACCGAAACTCAAAAGCATCTATGATGACAGCAAAATCGAAGCACACTCTGCTATCACACCGACAGGAAAATGGCCTGCATCCCTTACCGGAACACAGAAAACGGTCTTTGACTGTATCTTGAACCGGTTCTGTGCTGTTTTCTGTGAAGAAGCCTGTACAGTAGACCGCACAACCATCGTGATTCACAGCTATGATGAGGATTTTACCCTGAAAGGTGATGTGCAGGTAACTCCCGGCTGGCGAAAGTTCGAGAAACCTACGAGTGGAGACAAACTCCTTCCGAAACTTAATAAGGGCGATGCCGTAAACATCAATTTCAAGACGGTAGGGAAGATGACTACGCCTCCGAAGCGGTATACGGTTGAGTCTCTTAACAACTGGATGGTCGCGCCGATGCGCGGTGCCGAGAAGGCAAATGAAGAGTATTCAGACGAGGAATGGAAAGAAATCTTGTCGGATGCTACGATTTGCACCGAGGCGACCCGTGCCGATACCGTTGACAGATGCGTCAAGAGCAATTATATCTCTCTGAAAAAGGGCGTCTATTACGGAGAAGCAGAAGGGTTCCGGTTAGTCGATACGATGGAAAAACTCGGAATCGACCTCGATGTTCCGGTAACGGTGAATCTCTCTAAGCAGCTGCATTCTATCAAGGACGGAACCCTAACCCGTATCGATGTTCTGGAATTCACGAAAAAAACCATCGAAGAAATCATGGCGAAGAACGTTGCGATTGAATCGGCACAAACCAGACACGGGAACCTTCCGGTCATCTGCAAATGTCCTCGATGCGGCAATGATGTGGTGGAAACACAGAAAACCTTCTCCTGTATTGGAAAAGACAAAGACGGGAACCGGTGCCCGGTAACACTCTGGAAGAAAAACAAGTTCTTTGAATCTATCGGCAAGAAGCTCACGAAAACGACTGCCGCTGCGCTGCTCACGAAGGGGAAAGTACCGCTCAAGGGCTGTGTGAGCAAGAAAACCGGCAAGAAATACGACTGTATCCTGACCTGCGACTGTTCTAAGGGCCGTCCTGAATTTCACTTGGAATTTGACCATAGCGGTGCATCCGGCACTGTGCTCGGTAAATGCCCGTTCTGCGGAAGTGATGTTGCGGAGGGCTCGAAAGGATACGGCTGTACAAACAAAGATTGCAGCGCGGTGCTCTGGAAAAACTCGAAACTGTACGGCAACGATGTGAAAATCAGTGCAACGGCTGCAAAAGCCCTGCTTGCTAACAAGGCTGTGAGTGCCAAAATCAAAAACAAGGATAAGACTGCGGATGTCAATGTCAAGGTCGGTATCGAACCGCACGAGATGCCGAACGGAAAGAAATACATCAATTTGAAAGTGCTCAGCTACGAGAAATAGATTATAGCTTTATGGTCGCTGCCAAAGCCAAGGGCAGCGGCTCTTTTTTCTGTTGAATTCGGCAAATGGCACTTGTGTAAGCGTGCGAACGGCATAGAATGAAAATCGTGCGATAGATACTATTCTACTTTAGGCATTTTCTGCCCGTGCAATTTACACTCGGCTTGTCAGGCAGACTCATCTTCGGATGAGTCTGCTTTTTATTTGCCGAAAACAACGAAAGGAGTAAAAACTCAATGACCAAAGCAACCAAACGAACCATCGGCGTTATCTGTCTACTCTGGCTTGGTACTTTGCTGCTCCTCTTTGCAAACTACAAGACGAAAGTTTACTTAGAGCAGCTTCGCAGTCAGGTGGATGCCGTGACGCAGCAGGAACAGGCGAATGCCACAGCGGTGAAAAGACAGCCGTCCCGTACCATGGAGGATGTCTTAGTGAGAACCGATGCACAACTTGTGACGACTTCCTTCTCAAATGAGAACTATGCAGCAAAGGCAAAATCTTTAGTTTCACTCTGCGATAAGGAACTCAAAGAGAAGACCGGCGGCGTGTCGAACGAAAGCGTTCAAGCTGAGATGCAGCGCAGACCCGGCATGAACGGACGCCTTGTGATTCCTTCTGTCGGCGTAAATGTAGCGCTCTTCGACGGACACGCGCAGAGATTTGTTGACGCAAAAGACAGCGCCGCATATTTTCTGGCAGGGAATACGATGGTGGTTGGTGACCACTGGAACCAAGGATTCTCAAAAATCAAAAACTGCCACGCCGGGACGCTGGCTTACATTTACCGAGGCACTTCTGTGCAGACACTGACCTGTACCGGGGTTTGCAGTGGCATCAACGGAGACAGTGACCTTTTGTATGCAGACGGGTCGAGCGCCACAATGGGCGGCGGAACTCTGATGTATACCTGCAACGGCGCAAATTATCACGATGTAACACTTACTTTTTGGAGATGAAGGAAATGAATAACAAAAATAATATGAAACGCCTTGCTGCCATTTCTCTGGCAGTCATGGGCATTATGCTCGTATTCGCGCAGTTTGACGCGGCGCGGATGAACCGCGAAATCAAGGAACTGCAGAAGACGGTCAACTACACACAGCTGTTTGAGGATATGCTGTTCCCCAATATAGCTACGGCTGAGACCGGCGAAACGGCTGAAACTGCCGAATCCGCAGCAGTTGCGGACTTTGCCCCCGTCATGAACTTTGAGGCAGGCGAAAAAGGCGTTCATCTGTCACAGGAATCCTATCTGCCCTTGACTCTGTCTGACGCTAAGGTCTTCGTACCTTGTGCCGATATCGAGGAACCCTGTACAGTCGCATACCGCAGCGAAGACTCCACAGCGCAGGCAGGGGCGTACCGCTTAGCACTTGTCAAGGGCGATGCGAGCAACGCTATTGGAGAGTTCCAGAACGGCGATGAAACACTTCTTTCGGGCGCACGCAATGTGTCGGATGATGTGTATCTGACGGTTGCAGTAACATTGGATGAGGAACATCGCTCCGAGCAGGTAGATGCTATCAAAAAGCTTCTCGCTAATACCGTTATCTCTGATGCGACTCCAAAAGTCGCTCTCTTTGGTGAGACATTAGCCGATGATGTTTCTCTGGAAATCAGCGACAGTTATATGCAGCTGCAAAAGGGGACAGATACTGTGTTGGTATCGGCGTTCCAGCAAAGCATCGATACCTCGCTTTTGTCCAAGTCTCTCACACTGCCGAACGGCCTGACCTTGAAATACGGTGATGTGAAGGATTCTCAGACAGGGTATATCCCTTTTATCGCAACCGTGGATGGACACAAATATAAGTTCCTTGCAACGAGTTCTGATATTCTTCTGAACATGTTTGAGGAATAAGGGTTCTGTATGTCATAGCGGTGAAAAAACAGACGGTAAGCACTTGCACGGATGTGCGAACGGCATAAAATGAAAATTGTACGATAGATACCATTCTACTGTAGGCGTTTTGCGCTCGTACAATTCACATTCTGGCTCTAACAAGCAGACTCATCTTCGAATGGGCCTGCTTTTTTGTTTGCCGGAACTACTAAAGAAAGGAGTATTCATGACCAAAAAACACCTATTATTTGCGCTTATTGTCTGTATGAGTACCGTCTGGCGGTTTCTTGAACTGCTGGAATACGGAGAGATAGAAGTACGACAGGTTGACACATACATGTATTTTTACATGCTGGCGACCTGCTTCGTATCTTTCCTCGTCGGCAAAGAGAGTGCGACTGCCAAAAAAGCGAAAGAGCAGAAACCGCTGCAAGGGTCTGTGTCTGAGCAGCAAAACCAAACCACGAAAAAATAACACTAAAAGGAGAAAAATCATGTTTAGTTTTATCAATTTTGCTACCGTTATCGTCTTCCTTGTCACGATGTTTGATGACAGCACCCAGCTGGTGACCGTCCCTCGGTCTTCGCCCGACCCAATCGCCGAGCTCTGCCGCGCGCTTGTAGTCCTCAAGCGTGAGCGCTTCCACATCCGCGAGGTCTTTAAGCTTTCCAGCGATGGGCATACCGAGAAGGTCTACTGGTATGGTCGTAGTCAGTACATCGAAGCGCTGAACGCTCCTCATCACATCAATGAGAATGTCAGTTGCTATACGGACTACGCGTCCGGCATGCGCCAGAGAACACCTTGTAAGCTTGACTACGACACACACCGCGTTTTTGACATCGTCGCTCCTTGCAATGATGAAGAAGATGATGTAGTCGTGAAACGCAGCATCTTGCTTCCTCCGGAGAACGATGGCACGGTGCGTGAAGTTCGTATCTTCGACCTCGATGAACGGGATGAGTGCGGTGAACTGCCTGACCCCAAGACCATTGAGGGGCTGTATCGCGGGTACAAGGACCGGGACATGTACTGGACATGCGCTGACGAGAAGGTGATTGAGCCTGCTGACGCGGTGCATTATGTCAGGCAGCGTGCTCTGGCACAGTACCTTACCGATAGCGGTCACGCCGGTCTTCTGATGGAAGACGACTTCGAGCCATTGGAAGAGCCGCTCAAGCGCACAACGGATTGGCTGGCAAGCAAGGACGAGTCCCGTTTCGAGGAACTGTATACTGCCTACGCTGCTGGTCTTTATGCCGCACAGACGGAGCAGCTTCAGAACAAGAATAACAACACTCAGGAGGTGTGACCTATGTTGATTAAGAATATCAAGTGGGATACAGATGGTGATATGGAGGCTCTTGCCTCTTTACCGACCGAGGTCTACACGCCCCCATTTTTACATCAGGAACAGTATGACGATATCGAAGAATTCCTCGACGATGTCTCGGACTGGCTCTCGGACGAATATGGCTGGTGCCATTTCGGATTCGAGACGGAAACCGATGATGGAGGAATTATCAAATGCGACACGCTGCCCGAATGAGGCAGAAAGGAAAAAAATATCATGAAAGCAGAAATCAAATTTGCCATAACGAAAAACGGTCCCAAGGCGTTTATGTCCACCTACAACGATGACTGGACGCCTGCAAACGACACGAGGCTGCGCGTATACAAGAAGGATAAACGCAGCGTTACGCCTGCCAATGCGTACCCAGAAGGCAAGGGATATGCTCTTGCCATCAACCCGTGGGTGCTGCAGGATTTCCTCGAAGTCAACGGCATTGATGCCATGCAGCCTATGACTATCGCCAAAGGTCTTGCCCCTGAACTGCGGGATATCCGTTACGCGAACGATGATGAAATCGTGTGGTATGAGTTCTCTACCTGCCGTACCACGAAGCGCTGCACGAATCTGTCTCGTGCCAAAAGCTTTGTGCAGGATTGGGTCAATCACGATTGCCCGACTCTGTACCGCTACACCACGAACCAGAAGAATGTCAGCGTCAACGGGTTCGGATTCACGCTGCCAGTGTTCAGCAACGCGCTTGTCGATACTTACGATTGCAAGTTCCAGCTGGATGATACCCTGACTGACAAGGAAATCAACGCACTTCTCAAATATCTCAACCCGAAAGGTGCAGTAGCGGAACACCTTAACTTTGCCAAGAAAGCAAACGAGATGGGTCAGGATGCGCTCTGGAAGCTTCGTGAAGAGGTGAAGGATACCTGCAAGGCTATCAACGACCTTTTGCACGAACCTGCGACACGCGATGCCATTCTGAAAGCCCAGACGGAGCATCAGCGTGACGCAATGCCCATGATGGATTGCGGCTGGCTCAACTGGTTCCCTCTGGAAGGCACTGAGTTCGCCGAGAAGTTCAACACTGTGCGCAGCACGGGCAATGGTCCCTACTTTCTGGACATCGACATGCCTATTATTGACCAGAGCGTCAATGTGCAAAGCTACGGCGGCGATGTAGTGCGTGACCTCGTCTCGAAGCGGTTGGGCATTGATATTTACTATGTCCGACATCTGGACTGAGGTACAGTAATGCCGGTAGAATATAGATTGACCAGAACCGGGACTCTACCTGTTGGTATCCATGGACGCAGAATCATCTGTTGTCTGTGTCCCGACACCAATACATGGGATAAAGGTCTCGATGATTTCGCCATGCTCTTTCCGGACGCTAAGACGAGATACCTCGAACAGGCACAGGGAAAACCGCCGCGCTTAGGACAAGTCATCTTCTGCAAGGGAGAGGACGAGGATACTCTGATTGCGGATATGGTTTGCCGGAAAGACAAGCCGGATATGTACGACAGTGATGTGCATTTTGGATACCTGTACAGCTGCTTTCTGCAAGTAGTCCTGAAAGGATTGCAGGCAAATGCTTCGGTAGTGGTATCTGTACCCGGCGTGAATTTCAAAGAATGGCAATGGCGGAAACTGATTCCGGTCTTAAAGCACTCTATTGAAATGACGAGTATTCGGGATGATTTCACGGGTAACATCAAAGACAAGGTCGTAACGGCTATTGTTGGTTCGCCCTATGATTTGATTCCGTACGATAAGGAACTCAATGAAGCTACCGCAAAGCGCAAAGCAACGCGGACCCGGAAGCGGAAAGACCTCGGAGAGGATTCCGAAAAAAGCAATTCCAAACTCGAGCAAATCGAGATTCCTGACATTCCGGACGAAGACCCGGATGACGAAGACGATGATTGATGTCGGCCCCTGCAGCAATGCGGGGGCTTTTTTGTTGTCAAAATGCCGATAGAGCACCCCCTTGCCGCCAGACCTGCTTCGCGCACGAAAAACAACCATAACGCGACACAATTTAACAAATAAGCAACATTTATTTGTTCTATTCCTCTTGAAATCAACAGCAAATTATGGTATAATGTGTTTACTCGCTCAAGATAGTGCAATGTCCAATTTCTTGAGCCACTGTGTATGGCTATAAAACCACATCCTTCTATTTGATACTTGAAAAGTCGTGGTTTTGCTCTCCGTCACGGTAATGTAAGCGCATCCCAATACGGCTATATGTCCGCTTCCTTCTTTAGACACCATGCCGGCCGCCTGCAGCTTGTCTGTTCGACCGGCATATATGAAATTTAGCGGTCGTGCTTTCCGTATCAATCGTGTGTCTTAGCCCCGTGTCGAGATTCTTCTCGATGCGGGATTTTTGTTTTGTCAGGAGGTTTGTATGCTGACTGTTAAAGATTTCAACCGCATTACTTTTCTGCACCATCGCGGTATCGTCCCGCCCTCACCTGCAAAGGAAGGGGAGACGGCGGTAGAAAAGCGCTTTGTATGCACCGCGAACATGAAGTTGCTGGAGTATGGCTATGTGATGGCGTACGACCTCTTTGAGGCGTGCTGCAAGGCTACACATACTGCGTTCCTCGAAGTCTGGTCCGAGTTGTACGGGTTTATCACGGAAGATAGCAAAGCTATCTCAAAGACTTCGCCCATCTGGCCGGATTTCCCGAACGATGCGATGGAAGCGAGCCTTGTGGAGTTGTATATCGTCAACTACCTCAACTATCTGAGCGGTGGGACATGGACCCCCGACTCTGACCCGTCCCGATTCTGCAAGGGTCTTGATAAAGACCACCTTCCCGTAGCCAAGCAGATTCCGGCTTGCACCGAGGATGAAATCTACCGGTATCTTGTTCAGAGCGTAACGGGCAAAGCCCCTCTTTCTCCTGATGAGCAGAATACCGTAAAGATGCTTCTCTCTGACAGTGGCGAGGAGTTTCTGGATAAGGTAATGTCTCTGATGAAGGATAAGGATATTCCTTGTAAGGAGAACCTTGCACTGTATGTATCCTATATTATCCATCGTCCCGACTGGAAATCCCAGAAATGCTTCTTAGATTTCAAGAGTGCTACCGATGTGCTGCGTCTTGCCGCTGCCATGAGCGGGCAAGATGTAAGCCTTGCCAAGGCACCGCGTTTCCGCAGCTTTACAAGAGCAGAGCGCCGTGAACTTCTGGGTCTGCTTGAACATGTCGAGAAGGATGAAGGGTTTGCACTCCGTCCTGAACAGTTCAAGCGTCTGGGCGAGAAGCTGCATCCGAGTGAGTACGCCAAGTATTTCCCTGAGAACAAAGCCATCTTCGATAAGGTCCGCAACGGTATCAAAATCGAGACCTACAACTCAAAACTGCAGGAATTGATGAAGCCGCCTGTCAACGCGGAACTGCTGACGGCGCATCTTATGCTTCGTCCCGGTATGTTTGCCCGGTATTTGGACTTCGCTCTGCGCAGTTGTAAGGACACTACCGCGATGGAAGATGTCCTGTTCCGGTTCATCTCGGTCTGCAAGAGTGTAGAGCCCCGCGTTCTGGTCCAGCTTATCAACCATTTCCGGAATCGGAATAATCCCGTCCAGCTTGCCACCGGCAAGGCGAACGGTGCTGCCAGCAAGGTTCTTGACAGGGAAGTTGAGCCTATCCCTGAGGATATCTGCAACCGCGTTGCCCGCGATATCTTCAATCAGTTGTGGCAGGTCCTTCGTGCGGAGGATACCGAGCCGAAGTGCGCATACCTTGACCCAGCTTGCCACTGCAACGACATTGTGTTCCCTGATAATCCCCGGCAAATCTCCTCCTCGCTGCGTTCTGCCGCATGTGGGTCCAGAACCCGGCTCCCGGAGGGCAATGTGCTTCGTGCGTTTCTCTACTGGAAAGCGAGTTTCGAGACTGAGGCATGGGACGGCGTTGACCTGGACCTCTCGGTCGCGTTTTATGGCGATGAGAAGGTCAACTTCGTCTTTTACGGAAACCCGAAGGTTGAGCCGCTCGGTGCTATCCATTCCGGAGACCGCAGGAGCAGCGGCAAGAACGGTGCTGTCGAGTATGTGGATTTCGATATCAAGAAATGCCTGCAAAACGGTATCCGCTATGCCGCGATAGTCGTCAACTCCTATTCGGGCGAGAAGTTTTCCGAAATGGATGCGGCGTTCTGCGGCGTGATGGTTCGTGACGGCATGACCGGCGAACAGTTCGAGCCTGCCACCGTGAAGGACCGGTTCGCTCTGACCACCGAATCCGGCCAGCTGGTCATGGCTGTCGTGGATTTGCAGAAACGCGAACTCATCATGGTCGATAGGACAGTTACCGGGTCGCTTGCGTACAGCAATGTCATCACCGACTACCAGCCCACGAAGGATGTCTGTCAGTATGCCATGCAGCTGAAAAGCCTCTCCATCAAGGAAATGGTCGGGATGCGGTATGCGAAGTTCCTGAAAGACAGCGAGTGGGACAAGGCGGATATCATCATCTCTGAGAATCCGGAGAAGTTCAATGCCATCACTTCCGGCAAGCCTGTTCCTCGTATTGTGAGTCCCTACGATGTTCCCAGCATTTATGATGTTGTGTTCGGGACTACCAAGACAAGCTGAGCCAAAGATAATTCTTCCAAGAATAATTCCGCAAAGAATTATTCTTTAACACTTTGCGATTCCTGCCATACAAACCACCGCCTGATTTCGGGTTATCCGAGAAAGGGCGGTGGTTTTTGCGTGCAGGGACAATCTGAAAACATACACATTTATGGCAGATTTGCGTTTTTGCGAAGATTTTTCCAAAAAAAGCGGGGTTTGTGTTAGATTTTTGAAAAAAAGATGATGTTTTTCGCTTGCACGAATGTGCGAACCGCATAGAATAAAGTCAGTGGTCCGATACCAGTGGTATCGGATGCTTTTAAGGGCAGGACCATGGTTGTACAAAATACAATTTTGGTCTCACTGATTTCGACCAGACTTCCTTGACGGCGGCTGTATGCAGGAACAATCTCCGGATGGGATGAATGGAATAACACAAACACATTTTTTGAAAGGAGCTTTTCCAATGAAAAGTTATAAGCGCGTTGCCTCTGCCGTTCTGGGCATGGCAATGGCCGCCAGCTGCATGGCGCCTATCACTGCATTCGCTGCAGAGGATTTTCAGCAGCCCACTGACAACACTGTGATTGCCAATCATCCCAACGATGAGACAATGCTGCACTCCACCCCCGTCTACCGCATCGGCACGAAGTCCTTCTACAAGGTGAACGATGACGGTTCCGTCACCTACGCCGACCAGGACACTGCTGGCTTCAAGGCCGTTCCTGCCGCCTACATCATGGGTAGTTCCTACAACACCGTTGGCGAGTACGGCATCTACACCACCACCAAGAGCGACGGCAGCAAGCTGGAGCACTTCGTCAAGATTTCCGACTGCCAGGAAGCAAACGGCAAGGTGAACTGGAACCACGGTACTGCTGATGAGGCCAAGGTCAGCGACGACACCAAAGCAAACGGTGTTGACACTGCCAGCAACGAAGACCCCACCATGAGCACCCAGTTCTACATCTACCTGGACAACAATTCCGAGATTCCGGAAGAGACTCCTCCGACGGAGGAAGAGCACCCGGGCGTCGCTACCGATGACGGCCGCGTTGAGTACGACATCACCGTCGCTACTGTCAACCATGTCAATGTCAAGGCTACCGTTCCTCTGTATGTCTGCATGTACGGTTTCCGCAGCACCGGCAATGTTGTCACCCCGACCAAGGACGCTTACCAGCTGCGCAACTACTCCACCATCGACAAGAACAGCCGCACCTACATCGCTGACATTGCCAAGGTGACCCACTACAGCCGCATCTACGATACCGACCACTCCAACGACGAGCTGTTCGCTATCGCTTATGATGCCACCACCAAGTCCTACACCTACTGGTACAGCGACCCCGCCACCCAGGCTGGCTGGACTGAGCCTGCCAACTACCATCAGATGGGTGCTGACGAGCACATCAACGCTTCCGGCGAGTGCTATGTCATCTTCATCGACGGCAAGTGGGACTTCAAGGCTGCTGGCACTCTGGACGGCGACGCCCTGCGTGAGACCGTCAAGGGTATTGACGGCAACCACCAGCTGAAAGAGGACTTCGTCATCACCGATGGCGCTACCAGCTGCAACTTCGGCAAGAAGTTCGATGTCGGCACCTCCATGACCGACAACTCCAAGCGCGAGGGTCTGGCTCTGAAGGTTTCTGAGCTGCAGGCTGAGCCCGCTACTTGGCGCGTCGTTCCCATGAGCACCTCCGCTCTCAAGCGCGGCGAGATTGCCATGAGCATTGCTCCTGACTCCGCTATGTACAACGCTTCTGCCATCGACCTGGCCAAGTGCTCTGCTCCTCTGGACATCACCGAGAACGGCTGGTTCCTGGCCGCTCCGACCGAGGTCACCAAGACCGGCGCTGCCGCTGACGCTGTCACTCATGACGCCGCCAAGGCTCTGCCCCTCATCGTCAACGCCAAGATTGCAGGCTCCAATGTCAACGACGCTGGCTGCACTCCTGTTGTTCGCGTCACCTACAGCATCATCCCGATGTTCGAAACCGGCGACACCCAGACTGCTACTGCTGGCGGTGTCGGCAGCAACCGCTGATTTGAAAATTTCGGCATAAATCAAACTCGTTAGCGAGTTGGCCGTCGAGTGACCTGCCGCTCGGCGGCTTTGGTTTTAGCTAATAGCATCACACTTGGAAAGGAATAATATTATGGCGAACAATATCGTATCCACCGACAAGAAGACCTCGAAGAAGAATGACAAGCTTTTGCACCGTACCATCACGGTTTGTGTGGTTCTGCTGCTTGTGCTGTGCGCAGGCCTGTTCATCTGGAAGAAGAGCGGAAAGATTTCGGACAACCGTCTGGAAGATTCCGTTGCCGCACAGCTGGGCCAGCTCGATGGCAAGAGCGAGGCTGAGATTCAGGAAGAACTGAATCGGGTGGTAGAAGATGGCACCATGGCTATTTCCATCAATGTAAATCCCGTATTCAAGACCGGAGATTCTGAGGGTACGCTCGAAATCGAGAATGTCCCCAACAACAAGTACGCTCAGGTCGTAAGCATCACGCTCGATGACGGCGGTGCTGAGATTTACAACAGTGGTCTTATCCAGCCCAACTACCACATTCAGACCGATAAGCTGTCCCAGCCGCTCGAAGCAGGCACCTATGACTGCACTGCGACTTTCACGGCTTATGACACTTCTGATAGCGAGAATCCGATTGAGGTTGGTTCTGCTGCCGCCAAGATTACTATTTCCGTTCTGAGTTAAAGTATGCCGATGCCCCGGTGCAGACCCATCCGTTTGTGCTGGGGCATTTTTTGAAAAACACAGGAGGCAATTCCATGAAGCGTTTTGCAAAAGCATGCGCGGCGGTATCGATGGCATTGATGATGTCTACCGCTGTGGGTTTTGCTGCCGAAACGGAACACCCGAACATGGACCACGGTACTACCAATAAGGCTGCGGTGTCGGATGAAGTAGATACTGCTCTGAACATCACGCCGAAAATGGGCACGAAGTTCACCGTGTACCTTGCTCCGGATATTCCGGAAACCATCCCCATTGTCCATGAAATCCCCAAGATGGGTGATATGGGCATCGACCAGAAGACGCTGCTGGAAGCATTGCTGGTCGCGGGTGGCTGCTACCTTGTGAGCGATGGTGTTGCCACCGCCTGCAAGGGTAAGCGCAAAGACGATAAGGCTGCAACTCCCGCTTAAAATGCAAGGTCCCGATGCCGTTATGGCACCGGGGCTTTTTTGTTTGTGGGGCAAAACCAAGAAATCATACGGGAGCTCTCAGAAAATCAGGCGCGAGCGTTGCCGAAATGTGCGAATCGCATACAATAAAATCATGAGTCATCGCAAGACCGCAGGATTATGCGGCAACAGAGAAATATAGTATCAGGAATCGAATAAGAGGTCTATCAGCATGGCAAATGTCAAGACTGTCGCAAGAAAAACCCTCGGCTGGGTATCCCGCCTTATCAGTATAGCTGCACTCATCGCAGTGTTTATATTGAGCGGGATGCTGCTCCGAAGTATAGCACAAACCAAAAAGACCCAGGAACTCACTTCATCCTTGCAGGCTATCAGAACGACTGCACAGGAAACCAATGAAACTGACTGGTCTAACGGAATGCTTGCGGTCAACCCTGATTATAAGGGATGGCTTACTGTATATGGTACGACCGCTACCGGGCCGGTAGTGCAGGGAGAAACAAACGACACCTACCTCCGTACGGATATCTACGGAGAGCATAGTATCCCCGGCACCCTTTTCCTCGATGAAGTATGTGATACGCGACAGCACGGCAACCTTATCATCTATGGGCATAAGATGAACGACGGGACGATGTTCGGCTCTCTGGATAAGTTCAAGGACCCGGAATTCTTCGATGAAAACGGGACTGTTTGCTGGGAAGGCGAGTACGGGAAAGAATACTACCAGATATTCGCGCTCATGGTAGTGCCGGGGTATGTTGATGACCCGAACTTTGTAGATATTCAGGCATGGGCGAACACGCTCTCTGCCTCTAAGGCTGAGGATATGCTCGAAACCATCCAAGACAAAGCCTCGATTTACAAGGAACTGCAATTCGACTGCGATAATGACAAATTTTTGTTCCTTGTCACCTGTGACTACAATATCAATAACGGTCGTATGGTATTGGCAGCAAAACGGCTAAAGAAAATCGACGAAAATGTGCGTTCGTAAAGAATGTGCATTGACATTTTCGAGATGCAAAATATAATAAAGAAAGAAACACCTATCCTTTTTCTCACACAATTTGTTGCGGATTTGTTAAAATCAAGCCATCATGGTTGTATTCAATACATCTCCGTGATAAAATGCAAGTGTACAGAAGGATAGGACGCCAAGAGTCCACGGTATCGTCGATGACGAAATCCAAAACCGCGTAGGGCTGGCGGAACCTATCTTTATTGAGTAGCCTCAGCGCTAGATGCCGAGAAGGAGTGTTTTTGTCAATAACCCCGCCTAAACCGGTTCGCCGGTTATAGACGGGGCTTGCGGGGAAACCCGTAAGCCCGGTTGGTTAGCCTTGGTGAACGGAAACTTCGGTTGCCGCGAACTCCGTTATGCATTTGATGAGCAATCATCTTCATAATATAGGCACCCCGATAATGCTCCACAAGTGTCGGGCTCTGCGGGCAGCGTATGCGTTAGCGGTGCAAGCCGTTGATACATATTACGTTAAACATCTCTAAGGGTAGGAGAAGTGCGTAAGCCATGCCGAAAGGCTAAAACAGTGCATAACATTGGCGAAGTGGACCACAGGGCGCAAGTCCTGACTTATAGTTTCATTACTACTTTACGAAAGGAGTATCTTGCATGAACACTTGCGTTTGTGTTCTCAGCAACAATGGTGAACGCTTAATGCCTACCTTCCGTCTTGGCAAGGTACGCCGACTTCTGAAAGACGGAAAAGCGAAAATTGTTAAGCACCATCCCTTTACAATCCAGCTGCTGTATGACAGCAAAACAAACAAACAACCTATCGAAATCTGCGAGGATGTAGGTTATAACTACATTGGCATCAGTGTGAAAAGCGAATCTCACGAATACGTATCTGCTCAGTATGATACATTGCAAGATGAGAAAGAACATCACGATGATTGCCGTAAGATGCGCCGCGCCCGCAGAAACAGACTGCGTTACCGTAAACCGCGTTTCGATAATCGCAAGCGCAGCGAAGGTTGGCTTGCACCTTCCCTGGAGCATAAGAAGCAGCTGAATATCAGCCTTGTCGAACGGTATGTATCTGTGATTCCGATTACTCACGCAACGGTTGAGGTTGGTTCTTTTGATACAATGCTGCTGCAAGCTATCCAGAAAGGCGAAACAAAGCCGGAAGGCGCAGACTATCAAGAAGGTCCGCGCTACAATTTAGCCACGCTGCGTGAGGCAGTATTCTATCGTGACAATTACACCTGCCAGGTTTGTGGGCGCAAAATCACGGATGGTGCCATCTTACACATGCACCACATGTTTTACTGGAAAGGCAGACACGGCTACAAGCTTGATGAGCTGGTTACAGCGTGTGAAAAGTGCCACACGCCAGCAAATCATCAAAAAGGTGGCAAGCTCTTCGGTTTTGGCGAAGATAAAGAATTTGCCGACCTTTCAGGCGCAGCGTTTATGAACGCCGTTCGCTGGCAGATAGTAAATGCACTGCACACCACATACAGCAAAGAATTTGTGACCATTACTTATGGCGCTATGACAAAGGAGAAGCGCATCGCGCTTCAGCTTGAGAAAAGTCACAACAACGATGCGTATGCAATGGGAGATTTTCACCCGGTACATCGTTGTGGGTTTAGACATTACCAAAAACGACGCAGAAACAATCGTGTACTGGAAAAATTCTACGATGCCACTTATATTGACGCTCGCACCGGTAACAAAGCAAAAGGCAAGGAACTTTTTAACGGCAGAATAAGTCGCAACCACAAAAAAGATTCCGAAAACCTGCACAAGTACCGCAGCGAAAAGGTATCGAAGGGTCGTCGCTCTATAAGAAAGCGGCGCTATGCGATTCAGCCGTACGACACTGTGCGTCTCAAGGGTAAAACATACATTACAAGCGGTTGCCATAACAAAGGCACAAGACTTTTAATTCCCGTTAATGGGAAAAGTAAATCCGTGACAATTTCCAAAGTTCAAGTTGTTTGCCATGCGGGACCATGGATACAAATTATCTAAATATTGAAAGGAGGTAAGCAGGAAATGCTATATCTTAGTCTTTTCTAAGAAACGCATTCCTCCCCACCTAAGCCTTACGGCTATAGATGGGGTATCCTGCTCCATAATTATGAAAAAGAATATCGTATTGGCAGTTATTGCGACTGCGGCTATGGCGCTCAGCCTGGTAGGATGCGGCGTTAAGGTCACGAACATCTCGGTTCCGGATGCTGCTACCCTCGAAAAGGGTGAGAGCATCACGCTGCCGGTGAATTTCGGGACGGAAGATGCACCTGCAGAGACGCCTGTCATCGCAACTGGTGAGTCTGCTACGGCAGAAACTGCTGCACAGGATGAAAAGATTGCCAAGGCGGCTGAGAAGCTGACGCTCGCGTGGACTTCCTCCGATGAGAGTGTTGCTACGGTCGATGAGACCGGCACCGTTACGGCAATCGCAGCCGGTGAGGCTGAAATTACCGCCACAGTCAAGGATACCGAGATGCAGGATGTCTGCGTTATCACCGTCAAGGTGTCTGCGAAAGAATTGAAGGTTCCCGATACCTTGGATGTCAAGCTTAATGATACGGATGAAACCGCAATCGAAGCGAAATGCGAACCGGAAGATGCATCCAACATTTCGTTTGATTTCGCTTCCAGCGATGAGGAAGTCGCCACCGTCGATAAGGACGGCAAGGCAAAGGTCCTTAAAGCAGGTGAGTGCGACATCACTACGACCCTCTTGCAGGATGGCGAAAAGGTTACCGAGAAGACGACTTATGTGAAAGCGTTCTATGAGGTTGAAAGCATCACGCTCGATTCCAACGAAGGTAAACTGACGGTCGGTAACTCTCACACCATTAAGGCAACTGTTGCCCCCGAAGAGGTCGCCGCCGAGACCACTATCGAGTGGTCGTCCAGCAACGAGAAGGTCGCTACCGTTGATTCCAATGGGAAGGTAACTGCTGTTTCCTCTGGAAATGCAACCATCACGGCGACTGCTGGTGAGGAGAGTGCCAACTACGAAGTGACGGTTGAACAGCCGAAGAAGGTCACGACCAGCAACAAGACTTATAAAAACAGCGGTTCCAGCAACAGTGCTGCTGCCGTGACGCCGACTAATCCGGCACCTGTTGCGCCGGTTACGCCGTCTGCTCCCGCTACGCCGTCCGCTCCCGTTACGCCGGTACAGCCCAGTAATCCGGAACCTGCTGCTCCGGCTCCTGCGCAGCCTGACCCGGCACCGGCACAGCCTAGTAACCCTGAACCGGCGCAGCCGAGCAATCCCGAGCCTGCACAGCCGTCTCAGCCGAGCGGTGGAGACTCCAACACCGACTGGTGGGGCACAGTGATTCCCGGTGAGGCTGATAAGAGTTGCCCTCCGGAAGATGTGGGCATCCTTTGCTAATGGCTTTTTGAAAAATAATAAATTATAAGCAACCGGCAACTCGTAGAAGAAACACTCTTCTACGAGTTTGTTTTTTGAAAAGCAGTGTCTATTATTATAATAAGGTAGGAGTTAGCAAATGAAAAAGAGGTTCGCATTGGCAACTGTCACCACTGTTACAGCGCTTCTGCTTTTTGTAGGATGCAGCGTTAAGGTCACGAACATATCGGTGCAGTAACTCCTACCGACACAGCCATCAAAAAATAAGAGAACTCGTAGCGCTGGGATACTACGTCCCTCTGCCACGAGTTTTCTTGTTTACGGAATGCTATTTCACTTGTTATCTGCGAGATTCCCAGCTTTTTCGTTTGCCAGAATGTGCGAGTTGAATACAATGAAAAGAGAAAGGAGCAGTGACGGAATTGAAACCGATAAAGCTGAAAGAACTCCTGCGCACAGCCAAGGACCCTGCCACGCAGAGAATTGTCATTGATGAAGGTCTTTGGTTTGATGCTCCTCTATTTGAAGGTGTTGTTAAAGATGTGGATGAAGCACTCGGAGAACGTATCATATCAAATTGGCAGGTGGAAACAGATGGTACGCGCTTAATTGTATCAAGCAATCCACCCCTCCAGGATTTGCAAGAATGTAGACCTTCTAAGATAGCACATATGGGATAACTTTAGTTTTTGGGTTTGCAAAGATGATGGACTGCCAAGAAACGCAATATGAAGAGGTTGCTGTGCAGCTTGCAGCAATGCTTGCGTGTCAGTTGTAAAATGACTCCAAACAGCTAAGGACATTGTAAGCCCCATGATGACTTTCTTTGTTACTATGTCTTTTACGACTAACACCTTTACATCAGCTCCTTTATAAGGAGTTTTGTCGCTCACAACTTCGCAAAGCACTCTGCCATAATAAATATTGACTTCTCGAGGCGCTTCGTTTGCGGCTAACAACTCTGGCAAAAGTTCAAGACGGCATTGGGGAAGGCGTTTTTGCAATGTTTGTTGCCGATGCACAACAGGAATGTCTCTACAATCTTGTCCGGAGTTCCCGGTTTTTGTGGTATCCGGTTTTTGATTGTTATCAACCATCGAACGCAAAAGCATGTCGAGTTGAGAAACAGCTTGCTTCTCAATATCGCCTCCAATTTTCTCGACATCTTTGATTACAATTTCTTTCAATGTGTACATGCATCCTTCGCCGTGTTCTTCGTGTGGGTGTCCGCGATAATAAAGGAGACCGTTCGTGTGGACAACTGTCAGTGGAACAGCTTTACAGTATGGGCAAAATATGTGTCCCTTGTACCGCCTTTCATAAACCGTATGGTCGAGATTGTACTCGTTGCGTATCTGCATGATTGTGACCGGTTTGTGTGTGATGTTGAAAAAAGCCTCTGTGTACTTTGGCATAGACTAGCAACTCCTTTGTGATTTGAGGTGATTATTATGATTACTTTACATGACTTATTGGACAATTTTTGTTGCATTGACCCATACACTGACTATGCAATCGTCAACATAGAAACAGGTGAAGTGCTTGTTGACCGCGTCCACGATAGGACATACACGGTTGATGATGTTGATGATTACGCAAAGTTCTTACCTTATGCACGCAAGCAGGTTCGAGCGTGGGAAACAAAAGATGGGAAAATGATATTCTATATTCTGCCGCCAAGAAAAAAGAAGGCAAGGCGATGAAGCCAACAATGAAGAACAAATTATCAACGGAGAAAACGCAATGATTTTACATCACTACATTTGGGGTGATATCGACATCGACATCGTCGAGGAGGTAGCACCACATTTTCTGATAGCAAAACACTATGGCAACTTAGCTCTTTTTTGCAGACTCACAAAACATCAGAGCCATTACTTTCGCAATTCCGACAAGCGCTTTTACGCCGCAGGTTTTGACGATGAAGGCAAAAGTATGAACCCATCAGACGAGTACATTCCGTTTGTGCCAGACATATTGTACGACGATGATGGCATTGGTTATTTATGCTTGATGCAGCCATCATGGCTTCACACAATAGACGACATGAGACATAAAATTGATGGCATAATTGCAATAGACAAAAAGATTCGTGAACACGACGAATACTATGTCGGCTCATTAAGGAATGATATTATCAGCTATGAGTTGGTTCAGCGCGTAAAGTGAAAGGCGGTGATGATATTGAAGCCGATAAAACTTAAATACCTTTTAGAGCAAGCAAAGAACCCGGAAACACAACATATTGAAATTTTGGAAGACTACATCCTTTCAGTAAAAACAGTATATGAGGGAGCAGTAAAAGATGTTCCAGAGGATATGTTGAGTAAATACTACATAAGCGACTGGTATGTCAGAGACGAAACGGCTGTTCTTGTTGTTCTGGTCTGGGTCAATCAGCCTGAGCGACTAATCAAGTATGTGGAAAACTCAAATAGAGATTGCCATAGGGTTACAATACATGATTTGATGGGAAATGGTTGCTGCACAAACCCCTATACTGATTTTGCCATTGTAAATATCAAAACAGGGGAAGTGCTTGTAGACCGTGTTCACGACAAAACCTACATGGTCGATGACAACAAGGACTATGACCAATTCCTTGCATATGAATGGAAAACTGTGAGAGCGTGGGAAGCAAAAGATGGTAAGATGATATTTTACATTTTGCCGCCAAGAGGAAAGAAGGCAAAACCATGAAACCAACCGTAAAATCATTCCTTGCATTGGCAGGAGACAAAGAACTAACCGTTCACATCGCCCGTTATAAATCGGATTCTGCTGATGGTTACAGCGATGAAAAAGTCTTTTGTGGTAAGTCAAATGATGTTCCGGAATGCTATACAAATGAAAAAGTGACAGAGTGGACAACAACGGACAATTCGGAAATTGTGTTGTACATTAACTGAATTAGAGGATTTCTTCCACAATCAGAAACTCAGAATTCTTGAGAGAAACGACATGGCAGCCATTCCACATAGAACCTACGGCTTTTCCAAGAAAAGAGATGCGAAGCTCTGCGGCAGGATTGCTAAGTAAATCCTTGGTTTCTTGAGTGAAATGATTCCAGACACCATTTGAGACATTCATTGTCAGCAAAGGTTCCCCTGTAGCGATGTTCTGGAGGCCACAATGATAGAACGGCTCTTTGTTGTAGTGGCTCTCAGCAACGTCCAGAACGCATTTGACGCGGCCGTAATAAACAGCCACTTCAGGCAGGTGGGGTTCACTGCTTTTAGGAATCATCTCAATCAGACGCTGAGAAATTTTGCGACGCTGCAGCTTCTGTGCCAAAGGTCCTTCATCTTCCGGCTGATGATGAGCCGCACCGTTTCCACCGGCGTGGACAGCACGAGCAATTTGGCGTTCAATGGTTTTTGCCAGAGCGCGGCGAAGCTGAGAACGGATAGTCTTTGCGTTTGCAGGGTTCTGAGCGTCGGTGGCGGTAGGCACATATTCGGGGCGGATAAAATCACAGCCGTCCATGTGAGCAGACCTCGGAGCTGCGCGGAAAAACGGGAAGTCTGCCCCCTGCACAACAATGAGCCGGGCTTGCTTGCATTCTGGACAGAGAAGATGCCCTTCATAATAACGCTGCATGTAGATATGAGGGTCTTTTTTGGATTCCTCACGAATGTCGGCGATGGCAATCAGACGGCGTTCAGATTCGTAGTAAGCGTATTCGTATTTTGACATAATGGTCACAACTCCTTAAATAAATGGTGGTGATGAAAATGAAATTGAAAACAATAATGGCTTGCGGAAGAGATGTATACTTTGACTATCAGCTTATCAACGCCCATACAGGAGAAACTCTTGTAGACCGTGTATGCGATAAAACTAATAGCAAAAGCGGTGAAGAGGAATGGAAAGAACATTGCAAATATGAACCATACAAAGACTGGAAGGTTCATAAATGGGAACTCAAAGAACGAAAAATGCAGCTTTACATCTCACCGTAAATGCGTGTAAAAGTGAGATACACTAATAGTATACTAACTTTGCACCACACAAATATTATACCATGAATTTGTATTTTTACATTATGGCGCTCTTTACACAAAGCAACTTTTTGCTTTGCACAGAATGAATTTCCGCTTTACACAAAACGAATTACGACTTTACAAGAAACGGCGACATTTTCGACAGTCACATCTCACAAAAACCGTCTGCGGAATTCATATATTATTCCTTGTGCATACCCGACAAAATTCAACCAAAATATTTGTATGAAGTGCCTTTTACCGCTGCGTAACTGGCACTTTTTCTTTGCGATAAAAAAATAAGTTTTGCCTAGTTGCGAAAATGTGCGAACTGCATAGAATGGAAATGTACGGAAGCAAAAGTAATCGTGCAGGGACGATTTTTGCGTAGGACCACGCCAAAGTTTTACGCTGATTCGCTCACTGTACAGAAAGGACACACGCATTATGCACAAAATTGCACAAAAAGTGACCTCTGTTGCATTGGCGGCCAGTATGCTGCTTTCTATGTTCGCGGTTAATACCGTAGCGTTCGCGGACGAATTCAAAGATAACACTACTGTGTCCGACGAAGTAACTGAGGCCCCGGTTTCGGATGATGAAGTGGATGCGGTTGAATCCGTTGACAAGACCGACACTTCAAATTCCGAATCCGAAGATACGCCGGTCGAAAGCCCTGAGCCCTCTCAGACTGTGACTGATGTAGTGGATTTGACGCATGATTCCACGGCCGACACGGTCAAGGATGATACGGCAAATTCGGAAGATGTCGTCTATACGGAGTCCGATACCTCCGAGGATGTCATTGCCACACCGGAAACAGCTGAGCCGTTCATCGGCATTCAGGCTGTAACACCTGATTACGGCGATAAGATTTCGGCAGAGGTAGGGGATACAGTTACTCTGGATGCCCTGCTGAACCGTGATGATGTCTCTGTAACCTACCAGTGGCAGAAGAAGCAAGCTTTTGCTTCTGAAGAATCCTATGCCATCTATCCGTATGAAGAGGACGAGCCTACTTGGTACGATTTCGTCTGGGAAGACTCCACTGAGGCAAAGACACTCGCGAATTCACCTGACTTTGTTTGGCAGGGTTGCGAGATGTACTATGCTATTGTGGATGCTCTCGATGAAATTGGTGCTGATTCCAGCGATGTCCGAGTTGCCTGGCATACGCCAAACTTCGTTCTGGATGGATACACCATCACCGCTGCCAATGCCGAAGACGGCACCGTTGAAGTCTATGCTTCTAACGGAGAGAGCACCTACACCGCACATCTCAACGATGACGGCAAGTGGGAGTTTTCAGACGAAAGCACTGCCGCTTTGACTACTGATTGGCAGAATATCGAGGGTGCTACCGAGCCCACTTACACCTTTGAAGTTACGGAGGATGACCTCACTGCAAGCTATCGCTGCCTGATTACTGTCACCGACGAGACTTACAAGGAAGCCAACTTCAAGGCTTTGGAGGAACTTGGTAACGAATTGACCGATGAGGATAAGGCGGGCGATATCATCCTGTCCACTGTCCAGTTTAAGGTTGTTTCTACTGACATTGCCACTGCAGAGACAGCGGATGGGGATAATGCCCCCGCCACCTTTGCTATGCTGGCACGCTCCTTTGCTCCCCGCGCTGGCGGGAATGGTCCTGCGCTGTCCTCTGATAACCAGTGGATTACGGGTCTTAACGGCAACTACGAGTACATCACTAAGAACATGTACGACCAAGTTACCGAGTGGTTCAATGCCGGTAAGTTTGACAAGGCCACCGCAGACCGTTACTGGACTCAGATTGGCGGTGCTTGGAGTGGTTCAAAGGTCGGAACCGCTAATGTTCTGGACGATAACGGCTTTCCCACTGGTGCAACTCGTCAGTACATGGAGTTCCCGCTGACGGATGGCAATATGCTCGAAGTCAACTCCGAATGGTATGGTCAGACCGTCTATTTCCGTCCTCATAACAGCAATAACGCTTGGACCGTCACCGGTACTGCTGTTGAAGTTCCTGCGTATACTGCTGTTATCCGCGATGCCGATAAAAACAACTACGGCACGGGTGCTTCTGGTACAAAGTACAAAGACGCTGTTGTCTTCTTGAACCCTTGGGTTTCAGACGCAGGTCGTATGTATGCGAAGTTCCTGTCGCATCCCTCTGTATCCAGCAACGGTTGGCTTAGAGGACCCAACGGTGAAACTTTGAGCCAGCATATCACCGTATTGTCAGTACAGGTTGAGCAGTTTAACGCCAACCCTGAGATGTACATGATTGACGCCGAGGGCAACTACCGCATCGACTCTATCGGCTGGGGTGTTTGCGTACAGCAGGAGCCAGACCTTTCCGGCAAAGCCTACTACGCCATCAAGGGTTTCCTGAGCCAGGGCTACGGCATGTGTGTCGGTCACGATACCATGTACGCCTATGCCGGTTCTTGGTATGATGCTCACATTGCTGGTTATACCGACCCCGGTTCTCGTGATTACTACGAGGGTGGTCGTTTCGGTCCCGATAAGAATGATGGGTCTACCCGCTACTATGTCCTGAACTCTGTTCCTAACATTGACAACGGTCACTGGAACATGAACGCTCTGATGGGCGCTAACGGCGGTAACATCGATTCCGGCACTGTCCTGCCGACCGATGCTATCTCCATGATTCTGTCTACTGGTGGTAGCCACAGCTCCTACGGTAAAGCTGGCATCATGTACGGCAGCGACCAGCTGAGTGTTCGTCTGAAGCCTTATTCCAACTCTCAGGCACAGTCCACAGTCAAGTATCGTGACCCCACGAACTTTCCGTACGATATTCCGTCTAATTTCGGTGCATCTCGTACTCACTCCAACTCTCAGGTTGCGTTCGGTCCTATCTGGGTCGATTACGCAGGCGGTAATGTCACCGGTGCAGAGTTCGGTTATAACCCGTACCCCACCACCAAGACCATTACCGACCCTGCAACGGGTCGTTCTTGGTACGGCACCAGCAACTTCTACCTCTCCGGCACCGGCAACTTCCTGATGAACCAGATTGGTCACTTGCCCGAGAACTCCGCTACGCAGGGTGAATCTGCTCTGTTTGCCAACACTGTCATGTACATCTCTCAGCGCAAGCAGTGCGAGATTTGTGCAGCAAATCAGAACAGTCAGGAAGACAGCCACTTCGTTATTCGCGTGAGTTCTGTCAACTACATGCAGGTTCTGTCTGCTCTGCAGGCTGGTGGTTCTTTCTGGTATCCTCTGAACGGCTGCTATCAGGTTGTTGACGACCTGACTCTGCCGGAAGGCTGGGAGCCTATCAAGAACTTCTCCGGTCACTGGAACTCCGATGCTTACCATGTGAACCTTGCCAGTAACGGCAAGCCGCTGTTCGATAACACCGGCAACACCTACGGCATGTTCACTACAGGCAGCAACAACGGCTGGAACCTCGGCAGCGATAAAACTGTCGGCGCTCTGCCCGTTCTGAAACTCGACAACCAGCCCAATGTCCGTATCACTGGTGTTGCCCGTGTTGTTGGCGATTTGAATGCTCTGCTCCCGGATGATGGTGTTTCTGATTACACCGGCTACCGCGTTATCGTCCATGCGACAGATGGCACTGACTACGACTGTGTTGTCAACGGTGATAGCAAGTATGTTATCTCCAATGTACCCTGTACCGGTATGCAGCGTGCTGAGGTCATCGACCCCAGTGGTCATAGCGTGGTTGAGTACGGTATGATTGTCGTGGATGTTCCGAATCATTTCTGGAATGACTGCGAGACTCATCCTCTGGAACTCCTCAAACCCACCGCAGACCCGATTGACGATTACAAAGACTGGGAAGGTCCTGTCAACAAGACAGTCGGCAGTAAGCTGTTCTACGACCAGACGGTTCCCGACTCTAATGTGAAGTGGTACTACCGTGCCATCACCGAGAGCGGCAAGATGAGCCAGTGGTTCGAGATTGGCGGTCCCGGCACTTCCTTCACCACCTATGACGGTGTCGTCAAGGGCAAAATCAACAAGACCACCTTTACGGCGGCTGCTACCAACGCTGATATCCCGTACACCGAGAGCACCGTGACCTACACGACCCTCGACTACTGCAACGAGAAGATTCAGTTCAAGTGCGAGTTTACAGTCGCTGGTAAGCAGTATACGAGCCTCGATAAGGCTGAGGACGGCAAGAACGGTTACTGCGAGTCTGCACTTCGTCCTATGTACATTGAGCAGGCTTTCGATAAGCGTATCCCTGTCGGCGAGACCACGACCTTCGACTTTGACCTCAACTACTGGAAGGGTGTCAACGAGGGTGTTACTTACACGGTCCAGTACCGCGATGAGAACAACACCTGGGTCGAGGTCGGCAGCGACCCCGCTTTGTTCCCGGCTGGCTCCTTCAATGTCACGACTAAGGTCTCTGACATCGATGCAACCAAGATTGGTACTCGTACCTTCTGGCCCGCTGCCTTCTGGAATCCCCTGAACGATTTGCGCGAGTCCGGTATCTCTACCATGCGTAAGCATTCTACCGTCACGCTGACGCTGACGAATGCGACCATGGACTGGGATGGCTTGGATTTCCGCTGTGTGTTCAGCTACAAGGCTCCCGCGCACGAAATCACCGCTGACTCTACGATTTCCAACTATGAGCCGAACGGTCGTACCGGTCACTTGGTCGTGTATGCTCCGCCTATTGAACTGACGCCTCTGAAAGCACAGTCTCTGTTGCTGAACTCTTTCGATTCCAAGAACGGCAACATGGCGTGGACTACCGCAGCCAGCAACCCGAACAACGGTCGCCGTACCACCGATGTGCCTCTGGACGCGATTGCGCCTGATGTGCTGCACAAGGACGGTACTACGACTTATGGTGCTGCCAACGATAACAAGGCGGTCTACACCACAAAGATTACCTTCTTCGGTAACAAGGATTCTGCACCCACCATTCGCTGGAAGTTTAGCAATGTCGCTGGCGGCGGTCGTCTGGACCGTTTCATGAATGTCACGGACGGCGACGGCACGATTCAGCTGAATTACAGTCAGGTTGGTAAGAAAATCGGCAATGTCAATGCACTGAGCAACAATGTCGATGATATGGAACGCTCGTTCATGAGCGGCAATGGTCTTGCTTTCAACAAGTTCTCCGCTTACATCAAGCTGGAAGCTATGTATCCCACGGATGCAGCAAACCTCAACAACAAGACCTACAATGAGTGGAACGCTATCGTGTCTCTGTACATCGATAACGCCACGAACCCGATGGATTTCGGCGATACGCACTACTACTTCCTGTGTGAAGCAGAAGAGCGGTATATGAAGAACTGGGACGCCAACAACATGCTGCCGTATACCTGCGGACGCACCGTTGCGTACAACTTCAACCGTGTCGTTGATTCCGCTGACCCGAACGACCACATCTACAAGGATTTCAGCCAGTCCTCTTACGGTGCTGAACTGGTCCTGGACTACACCATCTCTATCAAGGCGAATGTTCCCAATAAGGCTACTGCAAAGCACAACACCATCACCACGGAAAACGGCAGCTACAAGAACATCAACGACCTCAAGAGCATTTCCGCTATCAACGATGCGCTGAATAATGGCGGTGCAGTCTACAACTACAAAAACCTCGCAATCATCGCTCCTAACGGTATCCGGTACATGGAGACCTACTTCACGGCAGGCTCTCCTGTCAACAGCCGCACAACCGTTGACAGCCGCGACACCGTGGTCATCGACTCCTCTGTGCGCGACAGCGCCGGTCATAACTGGTACGATTTGTTCCAGCAGGTGACAGCGAGCGACGATGACTACATCGGTAAGATTGGCACCCACGGTTTTGCATACCGCACCAAGGACGGCAATGTCCTCGACAAAGCCACTTGGGAATGGTGGTGGCGCAATGCAGTCTACTATGTCTGCTATGATGCTCCCACCGACAATGCGGATATGGACCAGGTCTATTTCTACATCGATGAGCAGGGCTCCGGTCCTAAGGTCGATGATAAGCTGGAGGGCGCAAACAGCTACTCTAACCCCTACAGTGAATACACCTTCACCTATGCTGGCACCTATGAAGTTATGCTTTACGGTGCAGGCGGCGGTTCCATGAACAGCAACACCTCTTCCGGCGGTCGTGTCCGCCTTGTCCTTCAGGCTGAGCAGGGCGCTAAGCTTTACTTCGTCAAGGGCGGTTCCGGTACAGTCGATAACCGTTACTGGGAGAATGGCGGCGGCAGTGCCTGCGGCGAAGTTAAGCGTCCTCTTCCTGGCGGCTACAACGGCGGCGGTAACGGCGGTACTCCCATGATTACCCGTAACGGTCACGGCAACCTGCTTGGTGCTTCTGGCGGTGGTGCTACGACAGTCGCTATCGGTCTTATGGGCACCGGTCGTCTTGCTGAGTACGGCAATACCACAACTGCAGCACAGTATATGCTCGGCGTTGCAGGCGGTGGCGGCGGCAACCAGCACGGTGCTCTGGATTCTACCGGCGGTTATGCGCAGTACGGTGTTCCCGTCAATGGCGGTAACGGCGGCGGCAATGGCACCTTCGCTACCGGTTCTTCCGGCGGTAACTTCAACCCCTATCTGGGAGGTATTGTCAACGGTTCTTCCGAAAACTGTGTCGAAGCTCCTTCTGGCGGCGGCGGCGGTTGGCAAGGCGGTTACGCCAACACTGGTTCTAAGCAGTGGTGGGGCGACGGCTGGGCTTACTGCAAGCGCGACGGTAACGGTGGTTCTAACTACATTACCTCGACCGGCCGTACTTTCACTGGCAGCAATGGCAAGTCTGTGACGGTCCTTGAAGCACAGTCCTATGTTGGCACTGGTGCCACTACTTGGGGCGGCGACTTCAACAGCTACCAGAACAACTTCCATCCCGGCAATGGCTATGCAACCATTAAGACTATCCGCTCGGCTGTTGACCGCTTCACCCGCAACGGTCACAATGCTTACGACACGGCCTATGAGGATACTGACCCGTATTCTTCCGGCGAGCCGATTCGCGTTACTGTGAATATCACGGTCGCCAACAAGACCTACGATGGTCAGCCCGATGCTGCAACCCTCTCTTATTCCGGTAACCTGTCCAGCGACCAGATGACAGAGGTCCAGAATGCCACTTCTATTGTCTACAGTAATAAAAAGGGCACACAGGCATCTGCTATCGATGCGTCTACGGACGAGCACAAGAACGCCCGTCAGGATTGCGGTTCCTACACGGCAACCGTAAACTGCACAGCACAGGGCTATATCGTAACCTACAAGTACGAGAACACCGACCCCGGCAACACCTACCCGAGCGGTGGTGCGAGCGGCACAGGTTCTTCCGTCAAGTTCGATATCTACCCGATGGCTCTGACGGTAGTCGGTGAGCACAGCAAGGCTTATGACCATACCGCAAACGCTTCTATCCCGGATGCCCGTATCACGACCGGCATGGCGGCTCGCGACTCTGTAACCCTGAACACCACGCAGGTGGATGGTTACTACTGCGATGCGACCGGCAACCGCGTTAGCGATGCTGGTGGTCCGTACAAGATTGTTCGTGAGAGTGAGTTGACGCTGGTCGGCAACGGCAGCACCAACTACTACATCGGCACGGAAGAGTATTCCGGCAGCATTTCTGCTCGCGGTCTGTATGTCCACAGCCTGTATCTGGAAGACCCGACCAATCCTCGTAACATCAAACACTACGATGGCACCACGAATGCCACCATCAAGGATATCCTGATTGACGGTATCCTCGAAGGCGATGATGTCAAGCTGGTCAACCCGATTCAGACTGGTAAGTACAAGACCAAGGACGCTGGTCAGCGTCTGGATGCTGATGGCAAGGTAAGTTCTAACTGGCCCACCGAACTGGATGAGAATCCCATCACGATTGATGCGACACCTGCCCTTACCGGTAAGGACGCAAAGAACTACTATGTTGAGCGTCAGGCTTATTCCGGTGCTATCGCCCGTGCTAACCTGACCGCACAGGTCAAGAACTGGCGCGGACTGTATGGAGACGGCGTAGGCGAGGACCCGTGGCACGATACAAAGGCTTACGGTTACGGCACGGCAGCTTCTGACGGTTGCTGGCTGGAACTGGATGGTCTCGTTCCCGGTGATTCCCTGACCCTTGACCCGACCTACACCAAGAGCCACTTCAAGACTCTTGTTACCGACCACGAGGACCTTGTCCCCGATGAGACTACTCCTGTTGGTGTATATCCGCTGACCTATGTCGGTCTGACAGAAGACAACTACGATGTGTTGAAGAACTACATCGTGATGGTCCTGAATGGCCGCTTCGAGGTTGCTCAGCGTCCTCTGCATGTCACTGTAGTGGATGACGACAAGCTGATTTACCAGCAGAACCCGAACTTCCATGTGAATATTCAGATGGAAGATGTGGATGAGAACCTGATTGATGTTGTGAGCGATGTTGATGCAACACCGATTCTCGACACCCCGCTGAAAGCCAATGATACTGTCAGCAGCGTTCTGTATCTCGATAATAACGGCACTGAGTCCGCTATTACTCAGGAATTCGTAAACAACTACGATTACTGGAAGAAGCAGAATGCAGACGAGAGCAAAACGAATCTGCCCTTCGTTACCGACTGCAATGAAAAGTCTCTGCCGCTGTATGTCAATGAGACTGACACCGATGACGATTTCGAGTGGGCGCATGATGAGAAGACTTGTGGATTCTGTGATTACAACCACAAGCCGCTTGCCCCGTATGTTGTTGACATCAACACTGACCCGATGCAGGGCAACGCTCTGACGGTTCGTTCGGTCACGAACCCGAACGGCGAGACCGTTAAGAACTACGACCTCATCATCCACAAGGGTAACCTCTATGTTCACCCGGCACTGCTGAAAGCCACCGTGCCTCTGTATGTCTGCATGTATGGTTCCAACTCTTCCGGCGCTGTGGTTGAACCCACCAACTACCGTATCACCAACTATTCTACGGTTGCAATTCAGGTGAAGAACATCAAGACGAGCGGACCTTGGACTGTGAAGGATGTTCCGGGTATGGAATACTACACGGGCACCGATTACGGTTCTTCCTCTTACACGATGAGCAACAACACCCTGCATCGCGGCGAACTTTACATGCGTCTGCGTGATAAGGTCCTGACCGATGGCGACAACGCAATCGACCATAGCGATACGGCTTGGGTCATCCCCAAGGCTACCGGCGACTTCCTCAACAACAAGATTACCGGCACCGCAATGCGCGTTCCGATGGCAGTGTATACCGCAACCGGCAATGTGAACGATGCCAATGTCTGCACTCCCGTCACAAAGGTCACCTACACCATCGCTCCTTACGGTGGCACGATGCCCGACGAAGCGGAGTTTGAGAAGGTCGATTCTCAGGATTGGCTGAAAGACGCCTCCTGATGTTCCGGCAGTGACTTAACTTATCCAGTGTGACCTTGTGGTCGCTTCTGTACAATATCCTTGAGCAGGCAGCTGAATTCGGCTGCCTGCTCTCTTTTTTGTTTTCGGCACAAAAACTACACAATTCGTCAGTTGCGTAAATGTGCGAATTGCAGATAATGGAAAATGCAGGCAGGATAAGGAAAACACCTGCGAAACCATTACAGAAAGGAACATTTAACAGTGAGAAATATCAAAAAGATTGTCACATTGGGATGCATTGCGGTGTGCGCTGCCGTGATGCTGTGCAGCTGCGGGAACAAGAAGGCTCTGGCCTCGATTTCTCTCGCAAGCCCTATCACGCTCCAGCTCGGTGAGAGCAAGGAAGTGGAGATTACCGGTATCCTGCGCGACGGCACGACCGTGACGGGGGATGAACTCGATGCGATTCTTAAACGCAAAGGGATGCACTATGAGAGTTCATCGGACAATGTTGCGTCCATTGACCAGAACGGATTGCTTACGGCAAACAATTCCGGAACGACTGAAATCAGCATCACGAGCCAGAACAAGCGCCTGACGGCTGGTGCAGTCGTGAATGTGGTTGAACCGCTGCAGGGATTCCAGGCTGAGGATATCGTTGCCTCTACAAAGAGTACCCTCGTACCCGTTACCTACACGACTGTCCCGGAAGGCGCAGATGCAGGCACTGTGACTATCTCGGTTGCGGACTCTGAGATTGCCCGTGTTGACGAAAACAATAACATCATCCCCTTGAAGGCCGGCGATACGACTGTAACGATTCGCTCCGACAAGGGTCCGTCCAGCATCGTGAACCTTAAAGTCACCCAGGCACCAACTGAACTGTTTGCTGACGACTTGTATGTCGAAATCGGCGAGACGGCGAAACTCAATGTCTATACAGATGTGAAAGACCTCGAATCCGGTGTGGACGGCACCAACTACTCCTACGAGAATGAGTCGAACCTCATCTGCGCCGTCTCTGTAGAGGGTGATGTAACGGGCATCGAGGCAGGCGACAGCGTTGTGAAGATTCAGAACGAATATGGTCTTGAAACACAGGCAACGGTCCATGTCACGCCTAAAACAAGCCATATCACATTCGGGTTCTCCGGGAACTAAGGCGGTGAAGCACAATGCGCAAATACATTGCAGTACCTTTGACTTGCGCCCTCGCTATGATGGCTCTGACAGGCTGTACAGACCCTTCAACGCTGTATGAGAACAACAACCTTGTTGCACAGGGAACGACCTCCTACAAAGCTGCAGAATGGTCACAGAGCAGCCTGACGGACGAAGGTACGATTGATTACGCCGCTGGTGCTGTGTCCTTGACGGGCGCAAAAGAAGCCTTCTCGTTCACGATGCACGCAGATTCTGCTAACCTTGATGTATACGATACTATCACCTGCGATACGGGAGCCTGCAAAATCCTGATTGTCGATACCGATACGAAATCTGTTGCAGCAGAGTACACGGAAACGGCTTACGACACCATCAAACTTAACGGCGGCAACTATACGGTGTATCTAGTCGGCAATGATGATGCCTCCTTCACCGCTACGCTGAGCCTGTACAGCCTTGGCGGAGACATCACATGGTCCGTTAATGAGGATACAGCGGCAAACACCGGCAAATGACACATTTCACTTTCAAGAAAATCACAGAACCAGCGCATTTTTTCGAAAATCCTGTTGCGGAAATGTGCGAATTGCAGATAATACAAGTATGAGGACAAAAAGAGCGCCGCTGCGGTACAATTTCCGCAGGGCTGCTCTTTTTGTAAAGATTCATGCTTGTATTTCGTACACTTCATTATCACAAAGGAGAGTCTTATGTACGACAAATCCACGAAAAGCGTAAGCCGAAATGTAAGTCTTACCATCGCGGGAGAGTGGGAGACCCCCGATGAACTCTTCCGGGAACTTGACCGCAAATATCATTTCACCCTCGATGCCTGTGCCCGCCCTGAGAACGCCAAATGCCAGAAGTTCTTTACTGCACAGGATGATGGTCTTGTACAGGACTGGAAAGGGCATACGGTGTTCTGCTGCCCGCCGAGCGGTGCTGCAAATCTTCGCCGCTGGGTAAAGAAGGGGAGCTTCGAGGCAAAGAAGAAGGGGACTACGGTAGTCATGCTGCTGCCTGTTTCTACGGATTCTCAGTGGTTTCAGGAGCACATCTACCTGAAACCCGGTGTCCGTGTAAAATTTTTGCCGGAGCGCGTTAAGTTCGTGAACCGTCTGCTCCCGTCTTACGCCGAATACGGCCAGCATGGAGCCGCAAGTGTTGGCGGGACCCGTCCTTCGATGGTCGTGGTCTTTGACGGTTCTAAGCGCAAGTTCTGCTGTGAGTGAGTAAAGGAGGAAACCGCTATGAAAAAGAAAATCACGATTATCGATAAGTCCTTTACCCCCATCGTCGTGCTGGCAGATACGAGCAGTGCTCTGTACGAGGACCGCTGCGGGCGGCTTGGGGAACGCAACCTCTTGTCCGATACCGAAATCATCTGTAAGGCGATGGACGGCACGAAAGAGATTGCGTCCGTGAAGGCACATGTCCTGCAGGTTCCCACGAAGAAGCTTCCCCTCGAAGCCCTGCACGCCACGGAACAGAACCCTATTCCGGCAAAGCAGCTGGCTATCAATTATCTGTGCCAGAAAAATGCAGAGGTCGAGACGCTCTGTGAGCGTGAGAAGACGGACAGCGTTGCGATGGTTCTTCCCATTACCACGCATCTGTACATTGAAAGCCTTGTGGTGGATGCGCCGCATCGTAAACTTGGTATCGCCACTGCAATGCTCGATTTCCTCATTAGCATGGCGGCTCCCGAAACCGTCAGCATGTTCGCAGGTCACGAGCAGGCTGAGGTAATGGCTATGCTTAAAAAGCTGAAATTCATCGAGGCACCCATTGTTGCCACGGATGTTCCTTGGAAGAAAAAGAACTTCTTCTATAAGCGCTTGAAGCGCCTTGCCCGATAAGTGATAGGAGGCATTTTATTTTGATGGACCAGTTCAAAGAACTTCGCGCACACCCGAAAATGACCAAGGCATTGCTCGAGCAGATTGAGAGTCTGCAAAAGCAGAACCACACGACCGACGAGATTTCCACTACGCTCGGTATCACCCCGGAATCCGTACAACGCGGATACGAGAAACTGAACGATAAACACCGCGCCGAGATTCGTGCAAAGCGCGGCGGTGCCTTTGCAGTGAATGTGAAGGAGGGAAAAGCTCGCATCGTCTGTACCGAATCCAGCTGCCCCTGGCGCGGCAGCAATCGAGAATACTGTGTCTGGCCGTCTTGCTTCAAGCATTCGATTTCAACGGTTCGCACCGATGTGAACGAAGATGGAGACGAGGCAGACACGACTTTGAATGAGGAGGAATCCGTAAATGTCTAACACTCTGAATGATATCTTTGCGCATCTTGACAGCGCCAAGGCAAGCCGCGCATACGAGGCAAACCAGGAACGGCGGCGTAAGGTGGAAGAAGCCGAGCACGAGCGCAAGGTAAAGCAGGCAGCGGAATCTGCCGTAGAAAAGTACCATGTGTACGATGACGACTACGATGTAGAGGACGTCGAGGAGCCGCTCGTCATGATTCCAAAACAGAATCCCGGCACCCCTGAGGCAAAAGCCGCCACAATGCCTGCATCCAAGAAGGATATGGATGACATCGCAGATAACAACCCTTTCGTCCAGAACCTGTTCAAGCGCTCTCACAAGCAGGTTAGGCAGGAGCGTCCTGCCCGCGAGAAACTCGCAGCGAGCACAAATACTACCAAGGCTCCGCAGACCCTCGCAGCGCCCGCTTCCGAGCCTACAGCGCCGCAGAGCGAGACATTTAATGTCCCTGTCACCCCTGTCCCTGTACAGCCTGTAGCACCCTCTGCGCCCGCATCAACGGTTCCTCCCGCTGTGCCCGAAACCGTTGATACCGTTGATTTCGTTGACGATATCCCCCTCGACATCGAGTTTGACGATACCGAGGCAGACATCCAGAACAAGCAGCCCGACCAGAGCGTTCAGAACGAAGCCGTTCCCACGCAGCCTGTGGCCTCTCAGAATGCAGAAGCAGTTCCTGTTTCAAGCGAACCAACCGCTCAGCTCGAGAATGTACCTGCTCAGGAACCCACTGCTTTTGCTGCGCATCTGGATGCGAGTCCCAATACCAAAGAGAAAGAGCCTGAGAAGAATCCCGGATATCATGAGCCTGTTGGTGAGATGGTCATTCCCGATAAGAAGCCGGAACAGTTGGAAACTCCCGCATGGCCTGACGGCATGAATGGTCCCAAGTTCACCGAAAGCGTTGTTGCTTACGGTTCTTTGCCCCGTAAAGTGGGAGCGGAGGAAGCAAATGTTTTCCTGTTTGCTCGGTACAATACAGATAAGGGCATGGGTTCTTATGGGTTGTGCATCGATATGGGCAAGGATTTCGTACAGTCTTCCAAGTGCGGTAAGGCCAATAGCCCGGAGGAGTACGCTCTGATGGGTGCGATTGAGATGCTGCTCGCTCTGGATGAACACACGGTTCGGGATGTCGTCATCTATACCGAACCCGTGGTTGCCAAAATCATGAACGAGAATGCCAACCGTCTTCTCGATGGCAAGTCCCCTGTGCGCCGCAAATACATCGAGTTGGCATGGAAGGCTATGACGAAGGTCAGTGTCCGGTTCGTGACCACGAAAGTGAACAGCGAGTACGGGAAACTGGCACTGGCTACCGCAAAATACCTGGCGTTCTGTGAGCGCTGATAAAAACATAGAGGAGTAATCAATATGGCTAATCTTCTGGTCGTTGCAGTGGATACCGGAAACAAGAACATCAAGACCCCGCATACCGAGCCGTTCAATTCCGGGCTTATCTGCCACGGCAACATCCCGCCCGCCATCAAGGCGGATACCCTCTGCTATGAGGGCAACTACTATACGCTGACCCAGTCCCGCGTTCCGTACATGTACGACAAGACCTCCGACTGGTCTTACTATGTTCTGACTCTCTTTGCCATCGCCAAGGAGTTTCAGGCAAGCGGCATGATTCGTCCCGGTCAGAAGAATGTCCGTCAGGATATTTGCCTTGCAATGGGCTTGCCTCCGACACATATCCATGACCTTGCCCCAAAATACCAGACCTATTTCGGCCGCGATGGACGCCGAGTCGAGTTCACCTACAACGACATCTCCTTTGAGATTCGCGTTGCCCGCGTCTTCGTGTTCCCGCAGGGCGTTGCTGCCATCGCTCCGTACATGGGACAAATCATGGCGCGTCCCGAGGCATATACCTACATCATCGATATCGGTGGATATACGACCGATGTTGTGAAGTTCTCTCGCGGCGGTCAAGTCGATATGACTTTCTGCGAATCCTTCAACAACGGCGTCATCAAGATGTACGATGAGGTACAGCGTGCGGTTCGCAACCGCTTCCAGCTGGATATGGACGACTACAGCATCGACAATGTCCTGCGCAGAGGCTACAACCCCGGTCGGGAAATCAACGAACTGGTCCACAGCACCGCTCGTTCCTATGCCCGGACCCTTATCCGGACCCTGAAAGAGAAGGGCGTTGATTTGACCCTCTCGTATCCCGTATTCATTGGCGGCGGTTCCTGCCTGATGCGTCCGGTCATCGAGAGTGAGTTGGGTCGGGACGATTACCTGTTCGTAGAAGACCCCCGTGCTAACGCAGTAGGTTTCAAAATGATGGCGGAGAGTAAGCTGGCTGCTGAAAACCGTTGAAGCGAGGTGAACTGCCTTGCCTAAAGCTAACCCGAATCAGATTCGGTTGCCGGTGATGTTTGACCTCACTGACCCGAGACAGAAAGCGGCGTACGAGATTCTGAAAAACGCAGGATACGGAAAACGCACCCCTATCATCGTGGATGCGCTGCTCGATTCCCTCAAAACGAATGTCTTACTGAGCCAGGCTAAAGAATCCAGCGCATCGAATGTATCGGAAACTGATATCCGCCGCGCAGTTGAAGATTCGATGGAATCGGTCCTGAACCGGTATTTTTCGAAATCCGAAGCCCCCTCCACGGAACCTCAGCCTAAACCCGTACGAACGCCTACACCCGCTCCTATTATTCAAGAGCCTGCCCCTGTACAGCCTGCTCCCACACCACAGCCAAGCTTTGTTCCGTATGTTCCTGCCGCTCCTGTACCCGCACAAGCATCCGTACCGGACGAGGGACACATGAATCAGCTGCTCTCGATTGCTGACGCTTTCTTCTGAGCCGCACAAAATAAGACCGCCACACCCAAATTACCGGGTGCAGCGGTCTTTTGCTTTTAAACCAGTTCTTTTAACTTGATATCGTAGGATATCGCTTCTTGTGCATCTCTTTCTTTTCTTTCGGTAATCGCCTCATCAACAGCTGCGTTTACGGATGCAGCTGCCGACTCGATGATTTCGGGATTTCTGATTACCTCTTCATCGTATTCCTTCTTCTTTGCAAACGCTGTGAGCGCCTCTCCGCATCGCCGTCTTGCATACTGGCTGGTATCAGTGCAGACTGTTTGCGTGGCTGCGGCCAGCTGGTAAATGGCTCCCTTTCCGAGACATTCAATCGCAGCACCAATTTGCTGATAGTTCTCGAAGTAATCGTGTGTGTCAATCAGCTTCGATACTTCCTGAAATCGTTTCAGGTCGTACCCGTAAGTGAAGCAGAAAGAAAGTAGCAGGTTCTCCGGGACAAGTATCTGCTTTTCAATGATTTTCCGGTATGTGCGGGAATTCATCGGGCATCCGAGAAACACGCCGTAGAACTCTTGTTTGGACATGCCCATCAGGTAGCGCTGCCGCTCCATGATTACAACGGCACTGTCTGAAATGCTCTTAATCCAGTCTTCTCTTTTTCTCGATGTTTCTTCCACAAACTTACGGTAATTTTCCTCTTTGATTTTGAGAGTTAGCATTTTCCAATCACCTCAGTTCTTGATTCAAACCCATTTCTGCCATCTAACTATGACTTTTTTTATTGGGCGTGACTTTATTATATCAAATAGGTGTACTAAATACAACTATGCATGTGGTCAAAAAGTGTCAAAATCCCAGTCATCGAGATACATTCAATGCAATAGTTTCACTTAAGGATAGTGCCGCTTTTGTCTGGGTTCAGCACCGCTATAGGTGTTCTCGGATTCGTATATATGGCAAATAATATTTTTAAACACAATATATAGTGGTCAGATAGCGTTTTTCTCTTGCAAAACACTATATCTTGTGGTATAATGTCAGGCATAAACACAAGATATAGTTTCGGCACTCAAAAAAGGACTTGTGCGTTTGTGCGAATTGCATACCATTGAAGATGGCATTAGGAAAAAGGTTCGAGTTCCTTCACACAGCATAACATACTTGTACTAAGTACAAGGGAAAAGGCGGGTTTGAAATGGCAAAAGGAAACGCAATCGTTATGTATTTGGAACAGGCACGCATCCACGGTGAGCCTATTGGTGTAACTCGCAGCGAAGTGCTCTTTACGAAGCCGAATGGATATACTGTTCAGCCGCACAACAGGGTGGTATCGAAAGCCGACAACAAGACGATGGGAGAGTCGTTTTTGAACGAGCTCATCTATGTGCTCGGTGCTGAGGACGGTGAGGAGCGGAAACTTCCTTACGACCGCGAGGTGCTTGTGTATACCTCAGATGAAATCAATTCCGACAACTACCGTACTTATATCAATGCGGTGAACACAGGAATCGACCGTCCTGTGCATAACTTCAAGCTTTGCCAGAAACTGCGCCGACTCTGTGATGAGCGCGGATACCATCTATTCTTTAGTAATAACAGCCTGCTTGGTTCAACGATTCGCAACGATGCAATGGCTGAACTGTACAGCCAGCTGAAAATCCTGAACGAAAGGGGAACGCAGGATGCAAGCGGAAAATAACAACGATATTGCAATTACCGAAGCCAAACTCAAAGATTTTCTGAGTTCGGTTCTGTCATCGGAGGGAATCGTAGTGGACATCAGACGCACATTCATCGAATACAACGGCGTGAACCGTTCGCGGGTCTTTGCCCGTCATGCAAATCGCATGGCTTGCAAGGGGTCGAATGAAAAGTTCGTCGTGATTGCACTGCTGTGTTACCCGGCTCTTCAGTGGCTTTTGAAGGCGCAGGACATTGATGCGCTCATTGAGAAGCTGAAAGAGGAAAATGAGGATGAATCGGTTTGGCGGATGAGCAACATCCAGCGTATCCTCGAATCGTCTATGGGCGGGTGCAAGCCTCAGCTTCGCCTTGAAATGAGAAAGCTGTTCTTCGCCCGCTGCCAGCAGCTGGTGGATGAGATTGATGAGGCAATGAACAAGGCTGTGTTCATGAATCCAGCCAGCAAGCCGAGCCGTATTAGCCTTGCGATGGCGATGCTCAGGGGTTCGATTCTTGACAGTGACCCTGTTACGGCAGTCACTATCCGCAACAACTTCGATTCTATCGTTGAGGATGTTACGGCGATTGCCGGAGACGCCATCAAACCTTTAGTCATGCAACTAGCACCGAATGAGGGTGAAGCAAAAACAGCAGAAGCTGCTTACCTCTACCATAACACCGAGGTGCTGCTGCGGGAATATTCCCGAATCGTCAATCCGTCCGTTGCTGACGAGAACCGGTCTTTGCGGATTCTCGCACAGGGTGGCAACACACTGGAAAGCGATGCGCGATGCCATCAGGCACAGGTGCTTGTCCAGTACGCCCAACTCATCCGGGGTGCTATCGAGTTGGTGAAGGATTTCCCCGGAGATTCTAAATTGTACGATGTCCTTATGCTTGTCGTGAACGAGAAGTATGGTGCAAACGGCACAGATGAAGCCAAACTGGCTGAGCAGGTTGGTATCAACAGCAGCTACTTCTCGGAGAAGAAGCATCGAGCGTTTACCGCCTTGTCAGCGCTATTATGGGGCTGCGATATTGAATCTTTACTGTCTCTGTTACAGTAAGGCTTCTTTCCTGCACTTTTTTGCGCTGATTCATGCTTGTATTTAATGCACTTTATCCATGTTTCCGGCTGGATTTATCCCGCTTGTGAATAGTCCGTAGAACCTCATGTGTGGGAATGACGCATGGGGCTCCTGAATCACACTTTAATTCATGGTTGTATTTTGTACACAATGCAACCACTGCTCTTAAAAAGGAGGAGCAATTCTATGGCAAGCGAAATTGGTAAAATCGTACACTGCAAAATCTGTGGAGCACCTATCGAAGCACGCGGGAATCGCCTTTATTGCCCTGTATGCTATAACCAGAACCGCCGCAATGCAGCCCAGCGCAGTAACGCACGGACCAAAATGGAGCGGGAACAGACGAAACGTGAGGAAGCAAAAATGAAAGAGAACAATCGTATCGCTACCAGCGCAGCAGAACTCAACATGCGTGCCAAGCTTTCTAATCTCGGAGGCATCTCTTATGGTGACCTCTCTATCTGGGAGCAGACGCACGGCATGGAATTCTCTGCCTGGGTGCATGAGTGGGAGAAACTGAACAGCGGCACACAGGCTGATGGGTTGAAGTTCCCGGACCATCTTCCGGAAGGATTCCCGACCCGCCGGAAGCCGCCGGAGCATCCTTGGACGAAATCCACTTCTTGTAAGTGATGACCATGTCCAAAAAACCGAAATATGAGCGGTCGGACGACTACCGCTATCAATACATTCGAGCCCATCCCGGATTCATGGGCAAGTATTACCTCTGTCCTTATTGCGGGCGCATCATGCTGAAAAAGACGATGCAGGTGGACCATATCGTTTCTATCAGCCTTGCGAACAAGCACAGGGCTTATCGCGTCTTGGTTCCGGACGGCAACATCAATAATCTTCATAACCTCACGGCATCGTGTCCCAAGTGCAATAACCGGAAATCGGATTCCGGCGGATTCTGGATTTTCCTTGCTAGATTCGGCGTTGTCTTTTATGCCGTTATCTGGCTCTTGCTCTTGGGCTTCGCTGCATGGTTTGCCATTGGTGCTGCCACGGGACACATTCAGCGTGGATTCCTTTTGCCGTATTTCTCTGCTGCTGGGAATGTCCTGATGCAAGGTACGGCAAATGCAATCGCTTCGATATTCAGATTCCATTAGCTTTTCATAAAAAGGAGATATTCAAAATGGACAATACACAGAATCTCGGTCAGCCCGTTGGTAAGGTCACTACGACCTACAACGGCGAAAAAATTCAGGTCAATGTCTATGCAGACCGTTCTGTCATCCTTCCGGATGGCACGGTGCGCAAGGTCAAGCAGGAAGTGGTCGATGCCCTCATCGCTAAGAATCAGGCCATGAACCCTGCATCCACCATCGTTCGGATGGCTCCCGCAAAGCCCCGCATGACCCAGCCCGAGCCGAGTCAGGAACAGGTCCAGCAGCCCGCCGCGCGGGTTCAGGAGCCTGCGCAGCCTTCCTACCAGCCGCAGATGCAGATGCCCGCACAGCCTCAGCAGCCTGTCATGCCTCAGAACGCAGCCGTTCCTGAAATGCAGTACCAGAACGAGCCGGTCCAGCAGGGCTATGATACGCAGATGAATGCTCCTGCTGATATGCCTGCACAGGATATTCCTGCACCCTTGGCACAGGACCCCGCTGCCGAGCAGAACGCTTCGGACAAGAAGCAGATGTTCCATAAGGGGAAATGTAAGGACAAGAAGAATGCCCATGCCGACAAGAAGCGTGGTAAGGCTAAATCCGCTCCTGCTGAGGTGCAGGGTGAGGGCTTTGACGGGAATATGCCTGTTGAGAAGCCCAAGAAGAAGTCCAAGGCTGGCGTCATTGTTGCCGTGGTCCTTGCAGCCGTTATTGGCGGCGGTGCGCTGGGATATGCCTATGTTCCTGCCGTCTATGACGGTGTGAACAATGTCCTGACTGCTGTGACCGGCAAACAGGTTGGCGTTCCGGCACCTATCCCGTCCAACACGGGTGATGGCAATGCCCCGACAGTCAGCCAGCCTCAGCTGCAGCAAAGCAGCGGCACCAGTGAGAATGCCATCAATGGCATCGACCTGAGCGGTGATGTCACCATCGAGTTCTACGCTACGGTGCGTACCGCTGATGGCCGCGAATACAAGGTCCCGCTGTCCAGCGCTAACCTGACAGACGGAAACCTGAAAAGCCTGCTGGACGGCAGCGGATTCACCCTGACCTCCGGTCAGTAACCGCACTCTGAAATTCAGATTTCTAGGAAAGGGGTCAAACGGGCGGGCAGCTTCACTACAAATCAAGATGCTCTAAAGCCTGTCTGATACTGTATCGGACAGGCTCTCGTTTTATAAAAAAAATGAATGATATGCTCAATGCGCAAAAGGCAAAGCTTATAATCGCCGCATGCTTGTCCTTTTTCGTCGGAACTTTTCTGGCTCTGTACACGAAAAACCTTCCGACATTCGGTGCCGGAGTCTTGGTTGCGGCATACTTCCTTGTGGAATTTTTAACAATGCTCAAAAACAGCAAAGCCGACAAGTATATCAAGGTAACGGCTTTGGCGGTCAATGCGGATGAATCAAGAGCGGGATTTGAACCGATGGAAACCTGGCGGTTCATCCCCGTGAATGAAGATGGCGAGTATCTGGATAAGAACGGCAAATATGATATCTTCCTGCAAGTAAAGCCCCGTGACCGCGAATATCATATCGGAGCGCTTTACGATATGCTGTTTTGCGCCGGAGACGGCGAACGTCTGACGCAGGATAACCTTGTCGCAATCGAACAGAATTCCGTCAAGGCGAATGTTCAGAAAGAGGGGCTGTTACACCGTGCAAAGAACCGTCCGATACAAGAATCTGAAATTGAGAAGCAGGAATCGGCGTCATCGGAGACTGAGAGCAAAACGGATGTGGAGGATGATGAGCCTTGAACTTTGCAACAACACTCCTTCTATGCCTGGTATGCTCTGTTTTTGCATTCAAGGTGACGAAGGACAGGCGTTCGCTTACCGATGTGGTTTCTATGGGAAGGAAGTACCGCCGTCATAGCAAAGAAGTAGAAGCCTCCGCACTTGAACTCGTTGTGACCGAATCCGGCAACACTGCCTTAAAACTCGATGCCAAGGGGAGCAAGGATTATGTGGCGGTGCATCTTTCCCGCAAAGAAGCACGAAAATTCAAAGCGGCATTTGCGGCAAGCAAAGGCGAGCCGTTAAGTCTATCCCTGCATCAGTATAAAATCGGCGGCAAGAAATACTATGCCCTGTTTGAAAACCACCACGATAAGTATGCGCCGGTTGACCTGGAAGGTGTACAGGAAGAAAAGGTAAAAACCATCTGCCGCACGGCTCGAAGCGTGGCGGCGGCACTGTATTTCTTTTCTCTGCTGCTGTATTCCGTCAGCTTTACCGTGTCGGTCGTTTTGATTCTGGCTGCTACGGGACTTATTTACATCAACATCCCGTTTCTGCCGGATTCTGCATGGGATGATGCCTGCGAGTTCATCAAACGCCCGAAAGAACCGCCAAAAAACGGTAATGAGGAGACGGATGTAGTCCCTTCAGCGGCATCCATCATCCTGCAAAACATCATGGACAAGTACGGCACAGCTGAACCGGAGCCGGAACCTGTAACGGTTAAGCCGGAAACGCCCAAGAAACCGGAACAGAAAGCCGAAAGCAAGCCGCCAGAACCCACGGATGTCGAGTCCATCCCGGACACGCCCCACCAGACAAAGCCTGAGGCGTCAAATCCTGCGTTTAAGCCGAAAGAGGTGTCGTTACCCTCTGAGCCCGCAAAAGCCTCAAACGAGCCCGTTTTGCCCGTTCTGGACGATGTTTCTCTGGACACGGATGAGGCAGCAGACGATACCCTCGCTCTGGATGCTGAAATCATAGACGAAGATGCGGAGGAAGTGAGCCTTACTGCTGACCCTGAACAGGATGCCGATGCAGCGCTTGTCTCTATTGAACAGGAAGCGGCTTTAGCTTCTGATGATGAAGACGATGCTGCGGCATTGGAGCGGGAACTCGCGGCACTGGAAGCAACATTGCCGACACCAACTACCTTCGACCCGTCCGGTATTGAGGAGGACGAAGACGATTCTGAGTCCTTTGACATGGATTGCTGGCTGTCGGAAGATGTTCCTGAGAATGAGCCTGACACCGAGGCTGAAATCGAGTTGGAGACTGAGGAGCCTGAACTTTCTGTTGAACCGAAACAAGAATCTGCAAAGCCTGCCCCTGAACCGCCCGCCAAAAAAGAAATCGCGCCGAAACCGGCAGGGATGGAGTCAGACCAGAACGGAAAGAAAGATAAGACTCCTTCTGATACAGAGAATCCCGTTAAGGTGAACGCCTTTACGAAACAGGAGAATCCTGTGCCCGTGGAAGAAAAGCCTGCGCCTAAACAAAAACCTGCAAAAGCCTCAAAGGCGAAAACGCCGAAAACCCCAGAATCTGGTACTTCCAAACCGGCTACGGCACCTGCCCCTGCTCCTGCGAAGAAACCGGAAGCGGATAACCGCAATGATGCTTCTTTGTTCGGTAGAGGGTTTCAGAACAGAACCACGAAAGGTTCAGGCGGCGGTAAGAAGAAAGCAAATCAATCCAAGAAACCAGAACCGTATTCGGAGGGCGAGCAGATGCGCTTCGATGGTATTTGATACATTTTTACGGCAAATTCCTGAATTGAAACCGGCACTTGCACATTCTTGCGAACGGATAATAATGGAAATTGGTTGAGCAGCGTTTCTGGACCGTTTTAACTCTCAACCATAATCGGAAAACGGCTAACCTAGAACCGAGGAATATCATGGGTACTTTGAAAAGTTTTGCGGCACTGCTTCTGAGTGTCGCAGCCTTGCTGACTTCGGTGCTGGCTCTGAATGCGGCCCAAAAAAAAGCAGAGATGCAAAAGGCAGCTGCGCAGACGGTGACGAAAGCCGTTGTTGCTGCGCAGGAGGAAACGGCTCTTGCATCCGCTCTTGATTCTGATACCTGTGAAGCAAAGCTTCTGGGTACACAGGTCCTGAACACGGAAGTCGGGACACTGGACGCAACTGTCAGCACTGCGGGTCCGTTGGGGGCAATCGAGGCAAAGCTTAAACCTGAAAAGGAAGAGAGCGAAGAGAAGAAGCCGGACGGCACTGCTCAGGAATCCGCGCAGGAAAATCCCGCCAACAGGTCTGCGGACGACTACAACTATCCGGATTTTTGCGGACGGCTGTATATCCCTGCTGCGGGTATTGATGTCGCGCTGTACAACAACACATCTCAGGATACCTGCAACCGGACCGACAGTGCTGCGATTTTCCCGCATCGTCCTGAGGATGGCGGCAGCAATATCGTGGCTGACAACGAACTTGAATCGCTGACTTCCGTGGCGGTTGGGTCTACGGCATATGTCATTACGCCGGGCGGACAGCAAATCAACTATGTCTGTGTGGATGCGTTCAATGGTCACAACGATGTGACGGGCTATGATGCGCTCCAGAAAGATGACGGCACTGTCGTTTGGGGCAGCGCAGAACTTATCGTCTATACCTGCTTGGGTGATGCGTACAATGTTCGTGTTGCCTGCTTTAACCGCGCTTGATGGTCAGGAGGATTGAAAACACATGAGTAAAAAGACCAAGAAAAGTCTCGCTGCTCCTACGCAGGAGCCGAAAGAGTTCGAGACGAAAATCGAAGCTCCGAAAGAGAAGTTTGCCACTTCTCTGACTCCGGTTGCTGATGCCGAGAAAAAGGAAGATACAGCCGAGGAGAAGAAAGAAGAGACTCCTAAATCTGAGCCCGCCGCTCCTAAAGAGAAGAAGGATTCTGCTCCTGAAAAGGCTGAGGAGACTCTCGATAAGGAGAAATCCGAGATTAAGACCAAAGATGTTCCTGCCAAGGATAAGTTCAAGAAGGACAAGAAGGCAGAGGTCAAGGAAGATAAGAAGCCCGAGGGTGACAAAAAGGTTGCCAAGCCCGCTAAGAAGGGCGGCAGCAATGTCATTCTCGGTGTTAGCTGCGCCGTGATGGTTGCGGCAGTCGGTGTGATGGGTATGACGATGGTTCAGAACAAGAATGCTGACAAGTCCTCGATTCCCGCTGTGGGCGGTTCGTTTTCTGTGACCGGAAATATCGCAGAGGATACTTCGTTCACCGAGCAGGCTGCGGTTGCCCCGTCTACGGCACTCACCTCTGATGGTCGTCAGTGGGCGATGGGTGCATCTAATATCCTGATTCAGGCTGAGGATGGGACTGGTGCCGTTGTTCCTGTGGATGCCGCTGAGACCTTCCAGTACGATGGCAAGAGCCTGTCCTTTGAGAAGGACGGTGCCACTTACATTGTGCGTATGGTTGCCGATTCCTATACCGGTGCTGCCCAGTACGCAGAGGAGCAGACCGATGAGAGTCTCACGGTCTCGGGTATGCGCTTCGCCGGAAACGGTCAGGTGCTGGTCGTGGTCGGTACTCGTTCTGCCGGTGACGAGGAAGGCAATGCGGCTGTACGCACTGCTGTCGCTGACATGCTCGAAAAGGCTGTCCCCGCACAGGGGTCCGGTAACATCACTCTCAATGGTGTTGCCGTGACTGTTGATGGCTGCGAGGCTTCCTTCTCGAACGGTCTGGCGCTTATCAAGAGCGGTGACGGCGAGGTCAAGTTTACCCCGTCCTCTTATGATTCCGAGACCATCTCATTCGATGATGCCGGGACGACTGCGAGCGGCGCTGCTGTCACGCACAGCGACTATGCGAATGTGAATGATACCGAGGCATATCTCATCGAGTCCGATGAAGGCAACGTCATGGCGTTCACGAACAACGCCGACCTGCTGACCTCAGTTCTGGGACTTCAATAAATAGCATTTAGGAGATTGTATCGCATGAACAAGAAAAATATCGCAATGATTCTGAGTGTCGTTATGACTGCAAGCGTGATGCTGGCAGGCTGCGTCAAGAAGGCAGATGTTCCCGCTGCCGATTCTACTGTTTCTTCCAGCGCAACGGGGGAGACTGCAACCGGTGAATCCGCTACGCCCGAGACCTCTACCGAGACCGTCACCGTGGATTACGGTGTTGGTCTGAAAAAGAACGGTTATTTCAAGGGTGTCAAGGCAAAGAAGCTGGTTACTCTGCCTGCTGATTACGCCAACATCCAGATTCCCCGCGACGAACTCGATTTGAAGGATATGGATGCCTCTGTGACTTCTACTATCAGCCAGATTACAAGCAGCTACGGTGACCGCGTGAAAGTCGAACGCTCCGCTCAGGCTGGCGATGAGGTCGTTGTCGATTATGAGGGCACTTATAACGGCGAGCGGTTTACCGGAAGCACGGCAGGGGATTCCAAAATCGTTATCGGAGCAGGGTATTTTGTTTCCGGATTTGAGGACCAGCTGATTGGACATTTCGCCGGTGAGGTCTTTGACATCACGGTGACTTTCCCGGACGAGTACCCTGCCACCACTGACCTCGAAGGCAATGAGATTGCGCTGGCCGGTCAGGATGTTGTTTTCCGCATCACCTTGAAAGAAGTCGATGAAATCAAGCTGACCGACCAGAATGTGAAGGACAATATTGCTACACAGGATGGCTTTGTTCTGAGCGATGGTTCTGCGGTAGATACCGTCGAGAAGTTGAAGCAGTATTACACCGAGACCTACGAGCGCGATTCTCTGAAGACTGCGGTTTACAGCTACATCATCGACAACACTACGGTTGGTGAGATTCCCCAGAGTATCCTTGATGACCAGCGTGAGTCCTATCGTCAGGAAATCAAGGCGATTGCAGCCAGCTACAATATCTCCGAGGAGGAATATCTGCAGCAGGTAGGTGCCGAGTCTGAGGATGCTCTGCTCGATACCTACAACGACCAAATCAAGAATAGCGTCACGAGCCTGCTTATCTTCCAGGCTATCGCCGAGGAGCAGCACATCAAGGTCACGGACGCAGATGTGAACGCCTATTTCGGCAACGATGAACTCTCTGTCAAACAGGCAAAGAGTTATTACGGCGAAGAATTCCTCAATCAGAGTGTTCTGTTCGATAAGGTCTATACTTGGCTGGTAGACCATGCGTCTATCGTATAAATTTCTTGTTCTTTTTGCTTGACGAGGTGTGCGAACCGAATAGAATAGGTATTGTACGATAGATACCATTCTACTTCAGGCGTTTTGCGCTCGTACGATTCACAATTTGTCGAAAGGCAGACTTCCTATTTCACATAGGGGTCTGCTTTTTTATTTTAAATTTCGTCTTTTGAAAGGAGACAATTATCATGACTAATGTCAACAATTTCGCTATTATCGGTCATCTGACAGCAGATGCAGAGGAGTTCAACATCGGCAACAACACATATGTCAGCTTCCGCGTTGCTGTCAACCGTGGTCAGAACAAGGATGCGTCTTTCATCCCTGTCCGCGCCCCGAAGAAGTTCATCAGCGACACCCTGCGTGCCAAGCTTACCAAGGGTGCCAGCGTTCTGGTTTCCGGTCGCTTCGAGTCCGGCCACTACGAGAAGGATGGTCAGAAAAAGTTCTATGACTATCTGAGCGCAGCCACTATCCAGCACGATGTCAACGGCGGCTTTTCCGAGGGCTTGCTGATGGGCAATCTGACTGCTGATGTGGTGACGCGCAACACCCAGAACGGCGGCACGATGGTTACCTTTACCGTCGCCAGCAACCGTTCTTACCAGAAGAACGGCAACTGGGAGAACGCCACTTCTTATGTGTCCTGCGCCGCGAACGGCAAGACTGCCGAGTTCATCGCCGCTCACTTCCATAAGGGTGACCCCATCATGCTTGTCGGTGTGCTGACCAGCAACCAGTACCAGAACAAGGACGGTCAGAACCGCACCTCCTATACGGTATGGGTCGAGAAGGCATCTTTCGCAAGTCGCAAGAACGCCTCTCAGAATGGTGCTGTTCCTGCCGCGAATGCTGCTCCCGCTCAGGTTGCTCCTGCCGCCGCACCGGCTGCTCCTGCTGCATCTGCTGTTGCACAGCCTTCCTACGGCAACTACACGGGTGACGACTTTGCCGATATCGACGAGGATGACCTGCCGTTCTAATTCCAAGACCCCGCGAGCTGCGCTATCAGGCTATACGGGCGTATTCTAAAATCATCATAACAACGCCGGGACTTTTCTTCTTGAAAGGTTCCGGCATAATTTTTAAGGAGTGTACAAAAAATGGCTAAAGTTTCTTCTTCCGCTATGTGGAGTGCTACCGGCATGGCAAATGTTCAGGCTTCCGCAATTCCCGCATACCTAAAGGACAAGGGTCTTTATGATGGCTCGGCTTTCATAAACGACCCAGATGCGTGTTCCATCTATCAGGAAGCCCCGTTTCAGAATACCAATCTTTGCTCGCAAGGCTTATTGTTTCTGGATTTCGCAAAAGCTTTGTGCCGCGCCGAGATGGTAAATGCCGGTATCACGGTAGGCGCATATTCCGTCAACAAAACAGGTAACTGCCTTGCTGAATGGGTCTATAACGACTGCTTTACGCTGGCATCCGCACCGTCTGCACCTACCGGCAATTCGCTTTGCCTCAGCTACGATAATACGACAGGGTATTTCGGTGCCTCTGTCGGTATGGGTTCCGTTGATGTGACAAGGGTCGGCTATGCGCCGTTCTTCTTTGCAATGTGGGGTCTGTTCCTCCAGAATATCGACGGTTTCGAGAATGCTTTCACACGGTATTGCAACACGCCTGAGCAAAACGACAAGCTTCGCCAGAAACTCGCGTGTAAGATGTCCGGTACGATTCATGATGCCATGCAGAACGGTGACCTGAATCCCGCTTCACCTTCGAATACTTCCTTGCGCCGCCTGACTGAAACGCAGGTGAGAAGTGCAAAGTTTGTTCCTTCTACCATTTATGGCACTTTCAAGGTTATGAACCTGAAAGCTACCAATCAGTCTAAGATTCCTTCTTTCAAGTCCACCAGAAAGTTTGTTGGTGCGTTTGCTGATAAGAATCGTGTTCTGTCCGAGGAAGAGAAGGGTCTTGTCCCGCAGATTGGCGATGACTATATCTTGCCTAAGGAAGTTGTTACCGTCTGCCATCTGATTGCCGAAACTCGTGGTTCTAAGCGCCCGATGACGAATGTCATGCTGCGCGGTGACCCGTCTGTCGGTAAGACTGCAGGTGCGCGTGCTATTGCCGCCGGTTTGGGTCTGCCGTACACCTTCATTACCTGCAATGCAGGCACTGAGATGTACAACTTCATTGGCGACATGATGCCTGTCGATTCGTCTGCAACTTCTGAGAGCATCAATGCCGAGTTGTTCAAGAACCTGCCGAGCGCCACCGATATCAGCATTGACCCTGTGAACGCATATATGGCTATCACGGGCGTTTCTAAGCCGGATGCTACCGAGGCTGAGTGCATGACAGAACTGTTCCGCAAGCAGCTGAGCCTCTGTGCGGATGCCTGCAAGAACGGCTTCAAGTATGTGGAGAGCCCTCTGGTTCGCGCCATCCGTAACGGTTGGGTCTGCGAGTTGCAGGAACCGTCTCTAATTACTCGTCCTGCTGTTATGCCCGGTCTGAACGGTCTGCTTGATGAGACTGGCTGCGTGGTCCTGCCGACAGGTGAGATGCTGCATCGTCATCCTGACTGCATCATCATTTCTACGCTGAACATCGACCTGGAAGGTTGCCGGCCTTTGAACCAGTCGTTCATTGACCGCCACCACATCATCATGGATATGGTCACGCCCTCTGAGGCTGTTATCGAGAGCCGTATTCGCGGCATAACCGGATGCGATGATACCGTACCTTTGAAGCAGATGATTGCCTTCGTCAAGGAAATCGCTGAAATCTGTGCAAGGTTCGGTGCCACCGATGGCAACGTGAACTCTATGCGCTCGCTTGCCAACTGGGTGCAGGCTGGTTCTATTACCGGCGACTATGCAACTGCGGCTACCTGGACGGTCATCAGCGGTGCCACATCTGATTTGGCTACCCGCGAAGAACTCGTTCGCAAGCTGGCAAACTATCAGTTCTAATCATCTTATAAAGCCTCGCTGTTCGTCAGCGGGGCTATTTTTTGTGTGGGGAAAAGAGCAATATGCAACTTCGCTAAATGTGGATTTAGCGAAATACAGGGGAGTTTATAGGACTTTTACCGATTTTATAGATGATACAGCGTCCATTGCATACACAGCTGCGGTCAACCAGCAAAATTGCGCGTTTGTAAGCGCTCGAGAACGAACAACGACATACAGACATCTTGTTGCGAACAAACTGTACAACACAAACCATTCTATACGCGATGTATTGCTGCATCACCATCCGATTGACTGTTGGTGTTACCGCCGCTGACACGCTGTTCGACCTCAGACTAATGCCGCTCACGGTCAGAACAGACCTACAGGTTCGCGGTGTACTGATACCTCAGCAGCTTAGTCCAGAATGGAACTGTGCCAGAGTACAAATATCATAGGCCGAAACTAATCACTGCAGCTTTCGAGTATCAGCTGTTCTCCTGCTGCTTCTCGCAATTCAGTATTTTCTCAAAAACTCGCGTTCGTGTTGCTGTGAACTTCCATTATGCAACTTAGTTACAAAATTCACAAAGCATCTGTTAAAAGGTCCACATCGAAAGACTGTATAGGTTGCCAGTCCCCTACCCTTCTCGAAAAAATGTCGCACCCTTTTTGCTATCTCCTTTCACACAAATAAGAGACAGACGCTTTCCCAGAATCCTGGAATCGTATCTGTCTCTTTTACTGTTTATTGGACGCTCGCTCTCACAGCCACGGAAACGCGCCTCTGCGGGTTTCTCGTCTGCACGAGGGTCGTTATACCCCTAAGCATCAGAGGGCTTGCCTGTGCCCTTCCCTGCCCTATCTGTGACCGAGCAGTGTCAATGCCACGCAATCGGTTCTCTTCTTGCGAGTTCAGGAGCGTTTAAAAGAAGTGCCAGGATTGCAAACCGATAGGTCACGATTTCTCCGCAATCCATAGCAATACGGATATCCTGCGCATACACGACTTCGTTGAGGACCTTAATCTCATCGTCTGTCAGATAGAAGGAAATCTGCTTGTTGTTGGCGACCTTCGTACCGCGTTTGCGAGCCTGGTCCGGCATATATGCAATAACTTCCTTGGCATTCGGGAGAACATAAACAGGGTCACTCCCCTCCCCTGCTGTTTCGTATTCCTCGAACTCAGCAGAATCTCGGGTTATGATATGCCCCTTCCCTGCCCTTCTCACTTTTTTGATTTCCTCACGCAGAACCCGGTTCGCAATGGTGCCAACGCGCAATCCCTCATAGATTGCCTGTAACTCGAAGCATTCAGAAATTTCCGGTCGAAAGCGAACGAGGATTCTTGTCTTGTCGTTTTCCATCGTTGCCACTTGCCTCATTCGATAGACTCAATCTTCTCTTTGAGTTTTGTTGCGATATCGATGACCTCATTCAAGGCTGCAATATCAGCTTCACGGGATTCCTTAGAAACGCCACGAAGAGCCTTGACAAAGTTTCTGCTGGTATATGCCTGCTGCAGTTTCTTCACCATGCGCGGAGTGGCTTTCTGGATGATGCTGGTATTATTCTCGGCAACATCCCGTTCCTTCTTCACTAAATCCCTAGCAGCCTCTCTCTGACCGGCATGCTCGATGGCTGCTACCTCTTCGGCAGAGCTGGACTCTTTTGCTTTGCCGTATTCCTCCGCCTTTGCTTTCAGGTCATTGATGTTTTCATCAAAATACTGCAAAGCCTTCTCGTAGGCAGCATCGTAGTCCTTTGTTGTCCCCTGCCGCTGTACATCAAACAGGTATTCACGGAAAGTGTCGTGCAGGGTATCTCGCATCACTTCGATGTGGTTCTTCCCTGCTCCCTCGGAGTCATCACCATAGCAGTTTATGTTACTCAATGCAACAAAGCGTTTGGCAATCTCTTCCTGCTTATCGTCCTCAAAGCGCAGATAGGTCTCACACTCGCTGCGGGTAAGAATTTTCGCGTTAAGAAGCTCCTTTAAAGCCCCTTGCAGCTTATCCTCAATACGGGCATCACGCTCGATGGTACGAGGGTTGACGGAACTTACGGTCTTGGTCGCACCGAGAGCCTCTTCTCTACTCATATTATAAGGAGCCAGCTGCAGGCAGTTGATGAACTCAGCGATTGCCTGACGGCGAACAGCCTCATCGCCGAAGCCGCCGCGAACTTGAAGGTTCGCACTATAGAGAAGGACTTTCTTCTCATTTGCGGTAAGAGGTGTGGTAATCACATTGCAGTTGCGCACCACATTCCAAGAGGAATCCCCCTGCTCTTCCAGATACTTCAGAGCGCGGAAACGACGTTCACCGGAAAGAAGTACATAGACCTCTCTCCCCTCTTCCTCGGTCGGGAAGACTACGAGGTTGTGCATCAGCCCATTGCGCTTGATATCTTCTGACAGGATTCGGATATCATCTTCCTCGTCCAGATTACGGAAAATCTCGTTATCGGGGTTCGTGCGGATATTCGAGAGAGCAATATCCTTGTTTGCATACTCGACCTTATGCTGTGCCGAGAACAGATTGTTATAGAAAGCACCAGCATCATTGCTGTTTACCTGTTTCAGGGCATTTATGTCCGGCAGCTTCGGCGTTGCCTTAGTCCCCTTCTTCTTAGTCAGAGCCATCTTATTTCACCTCCAGCTTCGCAAGACGCTCTTTGAGTTCTTTGTATGCCTGCTTATAAGCAATGGATACCGGCTGCTTAGCAGCGGAGAAGCATACTGGCTGGTGGTTGGTAACAGCCATACCGACAGAAAGGCTATGGGGAATCTCAGACTTAAACAGAGAGGAACCCAAAACCTCCTGGCATTGCGCACGAATCAGACGAGTCGCAGCAGCCTTCTTCATGACAGAAGTAAGCAGCACCCCTACCCCCTTCAGACGGCTTCCCGGCGTATTGCACAGCTCGTTGCAGAGCGCAAAGGTACGGAAAGCGGACTCCTGAGAGTTTGCTTCACACATGGTAGGAATCAAAACATAATCCGCCGCGTTGATAGCATTCGTCAAAAGCAGAGAGTCGCGGGTTGGCTGGGTATCAATGAGGATATAATCGTACTCATCGCGGACCTGGCTCAGGAAATAGTACAGAAAATCAGCAATGCTGGCAATCTGCTTAGAACTGTCCTTCTTTGCAATGATGGTAGCATCCTCAAACAGTTCCGGCATTCTCTGGTTGATACGAGGTGTCTGAGAACTGGCAGGAATCATCTGGACATTATCGCCGTATTCCGTCTCCGTGATATAGTCCTTAGTATTGGTATAACGGAAACCAGTGAACATGTCGTATAGAGCCTTGCCGTCATACATGCCACCAGCAATCTCGCCCTGACCGTCACTCAGCGCACTGGTCAGGTTGCCCTGCGGGTCGGTGTCGATACAGAGAACTCTCTTGCCGTCCTCCCCCATCAGATATGCCAGGTTGGAGGCTGTGACGGTTTTGCCCGTGCCGCCTTTCTCGATGGCGATTGTGATAATCTTTGCAGCCATTTCATTTACCTCGTTTTGCCTAAGACTTGCGTACATGTTGCTGTGATTCGCACTTATGCCGTTTCCGTTCTGAATGCAGAAGTGTCAAAAACTCCGGTCTGTGTTGCTATAAATTCGCAGAAAGCTGTTTTCATCTGTTTCTCCCCTCTTGCGACTTGCGTACATGTTGCTGTGCGCTTAAAATTCGTTGAAAAGCCATCAAGGAGAAAAGTCTGGGATAAAATGCGACAACACTCAATGTCTTAATTATAACATGCAAAGAAGTAAAGTCAACACGATTCCTGCCGATATGAAATATTTAATTTGCGACAAGAAATCTCAAAGACTTGCGTTCTTGTTGCTGTGATTTATTTTCTGCAAAAGAAATAGCCCGCCAATCGGCGGGCTATCATCATACATCATCGAACATCGCGAGGTAGTTCGTTTTAGGTGCTGTGCCGGATTCGAGTGCTGCAAGGCTTTGCTCGCCGAAAGCAATCGTTGCGGCAGAGTTCTCTACAAGGTCGTTGAAAATCACCTTACGGTAATAATGTGCGCTCTTGGTTCCCCCGTCCGCTTCCAGCATGTGTTTGTACTTCGAGCATATTCCAAAAGCCCAAGTCTTCAAACCGTTGTTGTCTTTGATAATTCGGTTCAGCGCAACAAGAGCTTCTTCTGCCTGGTCCTGATTCTTGGTATTGGTCAGGATTCGCCCGAGAATCGTAAAGACATCATTGAAGATGTTTCGTTCCTTAGCGGACAGTTTCTCTTCGTAATCCTGGTACTGTGCTTTTGCCTTTACTTCGTTTCGGGCAAGGCGGTAACTCATACCGAGCACAGAATCAGACAACGGCAGATTGTACTGTTCGAGCGTCTCATCGCTTACTACGCGGCGGGCTTTACGAGGTTTTCTGGCAACCTCGCTCTCGAAGTTCTGATGCTCTTCGTGGAAGGCTCTAACCTTCTTCATCTCTTCAGCGTTTTTATACTTGATGAAGATATAAAGATACTCGTATTTGCGAACGCCGCGTTTTCTTACAGGTACATAGTCGAACCAGAGGTCCGTCATCTCATTGATTTCGTTCTTTACGGGAGCCAGAACATTCTTCTCGAAATCAGAGAACACCTTGTATTTCTCCGCAACTGTCTTTTCACGGCTGAACTTTGGTTCGCTGCTCGTATCGTTTTTAGTCTTTTTGCGGTTCTGGCTTCTATTGATTTCATCCTTGGACGGCATTGAGAGCATTCCCTTAAACTCCTCAATGTCGAACATCTTGTACTTGTAACCAACGAGTTCGCTGCGTTTGTCCGGGAACTTGCGCAGGATTTCCTCGGTTACCGGCTCGAAAATCAAACCGTTATTATACGAGTAATCCCGGTTTCCATTATCGTAGGAAAGGATAATCTCGTAAATACGCATCGAATAGGTGCTCTGCATCATCAGAAGATATTCGATGCTATAGGAAGTATAGTTGCTGGTCAGCTGCGCAATATCCCGCCAGATATCCGGATTGAAGCGCATCTTGATGGTCTTTTCCTTGAAGTTTACAATAGAACCCTTGCTGACCCAAGAAACAGACTTGATGGCGTCCGGACCATCCGGGACCCAGAAGGTACGGTTTTCGAGGTTCTCGACCGTCTGCTGCAGATGCGGACGGTATCCGGTGCGCATCATATTAACGCCAGTCAGCTTCGAGAATTCCTGAAATGTGATGGTATAGTATTTCGATGCATCCAAATCGCTCTTTTGGTCGATTTTAGAAAGCAGCATAAAAAGAATCTTCTGCTCATTACGCGGCAAAGAATACTTCGTCTTCTGAATCAGTTCATTGCTCTTCGTGATGTAGGAGCCGAACGGCGGTTTAGTCGAATCCTGTCGCAGCAGCGCTCTGGTCTTTGCAGAAGCCTCTTCTTGGCTCATGACCTCGCCGACAACGACTTCGGTATCCTCGTTCTGTATGATATTATCATCAGTTTTCTTCATGGTATCGCTAGAGACAGCGCTTTCAGCAGCCTCGGCCTTTCTGCAAGAATATTGTCAGCATCCTACTGGTGATGTGCTATTTTGTGAAATGGTTACACTTATGACATTATAAATCATTTTACACTATATGTCAGGAAAAGTCAACTGAGATAGTTTAGACAGAGATTTTTTTCATTTGTTTTCTCGCTTAAAAATTATTAGATTATTCTCTTATAGCTTATATTTTATTTATTAAGTAGAAACGGAGGTTATTTTGCTTTACGACAGAGATTGTTTTGCACTACGGAAGAGATTCTTTTGCGTTTCAACAGAGGTTGTTTGTCAGATAAAAGGAGGTTCTTTTTCAAAAGCTTAGAAAATAATCTCTGTTTACGCGAAAGAAACCTCCGTTTGGCCGTTCAGGCAGGCAAGTGCCGTGATAGGGGAGGGTATTGTCCAGCAGGGACGCTCTCTTCCTGAGAGAATAACAGGAAAGATGCAGCAGAACAGAACTATTATGTAGTTCTATTATACGAGATGAGCACTGAAATGACAAGAAAGCGGGGGAGAGAGCGGGGATTTCAGAAAAATTGCGTTAATTATCTCTGGTAAGGTAACGCCCGAACCGATTCAGATGCCACTCTAAGGGGAAACCGTATCCGGCAGCTTAGAAAAATAATCGCGTAAAGAACCTCCGGTTTAAGGAAGCGTGCGTTCTTTCTCCGTTCTGGAATTTGTCGCGTTAAAAACCTCGGGCTAGATGATGCCATCAGGACCCGGTGCTGGCTCTGAAAAGCGATGCGTTTTGGGAGCGACAGAAATTTGTCGCGTTAATTATCTCTGGCATGGGACATGCCTGTGTATCAGGCGTTCTCAGAAATTATCGCGCTAATAATCTCGTGGTCTACGTTGAGAACAGACAGCATCAGCCAGACAGAACCAGAAGGTATGGCGTGTAAACAATCTCCGTTTGAGGACAGCGGGGGAGTGGTATCAACGACAGTTGATGATGGTTTGACCTAAGTGAATGAGCCAGTGATAGACCGGTTTGATGCACGCTTAAAAATAATCGCAATAGCAATACAAGAAATCTCTGTTTACAGTGATGGCATGTACAAAACATGTTCAGTCTGTAGAAATTGTGCTTCAAATAACAATGTGTATAAGAAAATTTGCGTTATTTGTGATGTAGAAACCTCTTGAAGCTTAATTTGTGAAACCGATTTGTATAATTGGAAAGAGATATAACTATCTGTATATGTGATTCACATAAAAATAAGAACATGAAAAGAGGTAAAAAGAGTTTTTTATCGAGAAAAATTCATATTGCACACACTTGATAAAAAGAACGGTAATGCGTTTATTATAAAACGAGATTAGCGCAGCAACGCTGCTTATTGCGGAGAAGAATAACGCGATTTTTTCGAGTATTACAAGAAGTATTTGCAGAAATGTGCTGAGTATTCCAACAAACTCATTGAAAAGCCTTTGGCTTTCAGGCAAAGGTGCAAGAAAACAGGTGAAATTACTGTCCGGTCTGTATATTTTAATACATACTATACAATATGGATTGATATTTGATAATAATTGTCGCGTTAATTATCTCTGTTTATCCATGTAAGGCAGTAGCAGGATAGATGTCGTTACTTGTAACCGGTGTTTGCGCATTTTGGGAGAATCAGGGAGTAAGCCAGCGACTTGAGAGTTCCTGAAAATTATCGCGTTAATAATCTCTGCTATCTGGATGCCAAAGGGGAGTCCTGTAAAGATGAGGAACTTCAAAAATCGCGAAAAGAAACTCCCTTTATGGAATCTATGAGGATAGCTGCCGGAAAACAGCAGGGAAGGGACTAGGCAAAAAGTCGCGTTAAACACCTCGGGTTAGTGCAGCCGTAGCAAACCATTCTGCAAATTTGTCGCGTTAAAAACCTCGGGTATCGGTTAGGTGCGATGTCTTCTTGCAGCGGAGAAGGGGACTGGATGGTAAAATTATCGCGTTAATAATCTCAGGGTAGTGTGCTTGTAATCGTCCAGAACGGAAAACTGGATAGGGCAGGCATCAGAATTGTCGCGTTAAGTATCTCCGTTTACAGGAAAAGCATCTCAAAAATAATCGCGTTAATTATCTCTGGTTGAGTGCGTGGGCGATGGCGAGTTGTATCATTGAGTTCTAAACAGAATAGCAACAATGACTATAGCAACAGTGTATATAAATAAAATGTGAAACAGCAACATGTACCGAAGTCTTGTCGAAAAGTGAAACTATTGTCGCGAGGTAAGCCAAAATATGTACAAACTAAGAACAAACGGCAATCATGGTTGTACTGAATACACATTCATGGTAAAATATAAGATGAAAAGAAAATGTAGTCGAAATGGTAATTTGAGATGCAGCTGACAGAGAAGTGGCTGAAAGAGACGCTGGAAAGGAACCCTCAGTTGAAAGTCAATGTACAGGGCGGACGAAACAGCGAGCTCGAACAGCCGAAAGAAGTAGAGAAAACGAAAACAAAATACGGAAACCATCGGGTGTATCTGTACGAGGATGAATATGTCTCGGGAGACAAGTACATCTCAGGGCACGGCAAGCTGGTAGCAGTATTTGATTCCACGAAAGAGTATTGCCGATGGCTAGATTTACAGCTGATGGAAAAAGCCGGGACAATCTCGAATCTTGAACGCCAGAAAGAACTCGTCATCCAAGACGCATTCGTGTACGAAAAGAAGCGCGTACAGCGAATCGTGTACAAGGCTGACTTCTGTTATCTGGATGCGCAGGGTAAAACGATAGTCGAAGATGTGAAAGGCTTCGATTCAAAGTCCGGCAAGTACATGCAGACCGAGGCGTTTCGGTTGAAGTGGAAACTCCTGAAAGCAAAGTATCCAGAATACCATTTCGTGTTAGTGTAGAGTGAGAGTCATGGTCCAGATTTTTGAAAATCAGAATACGCAGGATGTTCTTCCGTTCAAGGGAAAAATCACAACGGTCATGTACTATGAGCCGGAGACAGGATTTGCTATCTTTAAAATCCGTCAAGAAGGGGAGACTAAAAGCAGCACTGCGAAAGGGTATGTGCCGAATCCGGTTGCGGGTGCGAAAATCTACTATAACGGGACTTGGAAAGAAGACCAGAAATTCGGTGGGTATTACATCGCCATCAGCAATTCGAAAATCGACTATGCGGGCGGCGGTAAAGACGCTATCATAGAGCTTCTGTCCAGCGACTTTGTACCGGGTGTGGGACCTACGGTTGCAAAGAAAATCGTTGACCATTTCGGAAAAGATGCACTGCGGGTGATTGAGCGGGAACCGGAACGGCTGAAAGAAATCTCCGGTATCGGTGTTAAGAGTGCAGACAGGATTCACGAAGGGTATATGCACATCGCAAACGACCAGGAACTGATTGCGCTCCTGCTGCCGTATCTCTCAATACAGAAAATAAACTCCGTTATCAAGAAATTCGGCACCGGGAAGATGGCTCTTGAAGAAATCAAGGAAAATCCGTATGTCCTGTACCAGAAATTCTCAGGTATCGGATTTGCTACGGCAGATAAAGTCGCGCTGGGCGGTTGTCAGATTGCGCGTGACGATATCCGGCGCGTGACGGCGATTCTCCTCTATGCTCTTGAAACGCAAGCACAGATGGCAGGCAATACCTTTATCTGGGTAGATGACATGTACCGTGTCGTCAAAGAAACGATGCGGAATGTCCTGCACGAAGTTGCGTTTCCTGACGAAGTGATACGGAAAGCAGCCACGATAGCAAGAAAAGACGGTCTGGTCGTTGTACAGGGGTCTAAGCCTACGGATGGCAGAAAACCGATGTTCTGCATGTACCTGTACAAATACTGGTTTTATGAGTGCGACATCGCGTATCTCTGTACTATGATTCACACGAGTTCGAATTCTACCTACGGTCTGGTGGACAGTCAGGATGTGGACGCTGCCATCGAAATCATCGAAGCGGAAGACGGTTTCTCGCTGGACGACACGCAGAAAAACGCGGTTCGGACAGTGTTTGGCTCTGATATCAAGAATGTGACCGTGATTACCGGTGGTCCCGGCAGCGGTAAGACGACCATCATCAAGACCATTATCAAGACCTGGCAGATTGCGAGAGGGCTGAGATACAACGAGGAAAGCATTTTGCTCTGTGCGCCTACGGGTCGTGCTTCTGCAAGAATGAGAGAAGCTACGGAGCATCCCGCATCCACGATTCAGTCGGCATATTATTCCATGCATGGGGACTGTGAAGCAAGCATCATTGTGGTGGATGAGTTCTCGATGTGCAATCTGGAAACGGCGCACATGGTATTTGAACTCGCTTCACACGGCTGCAAACTCGTTATTGTAGGTGACCCGGACCAGCTTCCTGCCATTGGTGCCGGTAATGTGCTGCGTGACCTTATCCAGAGCGGGGTCGTTAATATATGTAAGCTATCTTCCTGCCACCGCAATGTGGGGTCTATTGTAGAGAACGCTATTCATATCAATACCGGTGAAACGACAGAGACCTTCAAGCAGGATGAACAGTTTGCGTTGATTCCCGCAAAAGATAAAGAGATGCGGAACATTGCATTGAGCAACTATTTCGCGTATGTAGAGAAGTACGGCGAACAGGTCACGGAAAAGAACGCCGATACCGCAGAGGTATATGAGGAAGGTATCAAGCAGGTATGTCTTCTGACTCCTACGAAGAAAAAAGGATGCGGGTCACTTTCGGCAACTGATATGAACCTTCTGATTCGTGATGAACTCAATCCCGCCACCGATGCGAACAGCTGGTTTTTCTCCAATTTCAAGAAGAAGGCTAAACCTGAACAGGGATTCGAGTACCGGCTCGGCGACCGCGTGATGCTCTGCAAGAACCACAAGAACAGCTTCGTCAACGGTGATATGGGTTTCATCGTTGATTATCAGGAAAAGGCACTTGACCCGAATACAAGTGGTACAATTCATCACGCTTATACAATTCGTTTTGATAACCCGTGCGATGTAGAAGGGCGCGTCTACACGATGCTGGTAAGCAGAAAGACTTTACAGTCGGAGTTCTCGCTCGCATACGCTATGACCGTTCATAAATCGCAGGGCTCTGAGTTTAAGGCGGTTGTGATTGGCTTTGAAAAAAGCTGGGCACGACTGCTGCAGAGAAACCTTTTATATACGGCTGTCACGAGAGCTAAGAAGGAATGCAGGATTATCGGTGAGATGAAGACAGTCGATGAGGCTATTCTCACGAACGACATCGAGTACCGCAATACTCTGCTGGAAAGCAGACTCACGCATTTCGACAGAGAACGGTATGAGACCATTCATAGACGGAATGTAGAGGACGATGACTCTGATTGGAGGGACGATGATGACTGAGACTATGCAGTTGACAGATATCGGAATTACGCCGCGTAAAGCATCTCAGTTTGCTGCGAAAGGTATCTGTACTGTACGGGACCTGCTCATGTTCTATCCTACCAAATACCTCGATTTCAGAAACCCTATCAGCCTCGCGGACGGAAAGCAGTATGCGGGACAACATGTGGCGGTCAGGGGACAGGTAGTTAGTACCAGAGTTATCAACGGAAAGCACTTCATGCTCCGTCTCTCGGATGGCAATAATTTTTGCTCGGTGTTCTGGTTCAATCAGTCGTATCGTGCCAGACAGTTTAGTGTCGGGCAGATGCTGGCGGTAGGCGGTATCGCAAGCTGGAGCGAAGAGTACAAGAGCCTGACGATATCGGCACCAGATTTCGTGTCGTGCGATTTACAGACAGCGTTCTGCATCAAGCCGATATACCGGAAAATCAAGGGCATGTCGGACGAATATCTTCTGGATGCGATTGCACTGGCATTACCCTATATCCGTAAATGTGTCTCGGACCCTCTTACTGAGGAGCAGAGAAACGCACTGAGAGTTCCGGAACTTGCCCGTTGTGTGCGGATGGCACATGCGCCGCAGGACGAAACCGATATCATGCTTTCAAGACGCCGCCGAGCCGTGGATGTATTGTATCCGTTCTGCTACGGTCTGGAAGTAAAGAAGGCAGAAGCTGCAAAAGTATCTCCGTTTAGAATCAAAGACGCAGCGGCTGTCGTCAAGAAAGCCCAGAACGAATTGCCGTTTGCGCTGACGGAAGACCAGAATAAGGCAGTACGCCATGTTCTGGAAGAGATGCAACTGGGAAACCGTGTGGATGCTCTCGTTCAGGGTGATGTCGGTTGCGGCAAAACTGTCGTAGCGCAAATCGCAGCACTCGGTATGGCTATGAACGGATATCAGTGTGCGGTAATGTGTCCGACGCTTGTACTAGCCGGACAGCACTATGATGATTTTACGAATTTCCTCGCAAAGTTCGGGTACACTGCCGTGTTCCTGCACGGCGGCATGAAAGTCCGGGAAGAGAAGGCAGCACTTGCGAAAATAGCTTCGGGTGAGGCGAATGTTGTGGTCGGTACACATTCTATCTTTTCCGATAAGGTCAAGTTCAAAAAACTGGGTCTTACGATTGTGGACGAGGAGCACCGATTCGGCGTAGAGCAGCGTGAGGGTCTCAAACAGAAGGCAAAGGAAGGCGTTCATAATATCAGTATGAGCGCTACACCTATCCCGCGAACACTGGCAACTACGCTGTACGGGGAAGGCACTGAAATCGTCAACATCCATACGATGCCTGCCGGGCGCAAACCCGTCAAGACTATTGTCTGGTCGAACGAGAATACCTGCATGGAATCCGTATATAAGCAAATCAAGCAGGGACATCAGTGCTATGTTATCTGCCCACTAATTGAGGATTCCGATGCCGAAACTTTGGCTGGCGTGGAATCGGTCGAGACGACCGCACAGAATCTTAAAGCTTGGTTTGCAAAGTATCCCGGCGTTCGCATCGAGGCTATCTCCGGGGACATGAAAGCTAAGGATGTGCAGACTGGCATCGATAAGTTTGCAGCAGGCAGCGCCGATATCCTAATTTCTACAACGATTGTAGAGGTCGGCGTCAATGTTCCGAACTCGACCGTAATCGTCATCAAAAACGCCGAGCGGTTCGGATTGGCACAGCTGCATCAGCTTCGCGGTCGTGTCGGGCGCAGCAGCTTTCAGAGTTATTGCGTACTCCTTTCTCAGGACAAGGAAAACGAACGCCTTCAAACGATGGCAGCGACAACGGACGGCTTCAAGATTGCAGAGAAAGACCTTGAACTGCGCGGCACCGGACAGATTCTCGGCGTGAAACAGAGCGGCAAAGATATGTACATGGAAACGATGCTGAAATATCCGAAGCTGTATAAGGAAATCCGGACTCAGGCTTCCAAGGATGTTTTGCTCGCTGCGAAAAAATCTTGACCGCGCTTGCGAACGGCAGATAATAAGGATAGGACTTACCATAAATTTGGCATTACCGGTTGGTGATGCCAAGTTTTTCAGGTAAAGTCATGGTTGTATTAAATACACGTTATTTATCGGAGGAAGAATATGCAATTATTTAATACGAAGAAACCGGCAGCTGATACCGCTGCGCTGGATGCCGCAGAGGAACACAAGCAGAGTATCGGCGACCAAGTGATGGAAGCATTGGGTGTCGGTGATGGTGCCGAGGAGCGGATGCATCCTGAGGAAGACACCGAAATCATGATGCCGAAGAAAAACCAGAGTCAGTTGGCGGCTGAGGAGATGATGAAGCAGCATGAGAGCATCTGTGTGTTTTCCCCGGATGCCGTCATCAATGGTGGTATCGAAGTGAAGGACGCCGTCATGGTGGCGGGGCGCGTGATGGGTGATATCGTGGCAGCTATCGTCACCTGTGTCGGAGAGCAGTGCTACGTTGAAGGCAATGTGAAATGCGCCGAGTTGCAGATGCACGGCGGCAAAATCAAGGGAAACATTGAGGCAGATACGAAGGCTGTCGTCAATGGTGCCATCGAAGGCAATATCACCTGTAAGGAAGATGTGTTCGGGGAACATGCAGCGGTCATCGGTGAGTATATCCGGTGCGGGGTCCTGACGGTCGAGCCGGGTGCCAGAATCGCTGCAAAAATCGAGATGACAAAGCCCGGCGACAAGGAAGAGCGTGAGGCAGAAAAGCCTCTGGTTCACTACGATGTCCCGGGCACGGATGCCGTTAAGCCGGGTGACAAGAATTACCCGAAAATCGAGAAACACATGGATAAGCCCAAGAACGACGATAACAAAGCAAAGCACTAAGCGGCTCTCCAACAAGAGGTAATAACATTGAATAAGCTGAAAGCTATCTGGAAAATTGAAGAACTGCGAGGAAAAATCCTCGTAACGCTTCTTCTGCTCCTGGCGTTCCGGCTCGGCTGCTGCCTTCCGGTTCCGTTCGTGTCGAATACCGCTCTGGATGCGATGTTCTCGAACAACAGCATCTTCGGGTACATGAACATGCTCTCCGGCGGTGCGCTTTCGAGAAGTGCGTTCTTTGCGCTCGGCGTGAGCCCGTATATCAACGCATCCATCATCACGCAGCTGTTGTGTGTGGCGCTTCCCAGCTGGGAAGCCTTGCAGAAGGAAACGACCGGCAAGGATAAACTGGATGAATACACAAAGCGAATCGCTCTTGCGATGGCAGTTGTGATGAGTGTCGGGTACTATTTCGTTCTCCGCAATTACGGTGCCTTGAAGTACACGGCTGGTAAGAGCGGTATCTTTGCAGCCATTGTCATCATCGCAACCTTCCTCGCCGGGTCTCAGATTTCCGTCTGGCTAGGCGGACGAATCGATGAATACGGTATCGGAAACGGTGTTTCACTTCTGATTTTTGCCGGTATCGTATCACGGTGGAGCGATATCAATTCTATCGTTACGAATGTCATCGGCAAGGTCAAGGCGGGAGAATGGCTCTATTCTCTCATTGGGATTCTGACAGCAGTCGCAATGCTCGCGGCAGTGTGGTTCGTGACCTACAGTGATGGTGCAGAGCGCAGAGTGCCGGTCCAGTACGCAGCCAGAACGCAGCGGGTACGTCCGGCAGCATCCTATATTCCCATCAAGCTGCTGATGAGCGGCGTTATGCCTATCATCTTCGCTGGCGTTATCATGAGCCTTCCCGCAACGCTGGACATGTTCATTGACGCCACGAAGCATCAGAGACTGCACGCGGTATTGTCGGTGTTCACGACCGAGAGTTGGCTGTATTGCCTTCTGTATGTATTGCTGATTGCAGCGTTCAACTTCTTCTATATCGAGATTCAGTTTGATGCCGTATCGATGGCGGGAAGCCTTCGCAAGCAGGGTGGCACAATTCCCGGTATTCGTCCGGGAACGCCTACTACGGATATGCTCAATAAGGCGCTTCATCGTATGGCACTTACCGGTTCTTTCTATCTGGCAGCGATTGCTTTGACGCCTATGGTGTTCAGTGCCATGAGCGGGGTGCGGATTTCTTTCGGCGGAACCAGTCTTATGATTCTGACAGGTGTGGCTCTCGAAGTTGTGAGAAGCATCGAGGGATACATGACGGTTCGGCACCATAAGGGATTCTTGGAATAAGGAGAACGGCATGAGCATTATCGAGTTTATTATCGGCCTTTTGATTCTGGTAGCGAGTCTCTTGGCAAGTACATTCTGCTACTTTGTGAAGAACGAAAAGAGTGGTGTGAATGCGGCGATTGGCGGTGCGAGTGATTTCATGGCTACGCGCCGGAATAAAGATAACGGAAAACTGAATAAGGTCGTGGCAGTATCGGCATCGGTTATTGCGGTGCTGATTCTCGCCTTGACCGTATACGGCGCTCGCTTCTAAAGGGGGACAGTGATGGAAAAAGCTAAAGAGAAAATCAAGGTTCGGGACATTCCTGCAAAGGTCTTGAATCTGATTCATCCGTCGAACGTGACCTGGCTGAGTGGTGCCGAGACTACGAAACGGACCGGCGTGATTCTGGCTGTGGTTGCGGCAACCTCTCTGTTCATGGTAGCGGCTGATACACTGTTCGGTGCGCTGCTGAAACTGATTGTATGAGGTCAATAACCCACGACTGAAGTCGCGGGCTTGTGGAAACACGAGTCTGTGATTTCAGTTGTGCCCGAAAGGGTGTGTTGACTACCCTATGCGCATTAAGTTGCGCCCCGTTATAAGCGAATAGATAGTTACCGTGTAGCGTCAATCCTAACTGCCCGCTCTAAAGCAACACATCAAAGAAATCTGAGGTAAAGACAACAGGTGTGGCTGCATTAAACCGCTTATGACATTGGGGAAGGATTCCAACTCCTCTTCGGAGGAGAGGACAGCTTATCATTAGTTGTCACACAAATAGAAAGGAGCATGGTGTCATGCAATATGTGTATGTGCTTAATAAACACGGCGAGCCTTTGATGCCGTGTTCCCCACGCAAGGCTCGCTTATTGTTAAAGCAGAAAAAAGCATGCGTTATAAAACGCACGCCGTTTACAATCAAACTCCTGTATAGAAGTACGGGATACAAACAGCCTGTTACTTTGGGCGTAGATGCAGGCAGCAAGCATATCGGCATATCTGCTACTACTGAAAAGCATGAACTCTATCGTGAAGAAGCAACTCCACGCAACGATGTCGTTGATTTACTTTCTGCACGCCGTGCTTTCAGACGCAGCAGACGAAACCGTAAAACCCGCTATCGTGCGCCACGCTTCGACAACAGAGTGCATAGCAAGCATAAGGGATGGTTAGCTCCATCGGTAGAAGTTAAGATTCAGGAACACATTACGCTTATCGAACACGTGTGCCGTATCTTGCCTGTTACGCTCGTCAGAGTGGAAACAGCAGAGTTTGATACACAGCGTTTGAAAGCAATGCTGGAAGGTAAACCTCTACCGGTAGGTACAGACTATCAACTTGGTGAAATGTATGACGAATATAATGTACGTCAATATGTACTAAAACGTGACAAT